CTAAGCTCTCCTACGATCGAAACGGTCACATGGGGGAACTAGATAGGGGACTGCCCCGGGCTCTGCAGCGACATCATGGAGAGCAGCGAGGAGGGCTTAAACGGCGATCTGGCCGCCGTGMCCAGTCTGCTCAGTGCGAGGGCGGGAGGGCGGACTGACGGGCGCGGGTTCAGAGGCGTCCCCCGGGGCCTTCAGGAGGCCCCGGACGCTCTGGTTCTGGAAGAGGAGGTTGGTCGCCCGGTCGGCTCGGGACCGTAGCTGTGATGGTGTACGAGACATCCCGGGGCMNATCTGGGATGCGAACCTAAGCCTCTCTTGATCGTGGTCTCGGTTTTCGCCTGTGCGCAACCGTCCGCCGCACCCATCTCTTTCCCCCCCTCCCGGCGCGCCCCTGAGCCGCGCATGACGATGGGAGAAGAATGGGGGGGGGGGAAAGAAAAAGGGGACGGGCCCGGACGGGACACGGGGGGGCATAAAGAGGGCAGTTTTCGGCTCGGGCACATTAGTGATTGGGAGGTTGAAGATTTGAATTATGGGGAGGATCTATATAAAAGATCTGGTGAGTGTTAAGGGGCTTATGTAGGACTGAAGGCTAGCTTTACGCTCAGCACGGCCCACCGGATCTTTTCTCATCATACCTGCGGCCCCTATTGCCTGCAACAAGTTACCCCAGCCCTCGTCCTACAGAATGTCTCAGATAAACGATCAAGGGTACGCAATAATAGATTTGCGTTCGCCTGGATCCGTTCACCCTATTATTTCCCCCCACCGGCCACATGCCATGGTCCATTTGGGACTCCAACGCGCACGATCAAGTAAAGATAAAAGGGGTGCTTCTAACCGATCCTCAGTAAGTTATAAGGCTGTATCTGACGGCTTCCGCAGTGATGTAGAATCGCAAGGGTCTCCGCGGAAACATATCGCGGCCAGCAAAAAGAAACTGGGCCCATCTCCCCAGCCCATACCGTGGACACCCACACCGCTTCCTATGTACCCGACAACCAGCCCTGGTCTCTTCCCACCACGAACATCCAACCACCCCACCAACTTCTCACCCCCCCAATATTTCCTTCAATCCTCGAACACTCTCCAAGTGCCACCCCCGCCCATTGGGCCCGCTTCACAGAATTCCAGGGGGAGTATTTCATCAATCATCTTATCCCCAAGCAGAGCTGCTGTAAGTCCTCGACCGCCCGGACAGCCCCGAACCCGCCGTGAGATTAGGATTAAAGCACGCAACTACATGTTTCTCGGGACCTTTGTGATCGTGATCTTGCTGTTAGTATTGCTGTATTATTTAGATCGACATTGGTTCTGACACTAAATAAAATAAGACGGTGTGTAAACGAATTTTCAAGTGTAGTTTAAATTTCTATTTTAATACATCGACCCATGCCTCTAAACTTGAGTTTCTTTCGGGCATTGGCCAGTACGTGGGGTTGGTTTGGGGCCAAGAGACCGTAGATGATGAAGGGCTGCTGTGGCCCCAAGCCAACAGTCTTTTGAAAAAGACCGGGGACAGTGGCAATGGTATAGGAGTCCATGCACAATGTAATCTGGACAGTCGTCGTAATCGATCTCGGGCTGGCCGACAATCAATCCAACACTAAATGGTCGTGGGCAAAGCTGCACATCCGACGGCGGCAGTTGAGCTTGGACATCCTGAAGTCTGGACGGTTGATTAGCTACATCGGCTACTATCCTCAGTTCATCGTCCCCTAGCTGGGTCTGGCGTCGGCGGTCCTCCAGTAATACAAAGAGAAAACAATGGCTGGACCCTTCAACGCCGCACTTTAATTCGACTGTATAAGTTCGAACTTCAAAACCCGCGGGGTCAATGTAGGATGTGGTGCTGTCGCCATCACTATGGAACTCGTAGGGTAGGCATAAAGGAGCAGCGACATAACCAACAGTCGGAACGCGTTGCTTTTGGGCCATACTGAACTCTTGCTGGGTGTTGATGAACTACCAGACACCTCTGATGGGGCCTGCTGACCTGCCCCGGTTTTATGTGGGTTTGATGGCCCGCCCACAAACAACACGACCAAAATATTGGCGTTATCGTGATTTATTGTGTTAAACATATACTATTTAGTATAACGAGTTACAATAAAAGTATTTCCCGTGTACATAATTAGGAGATACTAGTTGGCTGGCCACAAGTTCGCAGATGCGACTAACGCACTCGTTACGATGTGTGGCCAATATTTCAAGAACACCCGTTAGGCATGATCCCGGAATATAATAGTCCATTTGGTTATCGCCATCCACCCCAAGCACCCCATAGTCTAACAGACCGTCTGAGTCTCGAACTCGAGACGACAACCTTGCGAGTAAGATAAAGGTTAGTGAGACGATCTCTTGAACATCCGAGAGTTGGGCCCGGTTACATAGTTCGTCCAACGGTTTAGTCTTGCGGGCTCGCAAATAGCATGGAAGGAAGGGCCTTAGCTGAAGTAGCAGGTTTTCCAGGATTGCGCCGGAGGTGCTAATTATGGGGTCTTCGGACCGAAGTGGTAGATTGTGTGCAATGCACATTTTACACCAAGTAAAAAGTTCGTCTGCTGATGCAAGGGCGGCGATGAGAGACTCTCGCCGCAAGACAATCTCCCGTAAAATCTTCGCAGTGCTGGCGGTTCGAGGGTTTGTCTGGAAGGTTTTATACAAAACCGGACCGTGGCGGAGAACATCATCCCAAGGCGCACAGTGAGTTTTAGGGCCATATGCGTCGATCGGGGTATGGGGTGTTCCCACCAACCAGGGATTATTTTGAAGACTGGGTTGCCCTGTGGCCATCACGGATAACACCGGCGCCCATGGATTTGAATCTGCGGGGAACATCATTCCCCCAAATGGCCGGAACATAACCTCTGAGCTTTTTACATAACTCTCCTGAATGTTCTCCACCGAAGCCCGATTTTTGATGGACCGAAGTGCGGTGATCACATCTGGGCTGATTTTGTCTTGGAGAGGATATGAAGATGGTTTAGTGTCTTTTAAACGTCGCGTCGTAGTTTTGCCCCGTAGTGTCGTGAGCGAATGTGGAGCTAAACATCGGCGAGGATGCCTAGAGGTGTCTGGCCGAGAATCCCATCGATTGTGTCTGGTGCGGCCATCGTTCCAAGTTTTTGGTTCCGATCTGCGGGCACGGTCCCGAGTATAGCGGTGGTATAGTTTCGCTGGTCGGCGATCGGAGGTATGAGTCTTAGCCTGAGCTACATGAGGATTATTGGCCCGCCGTATGTATGGCCCAGCTCTAGACACCCGAGATCTAACTGACGCACGGGAAACATTGCGGTCATGCGGTGCTCGAGGGCCAAGCCTAGACCAGACGTCCGACGTTGGTCTGTCCGATCCCAAGGCCAACAGCGGTCGGTCTGCATCACAACCCACAAAGTCCGTGGGTCTCGAGGTTTCAACCACGCTTCGAGCTGGGGAAGAAACGACCTCGGTCGCAAGCTCAACCTCAGGTCCCTCCAACTCCTCATCAGATGACGAGCACTCATCATGGCTGTCTGAGTCGGTATACTGGATGTCCATTTCATGTGCATCCTCCAGGTCGCTGTCTACCAGATCCAACCCTAAATCCACAAGGGTTGCGCTGCGGGAACTCATGGTTAACAGGATCACGTAGATATTGCCTGGGTGTCCTGGACTTGAGCTACTCGCTTTCAAGAACAGCTAATGGTGCGCTTCTTGAATGATGTTGAGGGTGGTGTTGAAGCGGTGTGGTTGCCAGGATCTTATACTCCACTAGCAGGTGCGAATCTACATAACTCCTCCCCTCTTCAACGACGAATCACCTATGATTCGTTGGGTATATGAAAGGGTGTGGGGCTAAAAATATGGTTTACATATGACCTATGTCGGCCCGCCTTTGTTGCAGACATTCCGGTGAACAAACAACACAAACGCGCAGGGTCTGTGAGAAAGAAGTTTATTGGTACGGACTAGTAAATGATTAGCATATTTGGATAATTAGGAGGCTGTGATTGGATCCAGAAGATGTTGTTGTATTGTCTGTTCGTATTTCAGGGCCGTAATTACAGCCACAACTATAATAAAAATATAAAGAAGACGCATAGCAATGACCGATAGGAAGATAGAACAACACTGTCCACAAATTCCCCCCGCCAGAACTCCTGTGGATGCTTGCTGCCCAGTTGGAGTGGGTGGGCGTGGTCCAGACGGTGTTCTGAGCGAGATATAGAGCTCGAATATGGTGATGCTTCCGACAAAAAGCCATATAGCGATGGTTAGGATCATGGGGTATGTAATAGTGCAGTTCCCCAACGTGATGATGGCAGTGGCGATGATAAAACCATGAGCAGTAAGTTTGCAGAGAAGTTCACAACCGATGGCTATTCCCACGGCCGGATGGCAGTAAAGAAAGGTGATAGGATCATGCTCAAAGACTCGGACCTGTCTTTGTCGACTAACCGACAATTCCCCCAATAACCGCGCCATCCTATTGTATGGAAGTTTTAGGACAATGGTCGCCATCAGATCGCTTGCATAGTTGAGTAGATAGGGGGTGGTTGGAACCATCTTATATGCCGGTATAACGATCCCAAACATCCGCCTCCGCCGATGTAGCACTATAAAGGCTAAATAGGCAACCCATGCGGCGGTAATTAGCCGCATCTCCGTGGTCCATAAAGATTGCAGACAGTTGACGATTTTACGGACTCTAACAATGCGATGGTTTGTTGTTGGGGGTGGGCGTTGGATAGACAGGGTGGTCTCAAATATTAAATCTGTATAACATGCGCGTACCGTGTCGGTGACCTGAGGGCGTGGGGAGGGCCCCCCCAGCATGATAATGGAGGAATTGGCAGACATCCATATCAGCTCTGTTTGATTGTGACCAGCTGGGGTGACTGCATATATGCAGTGAGCGCGGGGGTTTGGGTTAAACACGATAAACCCGATGAGAGTTAGGCCATATAGGGTTATAAGCCCCAGTATAACCCCAGAGTAGATGGAGGTACTCAAGAACATGGTGCTGATATGTTAATGGTAAATAACGTGTGTAAGCGGTTGTTATCGCACTTCGTAGCGAAACACTGTTGGCATAACGAGACACACAACGTATTGTTTTGGCCCACACTTAACGCCAAAAAGGTCCGGGCGGTGGTTCTGCTGCTCCGCTTATGTTTAAACCGCAGACACGATAATGTCTGAGGGTAAGTCCCGCGAGATGGGACGAGTTGCAAAAGAGCTCGATCGTCCTTAATAGTGGCCTGTTGCACAGAAATGGACCGATATTCGTGTGTATATTCAGGAAAGTGTGCTTCTAAACATTCAACCACACGCTCCAACAGCTCAGATGCAAACGCCTCTATGTTGCCAATCGCGTCAACTTGCACATCATATTTGACCAGAACCTCCGCCAAGGTCTCCCGTCTTCCAAAATGTTTGAGTGCGTTATGAGAGGCTTTGCGTTCAAAAAAACTGATATAGTCCCCTCCTAAGCTGTGTATAACCCGTATAACAGTTTCTGAGATTCCATCCAGTTGGCGGGGTGCGTGAAAATGAAAATTTTGGGGATTATAATGGCCTTGGATAAAGCCCACAGGGTCTGGTTCAGATGGCGGAAATATAAAAACCGGAAGAAGCCGCCCACACACACCTCCAGCGTCGGTTATCTTAGAAAAATAGGGAAGACGGAGGCTGTGGCCCTGAGTATAGACCCCTGTATCAATTAATAAAAAATTTTTAACATAGCTACCCACCATTTCCATGAAATCTCGGTCCAACAAAACGGCTTGTTGAATCACGCGAGCAACCCCCCGCATAGTCTGTGATCCCGCAATTACATAGGGCGCGGGGACCGGCAAACATACCCGCAGGCCGATTTTTTGTTTGCATGTGCATTTCGGGAAGTCGATCTGCACTGCCGCGTGGGCCGTATCCATCCCTTGCGTTGCGGGATCTGTGTGTAACAGATCAAAATACTCAACGTCCTCATCGTCAATAGCACCATAACTTATGTCCATATCAACGGGGACGGACGAGTTGTAGTGGTTTAGGCAATCATTGTAATCATCTACTATGTAGTTGTTGGCTCCTGACAGAGGAGGACAGGTGCTTTTAAAAAAGTAACAGGGAAAGGTGTCAATGTGAACCTTGGCGTGGGGGAACAGGAGTTGAATAGCAGTTATGGCGCTTCGTCGGAAAAAGTGCAGGGCAGAATAGAGCGTTTCAAATGGGATGGGCTCTTTGAGGGCAATGTCGAGATCTAAAATAATGTTGGTGACGGCCAACGAGCTATTAAATATTTCGTTCCGGTTGACATACGACTGGTTGTAGGGGGTTGACATCAATGGTCGGTAGGTCATGGTGTGTTTGGTCTGGACCGCCTGGGTTAATATAAGTCCGAGCTCATGTGGATTTGTTGTTGTCTTTAACGCTCGGGTCAGCTCAAGCGGCGATACCCGGACGCCACCGGTAATTTGGGCCCAATTGTCTTGGGTCAAGATCGCAAAAGCCTGGCCTCTTGGTAGCATAGTTATACGATACGTTGGAGTGGGGGTACATATTGTACTATCCTCCACAAGGGCAGAGATTGCGGGGGGGGTGTTGTGTTGGCGTTCGGCCACAGCCAGCTGGAGAAGGCGCTTGACTATTCCCCCACCGGTTAAGTGTCCGCTATTATCGCCGTCCTTTGCGGTCTGTTTAGTAGGGACCGGCCAACCCCGAAACCCCAAAACAACTTCGGTTTCGTTTAGGCGTTGAACCATCTGGGTTGCGGTTGCGACCCAGCCAATGGGATGGGAGTTGTTCTCACCAAATGTATTGGGGGCATATGTGCGTGCCCGTAGATAGGTTTTTGCGGTTTGGTTGCATAAAACTGTTTCCCTGGGGGTGACGTTCTGCTGGACATATTCGTTGATGTTTAGGTGGGCCCGTACGTGAGTAAAAAACTGGTCAATGACCTCCCCTCCCAGAGACGAAACCTGATGGGATGTGGCAGTGGGGTTTGGTGTGGTAGTAGTTACAGCCTTTAGATGGCGGGCAAGCCTCATGGGGTTAAAACACTCAAAATAGGCCAGATAGATGTAGGTGATAAAATCCCGATCAGAGATACGGAGGCTGCTGCGGTCGTGTGTAATAAAGTTTTTTAATGCACCAGTTTCCTTCACATCAACGGCTATCCGATAGTCAACGTAAAAGGGAAACCCGGCGGCCGTCGGCCCTCTACTGTACAGACTGGTGGCGCAAAATTTAGTGAGTTCCGCAAACGAGGTTAAGGAAGCAGCACTGATCGTATCAGGTCGTGTTGGATGGGGCACTGCATATGTAGAACAGATATCCTTAATGGATTGTAGATCGTACGTGGCTCCCGCCCCACCCAATCGGCGGGCTTGTAGCAAGTAGTAGCGTGTTGTGAGGACCAAGCTTTTCTCGTCAGGACCGAACTTGCTGAGAAACCAAAAGGGGCTTTGGGCGCTGCCGTAATAGGCCCGACGGTAGGCAGCTAGGACTCGAGACTCATGATGGATAAATAGCGTAGATAATCCTCGTTGGCCTATAGACATGTGTCCAACGATGGATCGTAAGGCCTCCTGGGGTTTGTTCCAAACCCCAGGAGTGGCCCCTCCTGGGGCCGCGGTCTTTGCGATGGCCATATTTAAGGCCAAGATCATGGGGTTTTGTATCTTAAAGGTGGCCTCGTTGTCTAGTGTTTGCAGGATGTGGTGTGGCGATATAGGTGACCCGTAGGCGAGGGCATGCTGTAGAATAGTAATAGTATCGGGCTCGGTGAAGTTACAAACGAACATCGGGCGGACGCGTCCACGGATACGCGACTGCGCTTCGATTCCTTGGGTTGATCCCAGTAAAAAAAATGTTACCCGAAACGAATCTCCCAACAGACCTCCTGTTGGATGGTAGACGGTCAGATCTCTTGCAAACATTTCCTGCGCGGTTAAACAACTTCCGGGTACGTGGGTTGGGCTCTGAATCCACGCATCGTAACTAAGTATATAGAGGGGCTCCACACTTAGTGTGCAGTTAGTAAGTAACGCCAGGGAAGAGGTAATAACACAACCATCAGTGGCATACAACACTGACACATCTACGTGTGCCATTGGGGTAGTTGAGGATCCTTTGCATAGGGGTTGGTCTGGAGCCCATACAACAGCTGCTGAATCTAATAAAAACCTCTTTGTTGGGGTTCCCCAAGGAGTTTCCCCAATGGCTGGCCTTCTCGAGGCCCTCTGTGGCTGGAAACCACGCTCTTCAGAGCATTATGAACTACTCCGAACAGAGGCTCCGCCCTCTGGGGCGGAGCCGCGACTTCAGGAGGCATTGACAGCTGTTAACGCCCTTTTGCCGGCCCCGATTACATTAGAGGACGCCTTAGCATCGTTGGACGATATGCGACGACTGGCGAAGGCTCGGACTCTTGCACACACCTACAGAGTATGTGAAACTAATTTGAACAGCTTGGCCAAACATAAACCTGGGCGTGAAGCGCCCGGTTTGGACGGGGCTGTATCGACACACCGGACCAGATTGCGGCGAATAGCAGACACGTGTTTGGCCACGCTTCTTCAGTTATATGTTTCGGTCGGGTCTGCCGATGGTTCGATAGACACGTTAGTGAACCAGGCTATTAAAAGCGTGGCCGAAAACGAAGTGGTTATGGAAGATGTTGCGATAGCGGAGAAGGCCCTCGGTCTACAACCCAACACCAATAGGTCTCTGGCCCCACCTGAAACTCTACAACCAACCAATTCAAGGCTGTCTCTGGACCTGCGCACACACCAAAGCTTGAGCCCATCGCCTCCGTGGGAACCCGAGAAGATAGTTAGACCGCCCGTACCCCCAGCTAATGACGACATTTTATCCGATTCCTCCCCCTGTTTGATCCCAATGGATCGCGTTGCCTCCCACCGTCCACAAAACAACAAACACACCGCCCTGTTAGCATAAGCTCGCGCAGACAGCAAAACAATAAATATTGATTATTGTGAAGTATGTTTATTGTAATGATTTTTTTCTCAGTGCAAATGGGGAAGTGATGTTTATTTGCGACTGCGCAGTCAAAGGCCAGTGGAACCAAAACCGCCAGTACCCCGTTCACTTGGAGGGGCTTCGCGATCGAAATCCTTTGCAATGACAATTGTTGCATATGGAGGCGGGTTAGGTAAGCTGGGTAGTGTATGTGGGGGGGAGGATGTAACACCTGCCACACAGTTGCTGTAGGAGGGGGCAATCCACCCAATAGGCACCTTGGTGTGGATGATCTGGGCAATTTTGGAGCCCTCGGGAAGGACGACCTCTTCGTTTGTGATGTTATGCACAAGAAACACACATTGTTGCTTAGGAAGCCACCGTGTCGGTTTTACAAGAATCCCGCGAGCGTTAAGGGATGATCGGCCTAAAACATAAACCGCCTCGGTACCGGTCAACTTAACTTCGCACAGCGACGGTTTTAGAGCCACCTTGCCATTGGGGGGAACTTTTAAAAGTTTATGGGTGATGATATCACGGCCCGCGTCCTCGGGCCGTCTTGGCTTAAACACAACAACTTCATTCACGCGCATCGTTAGGCCATCGGTCTGAACTAATTTCCCCGTGTAAATGACGGAATGTTCTATGGGTCCGTCAATACTGTCATCTGGAGCTGTGTTGACGATCAAATTTGCTGATATCGGGTGTAGGCGCGGGGACGTAAAGGTTAGTGAGGTCTGGCTGAGAATAAAAAAGCTGATGCGAAGACGAAGCGTTTCTGGTGGGAACTCGCATATGGGTGCGGAAAAAATACCAACGGCACAGACAACACCCCGATAGCCAGAGTCTATGAGCCCAGGGGCAATGGTGTATCCTGGATCTTGAGTTGCGGGACCGTGCACGATAGCACAGAGGTGTTCGGGCATGGCCAGTCTTATAGCCAGATCAAGTTTCATCACCCATGATCCTTGATATAGAGGTTGTTGGTTGTTTAAAAACAAGGGCTTGGCGTTCAGGATATTCAGTTGGATAACACCGTCCGTTGTGGTGGGTATTACACGCCACACAGACCCATTTGAAGACGGCACATCAACTAGTATCGTGGTCTCGGTCTCAGACTTCATTCCGATTTATAATGGAGGCCAGGCTATGGATATGGAGTGTGTTGCTGCTGGGGACCTACACAGCTGCGACGGATCCGGAGACGCAGTCGTTTTGGGGCACGCAATGCGTTGGCTCCAGTTCACATTCGAGCATGGGGTCATGGGCTCTGTTGCTTTTTTATGTTGGGTTGCTTTCAGTGGGCGTGTCCTTAACGTCATACCTATATCAGGTGGTGCGGAGGGCGTGTGCAGCCTCCGCGGGCAAACAAAATCCCACATAACTCATGTGTACCCGGGACCCTTCACCATATGGGGGCGATATCCTCGGCTGTCATTCATAGAGAGGTCTAGGTTTCCAACCATACATTAGACGGCAATTAATTTTGGGTGGGGAGTTTCCTCCCCCCCTTTATAAGTACCACAATACAACCTCTATCCATTTAAAGCACGGAACGATATAGGTCGTGTGTAAAGGTCGCGATTTACCACTCGATTGTGTATTTGCGGGGTATGTATAACCAACATGTGCATCCGCCAAACAACCTCCAGCCCCATAAATACGATCCATTACAAACCCAATTGGGTTGTATTCAGGCACAGCCAACCCGAGGTGGGTTAGATGACCGGCGGATGGAATCCCGCCCCAACAAAAATACCATCGTTTCAATGGACATACCAACCGGCAAGAGTTCAGATCGCCCATTAGTGTTGGCTTTTACGAAGAAAAGCCATGATCGACCAAACGCACCACAAAACCCCCCAACAACTCAATCGTCGGAATGGTGTGATTCCTGGGCAGTGCCTATCGAATCGGAACTTTGCGCAGGGGTGCATATGCTTCGGTTAGTAAATCCTCCGCACCAACAGGGACGAGTGGATCGCCCCGGCATTCCACCCAACCCCCCAGGAAAACCACCCTCCTTGCAGTTCTCCAACACGCCCTCCAGTCCTACGGCCCCATGGACCGACAATATTAGATTATTTAACAAACGTGTCTTCTGTGCCGCGGTGGGACGAGTGGCGGCGAAACACGCGCGGCGCGCTGCAGCGCAGCTGTGGGATATGGTTGCGCCCAGGAACGACGACAACTTAAACGATTTATTGGGCGCGACAAATATTCGCATCACTGTGTGTGAAGGGTACGATTTATTACTACGCGCAAATGAACCTATATACGATCTGGCGACTTATGCACCCCAACCCACAAATCCCAACCGGCGGGCCATCCAATGCCCTTTGAACGCCTCAGGGACTTTAGGCCCTTCGACCAACCGGGGCGCGGTCTGAACAAATAAACTAGCGGTTGATCTCCTCGGGACCTGCTTATGTGTCGTGCATACCTAGTCTGTCTAGGTGCGTCTCTAGAAGGGGTGGGGAAAATTGTGATCCGTTCTTGAGATTGTTAAATATCTAGTCTGGGGTTTGGTTTCGCGTCATTTGGAGTTGGTGGTGGGAGGTGACTGGTGCTGGTTTCGGGGCTCAGCTCCGATCGACCTGTTAGGAAACAAATTTTCCTGGGTAATAATTAGCCCATACCTACAAGGCAGATGGACCCAGTAGAGGAAATTCTTCGGGAGGTGGGTCAGAGCATTCCGACATCGTTTTACACCCCTGGGGTGTTTAGCCAACCACAGATTCTCCCACCCCCACCTCTTCCTGGAACCCCATCTGCGTTGTTTGATCGACTGTTATCAGATTTGGGGTTCCGAGACGGCCCAACGATCTGCACTGAGTTGGAGAAGTGGAACGAGGACCTATTTTCATGTTTCCCACACAATCTCGATTTGTATACAGATTGCCAATTCCTGTCCACGCTACCCGATGACATCATTACATGGGGGGATTCTTACTCCTCGGACAGGGCCCGCATCAATATTCGGGCCAGAGGGACTGTTCCCCTTCCCAACCTTCCTGATCATCCGGAGGACCTGCGAGATTACTGCCTGGCGATAAATCAGTTTTTTTCCGCTGAGCTTAAGGCGCGCGAGTATAACTACAAGCGCGTACTAGCAAATTATTGTTTTGCCCTCTATCGGTATTTAAGAGCTAGCGCGCGACAGACGCACAAAACCTCTGTATTAAAAGGCCACTCACCAGAATTTCGACTAATTTTAGCCGAGGTGCTGAAACGTCGTTATTACCATGAGACCGCCCGATTTGCTCGCCTGATATTTCTCCATCTGTATCTATTTTTGACCCGGGAAATCCTGGGGGTCATTCAAACAGAACAAATCGCTCGCCCAGATTTATTCGATGCCTTGTGTCTCGAATTTGAACACGAACGACAACTAACGAGTCTGTACCAACCGCTCTTGTTTGCGCATGGCAAACTTACCGTTCGCGGGGTGCCCGTCAGTTCAGAGCGCCTATATCATTTGAACAGGTTAAGGGAATCTCTTGACGTGCCACAGATTCAATGCCAAGCCCTGGAAGCTTCATCTCCACCCACAACCCCCCCTTTTTTTAACCCCCAGAATCCACGCGCCAGCGGGTTCCTGATGAGTGTTATCCGGACAAAACTGGACACATATTCTACTCGTAATATGCCCCAAAGCGAAACTATCACCCGTGAGCATGCGTATAGCCGCCGTACCGACAAAAACAACTATGGGTCTTCGATCGAGGGGTTGTTGGATCTCTCGGACACGGATATCCTTCCCGGAACCGGGGGGTTGGTCGTTCCTCAGATCTCCCTATTATCCGCGGCGGAACAAAACCGACCCACCACCGGTGTTGTTTTGGGAGAAGACCTGCGGGTCGATGAGGGGATTCCATCTCCCACTGATGTTCTTGAGGACTTCGACGTTGCATTGTTTGGAACGGAACCCACGGACCAGCTTTTTGCGAGACCTGTCGTCAACGACAGGGGGGACCACTCGGTGGGCGCCGGGCTCTCCCCCACAGACGTGCTGAATGATTTTGACCTTACCATGTTCGGAGACGTGCCCATCGAAATGTCATCTACGGTGCCAGCCTCCTCGTTAGAGCCCAATGATATGGATTTCGAGCAACTCTTTACCGACGCAATAGGCCTTGCCGAATAGTAATGGTGTGAACGTGTGCGTTTATAGTATAAATGATTAAACTATAAATAATCTCGAGCCTGCCTGGTTGTAGTATGTTGTGTTGGGGGTGGTGTCTTCTTCCACGGGCAATATAAAGTTGGGGGGGACGTGGTCAACTTTCACATTCGCATCAAGGATCGCGCCCGACTCGCTTGGACTATCATCCTGCGTGGGACCGACTGGGTCGGCGCTCACTTAAAGGCCCAGTCCCAGTTCGGATCGTATCCCCTGTAGGGAATCTTTAGGTCGGGCCGGGTCATTGGATAAGCAACCCCAAATGTCGTTGGGTAGAGAATCGTATAGACGGCGGTCTACCAGACCACCACCGCGATTACCGGAACCCGAATCGCCATCTTCGGACATGGAGGCGGAGGAGAGTGAGGGGCGTGGGTTAGTTGGATATATTAGATCCATGTTTCGTCTGGGAGGAGATCAAGAACCTGAAGATGAAATGGATTACAGCGAGTCGGATGAACCACTGAGGAGAAGACGAACAACCTATACTGCGATGGGGGGAGGGGGGGGAATGGTACCCCAGCCGGGGTACCATTCCCCTCCCGGCGAACAACCTCTGTACAGCGGGGAGTCCGGTCGACAACCACCTACATCGCACCGAATGCCCCGAACTACCGGTACCACAGGACCACCGGATATCCCCCCGGATGGGGGGTATTTGGGCAACGTGGACGCAACGGCTCTCGTAGATTCTACTGAATCAGCGTTGCCCCAATCTAACCTTCTTACAGATGAACTAGAATACGAAACCCAAGATTACTTTGGTCCCCCGCAAACAACCGACCCAACACTTCCCCCTATCACGATTCCCGCCTTGGAGCCCCATCTATCCGTGCTCGATATCCTTCGGCTGTTTCCGTTGGAGAAAATGTATGTGAGGCTGGAGCCGTGGCACGATGCCACACATCTACAGATGAGTTATAGGCACCCCTTTGCGCTCTACTCCTGTCCCAGCGCTCCCAACGAAACACCACATATGGGGAAAATGCATTTCGGGTCCCCCCACAACCCAAGACAGATCTCCCGCCGGACGATGGTTCAGGGAGGATTGTTGGCATGGAACCTGACGGGTGCCAGTTTTAAGGAGTTGGCTGAAACCCAGTTACACCTCCATCCACGAAAAGGCTTCGAGTTCTTACTAGACGCAATCGTCCGCGTGGCCATCAACGCAAAGGTGTATGGTTCTCACCTCCATGCTGAGGTGAGAACCGGGGCGAACCAACAAGCAGCAGAACTGAAACGGCAATTTGCCAGCCTTACCACCCTAAGGCCGCTACCTCCTCTACCGCCCCCAACGCTGGTTGGGAAAACCCCCATGGCACCCGAAACTGGACCAACCGCAGCAGCGTTTAGGAATTTCCTCGGCTCCATGTTGTACTGGCCAGATATCCGCGCCCATCTGCCCGTATGCCACAGGGTATGTGTTCGTCATGCAGCTCGCATGACCTATCTTGCGACAGGGGCCTTGCTGTCACGCATCAATCCCACCACTCTTCAATCTGTCCTAACCCGGGAAGCCGCGTTCATCGGACGCGCGTTTGACGTTCTGGCAATGATGGCAGAGCAGACCACCCAATGGCTGTCCATCGCCGTAGACGCACGCCTTCATCCGTACCTGTCCCACCCTACATTTTTGGACCTGGCCCATGAAACGTTGTTTTCTCATTTTCCTCTAGGGAGTCTGGGGGTAGCCGGCGCAACATACGAAGCCTTAGGGGACGCGAGCGCACAGCGTCTCGTGGCTAACAGCGGGCTGAACACGATTCTTGTGGCAGCCATTTTTGCCCTGCAGACCGTTTTGAGCAAAGAAATGCATAAGCACGCTCGAGCTTACCGGCGGGTCCGAAATACAAACGGGGTGGCCGTCGACCCAACCCAAAAATACGAATGTGTGGCGACCCAATCTCTGCTTGCGGTCGGTCTTATTTTACAACGCCTGTTGGGGTTAACAGATACCATAGTTGCTTGTTTGGCGGCGGTGGCGATGGATGGTGGGTCCGGTGCTGTGGAGGTGGGGACATATTCCCCGCTGCGGTACGCGTGTGTGTTGAAAATAACAGCCCCCTTGTACGCCCGAACCACCCCATCCCAGTTTTGGACCTCGGTAAAGGAGGCCTGCACAAAGCTGCAGTTCAGTCCAGTTACAACACCCCCACCCGAACCTAGGAATTACCTAGACGAAGTTGATTTCTTAACTGAAAATATTGGACAGTTCCCCCCGCGAGTACCATCGAGCCCGTCGATGATTGGCCCACGAGTCAAAGTTCTTGATATTTTACCGCAATTTCGACGGCTGTTGGTAGGCGAGGAAGAAACTGCCACACTACGCGCCCACATAACGGGGCGGCGACAGACTGGCTCAACCAACACCACGCCCTCCACGGTCCACAGATAAAAGGACGGCTGGCCGCTAGACACACACAGTCTCTCTGTTGGTGATTATTTTCCCCCCTCGCAGCAAAGATGCATCGTTATCAGCGAAGATCCACCTCCTCGAACACGCCCGGGTGCGTAACTTCACGAGAGCTTGGGCGTACTAGAAACCCCAGCTTTCTCCCTCAGCGCATTCATGGTAGTTGTATTCTCCCCACCCCAGATTGTTTAATTGGGTCTGCTGTTCGGGCTCTTAGGTATCATTCGGATGAACTACAACCGCCATTCTTGACAGATGCCGACCGTGCTATGCGGGTCGATATAACATCAAACTCTGTCCCGGAAGACCTCATCCTTGATGGCATCTCTCGAGATGCCCAACGCACTTATTTCAAACACTATCTGGCAGCCGCTAAGCGCTCTTTGGTAGATAATGAGCTAACAAACGACGAGCTCTGGCGGGGCATTCAAATGCAATACTGGAAGTACTTCCAACGCGTTGTCGAAGGAAAGATAACAATCCCTGCACCCCAGGCCCGAGATCGCGACCCTAGTGTGCACGTGCTGCTTCGCTCGTCGGTAACACCCAAGCTTCTATCCAGATCTCCCTTTAAACCACCCGAACAAAGTGCCAAATACACCCAAACCATTTGCAAACTTTACGAGGCAACTCATAAAATCCAACAGTATTTGTATTATATGCGCCCCGACAGAGCAGATGCCCCCAGCGAGGTTACAGCCCTCCGTCTTTCCGAGCTTCTGGCTTATGTCAGCGTTTTATATAAATGGGCCGACTGCATGATGTTGATTACAGATAAATATATCTGTGAGTGTTTAGATCCATCACACCAGCAGCTTAAAATCTCATCGAGAAATCTTCCCCAATCAGGAACCCTGTTTTCACAACATCTCACGCATGGCCCAGGGGCTGGTTCCAAATCTCTGGAATGTTACGCACTCCGGACCTTGGTTAGTGATGTGCTGGGATATCTGACTCACGTGGCCCATTTATGGGAATTCGGTAAACGGCGGAGAGGTGATGGAGGGACCCCGGATACCATTGTTGCAACTATTGAAATTCTGGCTCTAGTACACCATCATGCCCAATATATCATCAACACCGTCCTGACCGGGTACGTTGTATGGGCCACCGATGGGCTCGAAAATATCCAGCTGAGGGATGCCGTAACCCACCAAGACAGGTTCTGTCGAGTCATGGCTCCTATATTCCCCTCGCTAACTGTGTCTAGTTGGGCCGAAATGGAGCTAGGCCTAAAAGCCTGGTTCACCGCCAACCTGGCCACAAGTTTTTTACCGGAACTGACACCATCTCCTCATTACGAGACCATGTTGCAAGCCTTGGTGGGAGAGTGCGGCAGCTCCCGGTGCAACGACGGGTCCGGGGCACCGGGCGCTGCCGTTCCACACGCTACCGACGGCCGGAGAGGTCACAATCTTGGTCGGCGGGTCGGCGATGCGGCGGACACGTGCCCGTATTATGCCAGACCACGTGTCCCATCGGCACGTACCCCTCGGTCCCCGTTGCAAGATCCTTTTGATGCCAACCCCCCAACTTCCCCTCGGTCCCCGTTGCAAGATCCTTTTGATGCCAACCCCCCAACTTCCCCTCGACTGTTTTCCCTCCCCATAACTCTCGGAGGCGAGGCGGTTGACCCCCTTAACACGTTACGGCAACTGGTTTCCACCCCAACCTACGCCAGGATGGATAGTGCGCCGAGGTCTCCGCTCCAACCCGCCTCCCCTCACCGCGAGCCTCCGAACGAGTCGATCTATCAGCCACATCGAGCCATATCTACCCGCCGTCCAACCTGCGATGGGGAGTATCTGCTCATTCGCCCAAGGGTACGACCTCCACCAATTGGGGCGCCAGCCCCACCCAGGACCCCAGGCCCCGTGCACGAGGATCCGGTGTATGAGATAGAGGACGAGGAGGAGTCAGTTTACGAGCCCGTGAGGGACGATAGTGATGAGGAGTCAGTTTACGAGCCCGTGAGGGACGACAACGATGAGGAGGCAGTATACGAGCCCGTGAGGGACGACAACGATCCGATTTATACCGAAATTAGTGACGAGGAGCCAATCTATGAGGAAATTCAGGATCGTCCGACCGGTCGACGGGCCACGGCCAGTGAAGCTTCCCGCGCGACAGCTACTGGGTCCATGCAATTGGTTAACCCGGTTTACCAATCCACAGAAGATCTCAAACGAGCCGCCCACCCACCCCTGACATCGTCCGACCGCAGAGCGAATTTGCCTCATAATCCGAGCTTCGCATCCCGCCCCCCTCAGGGGGCCTTCCGTCGATCACCTCCTCAGTCTCGGTTGAGCGCCCCAGCATCTACTTCGTGGGATACCCGCACCCGCCGTCCTAGGTTTTTAAAATCGAAAGCCGCCCAACCTAAAGGACGTTAAATTAAAACCGATTTATACTTTAATAAAGAATAAACGTACTATATGAGTGAGTGCTTTTATTAAAACCTTTTACCAATAATCGCCGATGGTGTTATGAAAGATTTAGGGTCCGGCGAACCGCAATTGCTATTTGAGCAAATCCACTGAGGTCCCGAGGATAGTAACACACGCAAAGGGCCAAGTCATCACACGTCTGGCTGACCCCTCCGTCGCCCGTAGACAATTGTAGGCAGGTCTTGATGCCGTCCCCACGAATCCACATGTTGTTGGCGGCGAACCCAGGGGTGGCTACGCGCAGGATATTGACAAGCTGTCTGGCGGGAATGCGCGGGATAAGGGTAGAACGTCCCCCGCAGGTTTGCGTTGCTTGTGAGTACTCAACAGGTGTTGAATCCCAGGTGATGCACCCATTATTTAATTCGGTCCATCCTGCCTCGCATGCCGGCAGTGACCAGGAAGAAGACGGGGTGGCCAAGATGATCAGGCATAGCGTTAGAAGGCCCCCAACCACGATCCCTCCACAGACCCAAGCAGCCGCCGAGGTTCTTGAGTTGGGTGTGTGTTGGTCGAGAGGTAGATACGGGTAGTCTTCGTGACCGGTGGTCATAATGGAACCCAGATACGCCAGTGGGGATGGCAGCCTAGGGCGATCACCGGCACACGCGCGTGCAGACGACCACCAGGAGGATTAACAGCCCCAAAAATCCGATGGTTCCCCCCACAATTTTGAGTACAAAAATTAGCTGTTGTGTTATAGTATCGTTGGTGTCGAAAGGGCGGGATATGTTATATTCGGGGGCTAAGATTGAGGAGGGATATCCGCTCAACCTACATGTGTATCTTTGTGACATATGGATGGCGGGGAGCTCCGATCGGAGGCTTTTTAGGGTCTGGTTGTGAGCACATGTCCTTAGGGTGACGAAAGAGTGATCCGGGGGAAGGATATTATCATCAACGACCCAAGTAAGGGACACGTTGTCGGGAACACAATGCGCCGTGCATGTCGCCACCTCCCCAATAAATGTTATATTCATGGTTGGACGGGGAAACATGGTCAACTGTTCTCTCGCGACACGATACATGAGCACGTTACTCTCGTTTCGCCACGATAACTGGCACGTGATTGTAGTTGGGGCAGAGCCATCCGCGTGGGCAACGAACGCAATAGTCGATGTAGCCACGCTCGCGTCATCGTGAGCCTGAAACTGTATATGTTCGTTTATGACGTTTATCGGCACTCCGTTTTTAAGCCACACAAAATCTACGGGGCGATCCGGGTAATACTCGGCCTGGCACGTTGCGTTGGTGAGTTCCCCTATCATCGCCGGTTGAGAGACAAGCCTCAATGTTGGTTCTCGAACCATACGAACTCGTGTCAGCACCCCATAGATGTCGGGCAAGTCGGGCGGCCCGACGGTCCATAAATATACTCCTTGGGTGTCAGGGGTTGTTTTTTTAATTATAAAGTGTTGTTTGGGGAAAGGTCCCCGCATAGAATATATTACGCGGGCCCTCGGACCCCCCGGCAGGCTCCATTCATTTACCATCCCATTTTGTTCCCTTAGATTATCGTAGACTAAAACCCCGCCTGGTGGAATGGTTGTGTTAAGTAGTAGTGTTTTTGTGGAGGACTCATCGTCCCATAACTTGGTGTGGATAGGGTATCTCCACACCCGTAACCTTAAAGTGTCCGGCCGCCCCAACCGGCAACGTATAATAGCCCGCGTTCCGTACTCTGCGGTGATGTCAGAATCTACACAACGCATGCGCCTATCCAGGCGCTGTGTGTCGGGGGGGAGAAGGGGGCTTTTGAGTTTGGGAGAAATTTCCACTGGGGATCGTATAGTAGGCATCCCGATTCCCAAACTTAGAGGGAGGAACATGGTTATTATGAGGATCCACATTATCGGTTGTCCCGACCTATTTAATTTACCCCCACCAACCATCTTACCCAGACTAGTTGGGCCTTTGGCTATCACCCGATTGTACCTTCCGCTCAAGACGACTGATCTTTCTGGCGATCCTCTAGAGATTATATATTCGCCCGATTAGATCATGTGAGAAAGTTTCGCAACCTGTTTTGTAATTTCTCCCCTCCACCCGCCATCAAATCGCTCCCGAAAGGTTCCTCCCAGTCCCAGCTACCCTCTTTACCCATACGAGTTAATTACTATAGGCCTGGGGTCGTCTAAAACGCATCGTTTTATTTTTTGTAAACACTAACACTCTCTGAGAAGTTATCTTATATTAATTAAAGCGTGTTGAGATGGGTTCTTGCGGGAAGGACGAGCCTAGGTACCTGAAATGGCACCCCAGACGATGTTAGTGGGGTTCGATGATCTAGGGAGACCGGTCGCTCTGGCCCCACGGGAAGATCTTGGCAACCTTTGAGCCGTTTAGCTAGCGTGTCATGGAGGCGATGGCAAGGCGTCGAACTTGGTCGTCGTATCACATCCCCGTTGTTGGTAGGATTCAAAATGTCATTCAGGCTTCTTGTCTGCTCGCGAAGGGTAGGAAGACTTGGTGTAAGGACGGGGCCTCTCGAGGCCCCCACAGCAGAAGGAGGCATCTTCAGAGGAACCGAAGAAACCGAAACAAGACTAGGCCCTGTAGTGCCAGTGTCAGCAAGCCCCACCTCTAGATTTGCACGAACGACGACATCAGGGAGGTCCGAAAATGGGGTTGGCGGGGGTTGGGCAGCTCGGTCGTTCAAGAAAAATAAGACAGAGGTAGCGTTCGGGCCTGTTGAGGTTACCCACAGAGTGGGGATAGTCTCGCTTATACAAAACTTAAAGACACACCCGCCCATTTGTAACCGTTTAATAACATCACAAAAACTGCCTGTCTGTAGCCGTACCATAAATGGTCGATGAGTGTTAGCCCCACGAACCATTTTTGTCTTATCAACGACTCGATTCGCATTCTTCAGCGCACTCGTTAGAATCTGTAGTTGCGGGTTGGTGTTGTCATTAGGTTCCGTTTCTTCTTGAATTACAAAGGAGAGGGTGGCAATGGTGGTAGAGATGGAAAATTTTCCATTAGTACCGATCTCAAAGGTGATGGGATCGAATGCGTTCTTTGGGATGAGGGGCCAAATCTTGCCCATCTGCGCCTTAGTGAGCCATATGCATGTATCAGGTTGGGTTTGTGGTACCATAACCATAAAGCTGGCCACCTCCCGTTTAAGTAAACTAACGCATCGGGTCTCTGTAGAATCTTTTTCTGAGATCCAGACACGCTGGAGAATGTCTCTGAATGGATGTTGGCCTTTAATAAAAAATTCGATGCGGTGGACTGTCTGGGCGACGGGTTTAAAGGCTCCTAATAGCGATTGTTTTCCATTTGTTATTGTAGAAAACGCAGCGGGAGGACCCACCCACCGGTAGGTGGTGAACTGGGTACTAGCAATGGGCCAAAAGATCTGCTCTCCAAAAAGCCAACAATGGATCAAGAGTTGGTTACGCCCGAATACCAACCGTGAGTCGGTGAGGCTCGCGCGAAGCGGAGCAAAGGCCTTCAGCATGTCGGTGAGCTGTTCACCCTGCAATATGATGGTGCATGTAGGGTCCCGAGGAAATTCGGGACCCTCAGCACTTTCTATCGTACCGGTAAACGCGGACGCTGCCCCCTGCGGTTCTTTAGAACCGCAGGACGAACCACATGCGTGAGACATCTTCGACGCGCAGGAGTCAAATATACTCGCAAGAGAGAGATGAGTACTTGTCAATATGATGGATCCTGGAGAGGTGAATTGAAGAAGTAGGATGCTGGGACTCAAATAAATTAGTCATGGTGGTTGAGCCCTATATAGCTGCTAGTAATCACGCCCTGGGTGTTGCAATATAATTTGGGAAGTATCTGCACGCAAAGAAGTTTTGTTTGTTTTGGTCCAATCATTATTGATTACGTTTATGGGAGGCGGGTCGGATCGCGTGTCTAGGTGATCATTGATGTTCTTGAAGGTTGGTGGAGACACCTTCGCTCAGTTGGGTTTGTGGTGGTTGGGTTGGGTGGTCTTACTGTTCCTAAAAAAGCTACAAAAAATCCACGAAGAGATGGGATTGTTTGGAATGATGAAATTTGCTCACACGCATCATCTCGTAAAAAGACGATCGCTCCAAGCTCCAGCCGGCTACTTCACACCTATCGCAGTTGATTTGTGGAATGTAATGTATACATTGGTATTTAAATACCAACAGCGATACCCTCACTGTGATCGTGAAGCAATTACACTAAGGTGTCTGTGCGGACTTTTAAAAGTGTTCGCGCAGAAGTCACTATTTCCCATTTTTGTGTCGGACCGCGGTGTTGATGGAATCGATCGAGTAATCTGGGGCGCCAAAGCAATTTTGGCGCGAACACAAGCTCAATGCAAAAACGATGCTGAGGTGAGCGGCCAGGCACCATCTCCATTGCCCTCCCCACTCTCCACGTCTTCGATCACATTTTTCTCTCCAGAGTCCCGCGGCACTCAACCCTCACCCGATGGTGGGTTTAGGCCCCTACCATGCTCGAAAAAGTCCCCCAAACCCGCCCTGCGGATCGCGCACCATTTTTGTATTCAGTTGATTAGGGCCCTAGGTTATGCCTATTTAAATTCGGGACAGATGGAAGCAGACGATGCTTGTGCAAATTTGTATCATACCAACACTGTTGCGTACGTACATACCACGGACACCGATTTATTGTTGATGGGCTGTGATATCGTGTTAGACATCAGTACCTGTTACATCCCAACAATTCGATGCAAGGATCTATTAAACTATTTAAAAATGAGCTACCCACAATTTTTAGCTCTCTTTGTCCGATGTCACACCGACCTACATCCAAACAATACTCATGCGTGTATTGATGATGTGCTGCGGGAGTGTGGTTGGGCCCCCCCCAAACGTTTCCCATTGGAAGGGGAATTGCCATCGATCAGTTCATCAACCGTGTATCCTGATCTATACTCCGTCCCCTCCATCCCAGAAACTCGTATATCATGGACCTACGTCTTGGCTAACCAAACCTGTGGGGATATGACAGACGATCTTTTATCTGAGGATCCTATATATGATTCGCAAGATATCCGGTTGTTCGAGAGCACCTCGTCATCCGAGATACGAGCCCCGCCAGAATTGGTAACTGTCTCTGAGGACCAACTTTTAGCCGACCATCATGCCTTTTTAGAAAGCCGCCGCCGCCACATTATCCATGACGCAAAGGAGGCGTTAGACTGGTTATCTGAACCGGTTAACATGACCGACCTTGTTGAGCGAAGATACGTAAAGTACGTGATTTCCCTAATGGCCCCCAAGAAGCATGGATCGTGGACGGTATTAAAACGGCTGCCGATTTACCAGGATTGTCGCGATGAGAATTTGGCCAAAACAATTGTGCAGCGACACGTTCCATCTAACCGGGTGGGGGACAACTTTATTTCTCAACTTCTCGAGACGGTTCCCTCTCCCCCCAAGTATCAAACCGTGCTACAACAATTTTGGGATAATGGAAGAGGACGTATGAGAGCCTAATAAAAACAAAAAGGACTCGAAATCGTTGCCAGGGTCGTGTTTTATAGGTTGAGGGAGAAGGACCTACCCATCCATACCCCATCCCCAAGTAAACACAAAAACCTTTATAGCCTGATTATAATCACTTTTATTTATCACAGATCATTAGTAACAGTACCGGTATATGCTGTGTTGCGGCACTCAAAAAAATTAGTATGTTTTTCGACAGACATAAGACGCAGGGGGAAATCGGGGCTCGGGGCAGGCACATTAAAAATGGGGTCCATGTTAATCAACCCCAACAACCGATCAGCGCTAAAGCGGACATAATCTTCAATGGCCAAAAGCGCGGTCCGGTCCAAGATAGAACTGTCGCTGGGGGCTCTGGAACGGATAAATCGAATCTCGATATCCACAGCTTCTTTGAAAAGGCGGGTAATGTAGTCGGGAGGTGGTTTTAGATGATCGGAAACGTGAAGGTTGTACAGGGTGCACGACGCTGTTGTATGAATGGCCTCATCGCGGCTAATAAGATCGTTCGTTTGGCATGTGACTCTCAGTAGATTGTTGGTCCGAAGAAAGGCGATCGCAGCAAAGGAGGCTGCGAAAAAAATTCCCTCAATCAAAATCATGAACAAAAGTTTGCCGGGGAGAGTATCGCACTCTCGGACTCGGGAGTTTATCCATGCAACTTTGGTTCGGATGGAGGGATGGTCTATATTATCGAGAACATATTTTTCTCGAGCCTCCGCGTCGTTGTTGAAGAGAACCAACTGGATAATGCTGTAGGTACGGGAGTGAACGACCTCGATGTTTTCCTGTTCCGAATAATAATGAGCGATATCCTTTTGAAGGAAACATTTGGCCAAATCCCCCAACTCCTCGGCGACAAGGTCGTCTGCGGCCGCCAGAAACGTGAACAGGAAGCGGTAAAAATCCAATTCTTCGCGGCTCAGCCGCAAAACATCAGCTTCATCCCCAACGAACACAAACTCCGACTCTAACCACCTGTTAGCCACACTTAATGTCCGGAGCCTATTGATCTCCGGACACTGCGGGGTGTAAAAGTATTTAAATAAACCTTTAGAATCGGGCACTCTTGGAGCGGTGGGGGCTGATGAAGATTTGATCGCCTTAGTGGTCATCTTTAGGTGTTGGTGGTTGACACAGGAAAGGGCGACTACAGAACACACGCAGAACAGATGATGTTGCTGTCGCCTCCAAACACCCCGTTGTTGGTAGCTTTGCGCACCTTGCAGTAGTACATCCCGGTTTTCAACCCCCGCTTATATGCGTGGATAAGGAGGTGTGTTAACTCGGACGCTGGGAGTGTCCCATCCGCCTTTTCTGTTACGTAAAGGGTCATGGATTGGCTGTGGTCCACATATGGAGCTCGGTCAGCACACAGGTCTATCAGCAAGGTTTGATCGTACTCAAACGCAGTTTTGAATCGCTGCAACGGATGGTCTGGTGAGAGACAGCCCAAGGCGTGGACAATAGACCACTGGGCACCATCAAGTTTGTCTAAAACGGCATTCAGTTTGTTTCCCGTAAAGGTTTGGTGGATCTCTCGCAACAGTAGCGTGTTGGGGCGGAGAAGTTCCCCATCCCGGGTTACCTTGCTGAAGAGATTGGTAAACAGTGGGGCAAATCCTTCGCTGACTTCGGAAATCTGAGATGAAGTCACAGTGGGCATGAGGGCCACAAATTGACTATTTCTTAATCCATATGTAATAATCTTCCCTCGTAAGACCTCCCACTCCTTCCTGTATCTGGGGGCCGCGTCTGGAAAGCCTTCCCAGTGGAACCGCCCAACCGAGTACATGCTTTTTTTGAAATGGGCGAACGGCAATGCCCCGTGTACGCACAACGCGTTGCTGGTGGTCATTGCTTCCAATAACATCACCTCAGCGATGTGTTTGTTAAGGTCCTTAAACATCTCTGAGTCCATGTCTAGGCCTAACATCAGACAAGCGGTATGTAGGCCCTGCATCCCAATACCCATAGACCGCAGTTCATCGTTCCCTCGGCGGCATGCCAGAGTAGGCTGAAGACTGTTATCAATCATGATATTTACCATTAAGACACAAGCACGCACGTAACGCCGAAGGCGCGCGATGTCAAACTCTCCATCAACCACACACTCGGCCAGGTTTACACTTCCCAGGTTGCAGACCCCGCTGCTCGTTGAGTTTGATGGGTGGACAATCTCCGTGCAGAGGTTGGACCCCGAGATGGCGTCGCCTTGGGTATCGTAAATGTAATGTCGGTTCACGGCATCCTTGAACATAAGGAATGGACTTCCGGTGGTTGTGGCGCTCCGAACAATAGCGTAGGCAATTTCGCGTATATGTACGGTCAATCCAAGTTTCTTTGCTTCCAATTCCTCATACAGAGCTTCAAATTGCTCTCCGTGGAGAGTAGAGAGGGCAAGACTGTTCGCCCCATCGAACATAGTCCACTCCACATTGGGTTCACCGGCCAGATGCCGGATCAGTCTCTTAAAAAAAAGATCGGGAACCCACAAGGCACTAAAGATGTTATCGCAGCGCTGAGATTCCTCCCCTGCCAACACCCCCTTCATCCTCAAAACAGCCCAGACATCGGTGTGCCACGGTTCTATGTAAACGCATGCCCCCGTAGGACGACGGCTGTTAGTATTGTACGCCGCCACCAACGAATCCAAAACCTTTAGCGCTGGTAGGAGGCCACACCATCCCGCTCCTATACCAGCGGTGTTAAAAGACTGCAAACACAAACCAATTCCACCTTGTTTGTGAAGTATGGAACTGACATCTCCAGAGATGGCAGCAACTGTGTCCTTGTTGTTGGTGGTCTGAGGATTGATTAGGTAACAGCTTGAAGTGTAGCTGCCCTGCGAACCCAGATCGAGCATGGCAGGGGTCGATGGGACAATTTTATGGTTATACAGATAATAGAAGAAAAAGAAGAACATTTCTAACCAGGTTCCATGTCGACCCAACACAATCGGGGCCATCGGTGTTGCGTGGCATGCTAGAAATCCAGCGATCCTGGTGTACATTTGATAAATGGATTCGATGGAACCAGACCCAAACCGCTTGAGATAAAACTCTTCATATTTTAGTGCGGATTGCAGGCCCCGTTCACGCAACCGCCGGGAAGCGTCCCCCAGATCCACTATATTAAAAAACCCAATAAGGGCATGTTTATTTTGGCGCACCTGCTCCGCGAGATGAGGGTCAATGTTAATGTCTTTTGAATTTAACCAACTCTCGAACGAATCTTCGCTAAGGCGGATCCTCAAATGCACCAAGACACCCAACAGCTGGTACAACCGCTCCGATCGCCGTACTAAAGGCTTAAATTTGTTGATTAGGCTGGTGAGATAATCTCGCATATAATCGCGGAGGTATGCCCGAGGGGGGAATGGAGGTACCTGCCCAAACAATTTTAGTTCACACAGAGAATTGTATAAGAGCTTAAAATAGCCGGACGATAGATGCGGTTTCCAAAGCCAATTTCGCTCCGGGTTCAACTGAACGGCTTCGGTGGTTTTGGCACACAGGTAAAAGTACTTGATGAGAGCCTCGTCTGTATACATGGCCCCAGCCTTCAAATATTTCACGGCACACACGACATCCAGCTCTTTAAGGTCCTGAATGGGGGGGATCAAAATCGAATTTTCCAGCTCGGAAAAACAATCGATGTCATCTATATGAACCGCAGGCTCAAATCTGGGTCGTTGTTGGGCGCGGCGCCGTGGAGGGGCTGGGCACAATATCGGGTCACATTCCTCAGGAAATAGATCAACATACAAGTCCGGTTCCCATGCGTAGGGCATAGGGCAGCACGCGGCTGAGTTGTCTAGGGGTGCGGTGTTAACCACTCGCGGAGTCCTGACTTGAGGTTTGGTCGATAAGTTAGGGGGAGCCGCGGCTCCCCCGTCATGCGCACTTGCATTTTTGCGTGCTGTAGGGCCATCCGCCTCCAAATCCATTAAGTTTTCGCAGGGCTCCATCAAACCAGCTTTACCCTGCTCAGTCCCTGGTGCGGACATCGTACAGATATCGGGCAACAGAGCCAGAAGTTGTTGTGGGTCACTGATCATCGACATGACCAATTGTCACGAAGTGTAAATAGAGGGTTGGTGGGCACTTTCCGAAGGGTTGGAAAGTTCAAGGCAGATCCAAAGGGTTCTCTAGATAAGAGGTGCTTCCCTACCCTGACAAGAACTCTTTTTATGTAGTCTTGTGGGGGTGTGGTTAAATAAACGTGTTGGGGATGGCTCCACCTATTCACCCTAGCCGGCCAAAGGTCGGGGTTGGAGGGATGGGGTTTCGGGAAACACAACGATTTAAAAAAAACACAACTGAAATATTTTGTTTAGTTTGCTATTTTATTTTGAGCCATATTATACGAAGTGGAATCAATCAAGCACATAACTGCCATTCTCCTAGTCGCCACACCATCCCGTCTAGGATAACCATCGGAACGCTAATTTGCCCGTATCTCTCAACACGAGAACTGTAGCGAGGACTGTCGTCTAATATCATACCCAGCTCAGCAAATGCCGCGTATGCGCACGTTCTGGCTGTTGGCCGGCCTCGCGTGTCCGGATGCCATTGGTATAGCCGCCGCGAACATCGAAACAGATCCACCTGGCCGGCAGAACATCTGGGCGTGCACGGGTTATCAAATAGCTCCATAAATGGAAACGCACCGGGCCGATTGTCATTAGCGGCAGCAATCTCCTCGATGCCCCGTAACGTATTTGTGGTTCTGAATCTTCCAAACATATGCTCAAGGGTGTATTGGAACGCTCGCTTGGTGAGCTGGCTTTTAATCACGTGAACGCGGCATTGCTCTTGCCCTCGGTGCTGCCGGTAGATAAACACCAGATAGATGTAGGCAGCACCGGCACCAGTGTAACCGAGTTCTTGGTCCATGTCAATAAACGCGCAGGCGGGGACCGTTACTGCCGACCGGGGATGCCGAAGATCCCCGGTATGGCTGGCGTCTTGAGCCCCTTCACATACAAGGGTGACGCGCGCTAGTTCGTCCTGGGAGACCCACGAGATGGTTCCCCCTAAAGCATGGAGAAGTTCATGGGGGAATACATGGGTATGGACCATCGCTTGTAAACACTCCCGAAACCGGTCCAACCTCAACCCTAGGCGCTGCCCCCCGTAGTTGGCAATAATGTGGGACCTAAGCGCGTCTGCGGCATCTTTCTTATCGTAGAAATCAGCACAGGCAGCAATTAAAAAGTTCAGGGACACCAAGCTGGCCCTAGTGCAGCCATTTTCCAGTCGACAGCCCCCCAGCGAAGAATTTTCCAGGAGGGCTGCCCACGCTTCGCCAAGCAGCCCAACGTTGCGTCCTGGAGGTGCATTCATGCGGGCGAGGGCAGCAAAGTCGCCCGGATTTCTTAGTACTAATACGATCGCCCCTGTTTTGTCCGCATCGGGCTGGTAGAAATCTGTGAGGGTCATTTGGCGTGTAAGACGATAATTAGCGCCGGTTGAAGTGTTGGGTAGGACCCCATACAGTATTTTTCGAACCACCTCCGCTGCGGTATCCTTTTGATCGTGGGAGAGATGGGTGTTGGTTGAGGGGGAAATTCCTAACAACCATAAGGTACTCGCCGAGACATGATGTGTGCCTTGGGTCTGGGAACCGTGGGGTCGATTAATCGTTGGGTTCCTTGGTCCTCGTAAATAAGCGGTGGGCTCGGTACCCCCCATCGCTATCCTGGGGGGAAGATTTTCACGTTCTAATTTAGGTTTCATTTTTTTCAAGGGCGAAGATCCCCACAAAACAACGCTCTATACAACCGCAGATCCACAGCGCCCAGATGATGAGGCCCACCGTCGATATGATCGGGACGGTGGTCTGATTCAAAAAGACTCACGCGCTACCCTCACCACGAAACATATATGAGGGGTTGTACAGACACCGGTTCCCCCTCCCAATTTAGACCAGACGTTTCTTCAAGCTTAGTTTATATCGACCCAGACGCCAGCAGGCTCGCACAAACCTTATCTTCCAGGGAAAGATCAACAATCGCACAGGCCGACAGTACTGACGTTTTATTTAGTCAGATAGCCCCACGTCCATAATTATGACCCAGCCACCGGTGGCTGGGTCCCAAGGACCGTTTCGGATTTTTTTGGATACATTGGACACCTTAACCACCTCAACAACCACCCCTATGCTTCTAAGGTCGGCGAAACTGCGTGCGGCGATTGCCACCTTTTTAATGGCCCCATCGCCAATTCCTCCTGATATGATCAAAAAGAGTTGGGGACCACTTCTCCACCATCTACGGGTGTTACACAAAACTCACAACCTTCCCGAGACCGCGATTTTTCTAGAAAATCTCCCCGGGTTGTTCCTGCACCGCTTAGACGTAGTCCTACCGGACGATAACACACAAATGTTTGTTACGATCAAAGACCTCAAGGAATTCATTGGGTTGTTGACGGGACCGGAATACAACGATGTGCTCAAAGACACCGGTCTTCGAGTAACCTCGGCCTTAGGACCGGTCAATATCCGCCAACTGACCACCGACTGGCTCGCCAAGTGGGAAGTGGCCCTTAACACCTGTTTGGCTGTAAATCCTCATGTAACCGCCACAATAGGGGAGGCTGCATTTGAGCTGCTGTTCGTTCCGCTGGGACATACAAGCATTCCATTAATTACCCCCCATTATAGCTTAATCTTTCCTTCCCCCCTCGTACAAGAGTGTCTGAGAAGATTAGCCCAATTAAGTAACTGGATGACTTTATTCTCAATCTACCTTCAACAAATCAACAGTGAGAGTTTAACTCCCCTCACCCGAGCCCTTTTCACCCTTGCTATGGTTGATGAATGTCTGACGGACCCAGTCCGCGGGGCTATAATTCCGCCTAAACTGTTATCACGGTTTAAAAAAACAGTTCAGGACATTGACCCTATGGTCATGATCCCCCCACTGGAGGCGAATAAAACTTTACGGAGCCGCGGGGAAATTAGGATCTCTTCCGCCTTAAATCACCTTACCCCCAAATCAACGACCATGCTTCCTGGAACTTTGTTATCACGGGTACGAACGGATTCTGAGGTGTTTTCGCCCCAAACCTCTCTGTTGAGCCCCCCCTCTTTGGCAATATTCCAGCCTGCAATTCTGAGCATCTTGAACCGGGACAGCGTGCTGACCCCGGCAGCAGCTCAGCAATTGCTGGGTGGGCTACAGACGGCCTGGGCCCACTTGCAACACACAAGCTCCCCGTCCCAAGCCCTTAGTGTCCTCGTCTCGGCGGGGTTTACGCTCCAAAATTGCACGGCATATCTCACCGCCTTAGAAGGGTTGTTGGTTTCCAACACAATTGATACCCAAACAAACGGGGCCGGGTTAAGCGAAATAGAACAATTGATTGGTTGCGTTTCGATAACGGGTATGCATATATTTACAATGGCAGCTGGTTATGGGTATGATGTATCGTATGTGAGGCGTTTCCGTCAGCTACAGCGACAGAGCGAATTTGTCCACATCAAGTTAAACGAGGCTGTTGGTCTAGCAAAGGGGGTCCTGAGCCAAACGTTGGCCAAAATCATGGGACCCCGATCGCAAGCTGACCACGTCAAAAATTTGCGCAGGGGCCTTGTTGAAGAATTTGAAGCCCTCGAGCATCGTTTTTCCACTAGTCAATTCAATCCGGTCAATGAGGCGATGATGGTATGGTTAGATGTATATGGCCAGACCGCGTGGGATATAACGCCCATCGCACCCACCACCACTTTTTTGTCCGTCACCGACCGTTCGGGGACCGACCAGATGGCATATGTCACGGCAGCCACCCAGATCTCCTTTCCCAACCATGACGGTATCTCGGCTAACATATTGGCCGATCCTGGGTTTGCCCCTTACGCGTTAGCGTTAGTGGTGGGGGACGCCTTACACGCCACACACAGAGCTGCGTATCACCCCAAACATATTGAGTTTGTGTTAGGAGTCCTTAAATGGGCGCGGGATTTTGGGTTAGGATATTTGCCCACGATCGATGGTCATCGCACAAAAATCGGGGCTCTGGTCACACTTTTGGAGCCCGGTTTGGATCCTACCCATACCCCAACCATGCAGACAGTAAACAACATCGAACGGTTGCTCAACGAGCTTTATCATATCAGTACCGCGGCTCGGGGGCAAGTTGCGGCCATATTCTCCACAGCCCCGGATCCATCGCCTAACATCAACACGAATCTTTTGCTATTGAGCTTGACGGCCGTGGCCGCATGTGGGGTTTTCCGGGCCCTTATTAACCAATCCATCCCCGTGGTGCAACACTTAGAAGACGCGGTTACGCTTTTGCGCATCTGCATGGACACCCTGAAGATTTTCTTTTCGTGCAATTTCCAAAACGAGGGGAATAAAATCTCAATAACGGATACCATCACCCAGACTCGTCTTGGCTCATGGAGGCCCAATGAAATGGCAGATGCGGTCACAAGGTACTGTGAGAAATACCAGACCGCCAAACACTCACTTATAACGGCCATGATATCCCTGAAGTCTATTATTACCGAAGCTACAACGCACCTCGAGGCGTGCGACACGGCAGCCGACCCTAATACTAAAAAGACGGAGTTTTTTCGGGAAGTAATCCAACAAACACAAACGTTCGTTTTGCTTCTGACTGACATCCACACACACGTGACGAAGTTAGTAGCGGGTAACCAAGTCCCTGGCTTCTTTTATATGGGCAGGTTTATTTCCGCCTGGCGACAGATTGAAAAAAAATATAAAGATGTGTGCACACACACCAATATCGAAAATATCACCGCCCTAATTGATGAGCTGCGTGAAACGTGGGATAATCTACAGGTCGAGCGAGCAGTGATGATAACAGACCCGATTACGACCGACAGCCAAAAATCTGCCGTGGCTGAGATCCTAGGGCCTGTAGGGACGAACTTGGATACGGACCCAGAATTTGATGCCCCCCGACCAATAATAACAGATCGCAGTAACATTGCGCGATGGGAGGACTACGATACCCGACCGTTGAAATGTCTCCCTACCTATCCAACATCAGTTGATTTAACCCCCGAAGGATTAAAAGTACTCCTGGGTACTAAATGGATCCTAATCTCTGAGTTGCTGCAAATTATCGATGGTGTATTTCGAACACCAATTCTAACAAGGGATTCGCCTACTCCCCCTCAGCCCGCTGAGGTGACCGAAGAAGGAAGCTTGGTGCGCCCAACCATCGCCGATATGGAGTTATAATTGCAACCAGCTTGGTGATTAGCAAACACAATAAATTGTTTTAAAAACCAAACCCGGTAACATGATTGGTGTGTTTGGAACCCAAATGGGGGGTTAAATTGAGTCTGGGGTCTGGGGACGTGGTCCTGCTCCAACCTATTATTACACGGGTGTTGTGGGGCGGACGGTCCATATGAGCTGAAGCATCACATCAGCCCAACCATGTCGAAGGAGGACAGACGGATCGTGGCCACCGGCCCACGAAACCAATTTGACCCGGAGCTGGAGCCAGGGGGGGCGGTATCGTGTATGCGATCCTCCCTTTCGTTCCTAAGCTTGATTTTTGATGTGGGGTTACGGGACGTTCTTTCGGCCGATGCGATTGATGGGTGTTTGGTCGAGGGGCGCAACTGGACCCAGCCCACCGATACAACAACCCAGCCGCGCATGTGCGCGGCTGTTGAACTACCCAACTGGCTACGGTATTCCAACCCTGTCGGGCTGCGATGTGTGTTTTCCCGTGTTTACGGGGACGTAGGGTTTTTTAGCCAACCTACACCCGGCCTGTTAGTAACCCAGTGTTCAGCACATACATTTTTCTCCGATGTGTGGCTCAAACGCCACACATCGTTTACCCTTGTAACAATCGGTGCTGTTGGGTTAGGACTCTACCGAGAGGGAGACGATGCATACATCTTTGACCCCCATGGTCTTATTCAGGGTACGCCGGCGTTTATTGCCAAGATTCGAGCTGGAGATGTATACACCTACCTAACCTACTATACACACCAAAACAAAGATGTGTTATGGGCAGGAGTTATGGTTTTTTTCGTTCCCTCGGGCCCATGTCCAGTTTCTGTGGCAGATTTGAGGGGGGGCGCGCTGCAGCTTTACGGGGAGAGCGAGACCTACCTACAGGATGAGGTGTTTGTAGAACGCCCAGTTAACGTATCCCATCCACTTCGAAACGATGGAATCTCTCTTCGGGGGTGGGTTATCGGAAGCGCCCACCCTCCAAGTCAAGATGCCCTCACCAAATTTCCACTCCAAAATAGCCCGGCCACCCCTAACAATGTATGGGAGGATGCCTTATACTCCCCTGCCCCCTACCCTATGTCATCCAGCCCGTCGGATGGGCTGGATGACATGCTGCTCGATGACGATCAATTTGATTCCATGGATATCACGACACCCACCCTCTCCACACACCAATCCCGGCTGAACAAACGTCGGCGGGCCCCGTGGACCCCTCCATCGAGTACAGAAGATCTTACCGTTCATCCACAGCAACCCAAACGAGCTCCTCCGGCACGCCAACCTTTGTCTGACCTGCCCCGCAGAAAACCGAAATCCTCAACGATCTCCTCCTCAGAACCGCCTGACGCTCCAAAGATCCCCCCAGAAAAATCTCAACAATTCCAGAAACTGATTACAAAGTTAAAGACCCGCACCAAACCAACCCCCCCTTCAAACGACCTGTCTACGCTACTCACCTCCCTCGCTGATGTAAAGCCATCCTTGGACGACCTTCACACCCAGGCCCTGACAATATCCAACGAGGTAGATGTGTGTTCCCAAATTACCATCCCCGCGCTTAAACCCCCAAATACACAACGAGGGTTATTGGAGTATTGTATCGTCTTTATCATCGACCACATTCTCGCCTTTTTGATCGAAAACGGGGCCCAAACCCACCCGCGTGTCGGAACTCCGGACTTTGCCCCCAAATTATTTGATTTGGTGGTAAGGGCCCTCCCTCAAAAAACGGCAATTAGCGATTTCTTGGCGTCCACCCACATGACCTTGTCTGAAGCCACGGCCCACCTGCCTCTACTACAGCACGTTATCGATGAAAACTCGTATATTGGAAAGTTGGCGCTTGCCAAACTTGTGCTGATCTCCCGTGATGTAATTCGGGCCACAGACGCGTTCTACGGAGACCTTGTAGATATAGAACATCGGCTTCGGCACGTTCCTCCTGACAAACTATACGCCACCCTGTCCGAGTGGCTACTCCAACAGGTTCAGGCAAACTCTAACCGAATGCTGGCCCCCTCGACCCCATCGCACCCAGAACCCTTGCTGCAACGCATTCAAGCGCTGGCCCAGTTTGCCAAGGCGGAAGAGCTTAAAGCCGAAAATGAGGATCTCGCCGTAAGGCGAGTGCTTCTATCCCTGTCCCAGACCGTAGATTATGCCACGCAACACGGCGGCCCTTTAATCGTCCACCCAAGCCCACAATACATGCACCAATCACCTCGCCCCCCTCTACTGACCCCCGACGAGATCAAGACCAGCTTGGAGGACATTAGAGCCCGTGCCATAAGGGTCATAGATACGGCCGTCCGTGACTATTTTCATAAGGGGGTCAAACAGAGCGCCAACACGTTAACATTCGATAAAACGAACGAACGAAGATTCCACTTAACTCCATTGACGATCTCTCCCATCATCCGGCTCATCGAGTCCTTGCCCTCGTTTGATGGCCACTTATCCGAAGTGGCCAAACGCGTTAATATTCCACCCCCACCGGCTCTGCAAACAAGCGCCGGTGGGCTGCTACTCAACGAACTGATTCAACTCACCCCGCAGATCGAAACACCAGAGGGCCTAAGCACATGGCTTGCTGTCCTAGAGGATGGGATAACGGGCGGGGCGGCAGACCGAAAAGAGCTTGAGGAGGCCGTCCGCATGATCACAAAGATTAATGAGCAACACTCCAGACGCACTTCTGGGCTTGTGGAATTCTCGAGGTTTGAAAAACTTGACGCGGTTGTTTCTGAAGAGCTGGAAAGCATTGCCGCGTTTAGCGATGCCCAGGACTTCAAGCATATCGAGGAGGGTGGGTTATCTCCAACCCTCAAACAAGCGGCAGAAGACGCATTACAGCAAGCGAAGACTATGGAGGCCACCAAACTGGTCCAGGACCTGCCGGTCGATGTCCGCGCTAAGTTGGCCGAAAGGGTACGAGAATTAACGCGCATGTTAGCGGACGCCCAAGATCGAGCGGATCATGTCCAGAAAACTCGGACCGAGTTCTTTAAAAAAATTCAGCATATTCTACGTCCTTTGCCAAATTTCGGAGGCTTAAAAGTTGCCCCGGCGACCCTGACCACCATCAAAACAGATATACCCGTGGGATGGAAAACGATCTCAGATGCGATGAGAGTAGCCCCGGCTGAAGTCAAAACAACCTTAAAGGCCGATCTCTGGGCGCTGCTGGACCAGTACCGCACGGCTCTTGAACGACCCACCCCCGAGACCGATACAACACTTACCGGAATCTCGGCGATATTTGCAACTGTGCTAACCACGCTATTTCCAGAGGACATAGAAACGCCCCATCTACTTATTTTTTTCTCAGACCACGCTCCTCTGATCACTCGAGCTCTAACGGAAGCAATCACAGCAAGTAGCGCTCCTGTGGCCACGGCAAATCCCAGGATGACCGTGGATGCTGCTAATAATGTGTATAAGATTCTTCTGAATGCAGTTAACGCCTTAAGCCCAGCCATTGAAAACCCAACATCCCCTCTGGCATTTCTCACCGCTCTAAAGGAGGATGCGGCTGGTCATGTAAAGGCCACAGAACTTGCGTACCGAGCTCGGACAGCAATTGCCGATCTGACCGCCTTAGGGGCGGAGGTCACTGATCTGGTGGCGGAACTTAGAAAATACGATCTGACTGCCGGGGGGGATCATGACCGCATCTTCGACTCCACTGCCCAAACCACAACAAAAATTCAAAGGCGGCTTGGGAAGTATGAAGCCGAGTTTGGAGGTCTTCTTCAGGTGGAAGGGGTAGCCGGAGATCAGTCCCCGAGCGGGCGAGCTCTCCAAGAACTTAAAAAATTAATTACCGCCACCCAGCGGCGAGTAGACGAATTGGCCGTTGCTGCCGATGGACTGCGTACAAAAATCGCCGAACGTGATGCCCGAGACAGCGGCGAGCGCTGGGCAGCGGATATGAACGCGGCGCTGGATCGGATGGAAAGTCAACAGGACTTTAATGTTCTCGAGCTGCGCCGGCTCATGGCCTTAGCCGAGACTAACAAATACAATTTGCGAGATTACCGGAAACGAGCGGAACAAGTGCTGGCCGCTACTAGTAAACTCGTCACGGTGGCCCTACAAACGGTGTTAGCATTTAACCCATTTACTCCTGAAAACCAACAACACCCTAAGCTGCCCCCCCTCACAGCTATTCGTAACCTCACATGGGCCCCAGCCTTCCACGCCACGGCGGACGTGTTTGCGCAAATGTTTTTAGTGGACGTCAAACCCCTGAGCCAATTACTAAATATAGCTGATATGCTTTTATCTTTAGCGCAGGAGAACGATGGGTTCTTGGACTATTACTCCGCAGCTAAGAAGTTAGCTGAGGACCTCCCGCCCATCCCAGCGCTCCAGCAGCAAGTATCTTTCTTTCTCAAGGGACATCTTGAGTATGTCAAGCTTGGGGATGTGCTGGACACGATTAGGGCGGCCGCACATCGTACAATGGGGAACATTCCACTCGAGTTGAACGTGGCCGCCCAACAGATTGATTTCGAGGATGGGGATTACACCACCATCGAAGAGTTAGTACGGAGGGGTGTTATATTATCATGTCCGAGCGAAGATCTGTTAGAAGAATATATAACCCGCCTCGAGCACCTAGACCAAACACCCCTAAAGGATACCGCGTACGCCGAATATATCTCCACCACAGCTCGCCAAGATCTATTAGCGACCAAGCGGATGCTAGTACACGCGAAACAACAGCGAGCAGACGCGACGGAAAAAATTACACGCGACCTGCGGAACCTGCTGGCCAGCCGAGATAAACGCGCGGCCACGGAAACCGAAAACTTCAACAACCTCAAGACCCTCCTCAAGGTTGTGTCCGCCCCCCCCGCAATCTCTAAAACACTGGACCAAGCTCGCTCGGCCGCGGATATCATCGACCAGATAGCCGTGCTAATACATCAGACAGAAAAGGCCGACGAGTTAGATTCCCTAGCGATCCTTTGGCTTGAGCACGCCCAAAAAATTTTCAACTCCCACCCTCTGGGAAAAGGAGAGGGTTCTTCGGCGCCTTTGACACGCTACGAAGCCCGGATTGAGGCGCTAACCACCATCCAAGCATGCACCGGCGCGCTGATTCAATCCCTCCAAGCCGCAGAGGCAGAATGGGATGAGGCCTGGAGCAATTTCAAGCGCTCGTACAAAGAAGCATGGAGCGCGTCCGAAGCCTTGCTCATCGCCCGCGAACATCTAAGAGTTTTAAATATGTCCACCAATACAATTACCGGACTACGTGAAGATTGTCATTATGGCCACATACCAGCTAAGTATCATGGTGTTCTTACGGCAAAACTGGCGGAAAGAACCCAAGCTACACAGGAGTTTGGGACGGCCGTTGCTAGACATGATAATCAGATCAACATGTTGCGGGAAATTAGCAAACAGGTCGTTTGGGAGATGAAAGCCGAAGTGCTGCAAGCACTGATGGATGAATTTGTCATGTGGTCCAAGGACCTCTCCAAATGGGTTTTGATGGAATTCCAAGCCACCAAAGATCTTCTTCGCTACCGTTTAGGGTTTTACGCAGCCTACTCGCAGTCCCCATATAATGACGCCCAGCTAATTCCTACGTTATTACCGGAGGATGTAACCCTGCTTGATATCATTAAACATAATGGCGCCCCCTACCCTAAGGTGGATACCTCCCTATTCCACCGGCGAGCGAGCTCGTATTTGCGGCATGATGGGACCGGCAACTCAATTCTTTTGAGGGAAGCCATTAGTGCGTTAGACCTACCATTTGCCACAAATTATCTGCTCCCTAACGGCGCCCCGTTACAATACACTATCTCTTTTCCAGTTGTCACGGACAAGCTAGGGGCCATATTGTTTCACCCCGAGGCCACCTATCTGATTCCTACTTTGGCAGCAGGGATCTTAGAATCCGCCCCCGTCGTTGCCGCCATGCAAGTTTTATCTATCCTCGGAGAGCTTCAGCTAAATTTAAGCGAGGCCCAATCGTCAAATTTTATGCGGTTCGGTAGGCTTATCAACCATCGTCGGGCTGACTGGGACTCAGGCGCGGCCGCCGTGGCCGAGATCTATACCGCCCTGGTGGCTGTTACGATGACCAGGGAATTTGGTTGCCGGTTAGATAAAATGGGCTGGCAAAACGGGGCGCTAATCCCCCACTTAATCACCGAACCTACCGCCGCAAAACACAAGCCTGTGACATTTAACGTTAATGACATTTTGGTTGCTTTAACCATTGGAAACCCCGAGCATATTTATAATTTTTGGCGGTTGGACCTCCACCAACAACATGACTACATGCAGATCACCTTGCCGGCGGCATGGGAAAACAGTTCAGCGACCTTATTCATCCAACGGCTCACCCCGCACAACAATCCGATGGTTCGAACGTTACCGACATTCTCGCCGTCAGCCCCTCCAACACACGGATTATTATTCGGGACTCGAGTTGCTGATTGGCAGCGAACAAAAATCTCAACCACAGACCCGCTGTTTCCTTGGCGAACCTCTTTGGAGTTAACTAGTGGAAGCGGGGCCGTTTTAGGCTCCCTCCCCCCCCAGCAAGCTATAACGGCGATTAGCGTGCTAGGACGGATGTGCCTCCCAAGCCACGCGTTGAGAGCGTTATGGACACACCTGGTCCCCGACGGTTATGCCGCGGACCATGACTCGTGGGATCGTCTATTGACGAAACGTTTGGGCCCCCCGGATACGTACACGGCCTCTATCGGGGCGGAGGGGACATTTTCAACACCCCCCCCTTTATATGTTCCAACGGGCCAACAATTAGTAATCCATGCCAAAGACGTGGAACCTAGGCAAACTATGCAAGTGACCGCTATGGACCTAGTTATCGCCGCGATACTATTGGGGGCGCCCGTCGTGGTGGCGGTGACCAACGAAGTCACCTTTTCTCGTGGCTCAGAACTTTTGCTGTGTTTGACCATCTTCGATTCTAGAAAAGGGGGCCCAGACGAAGAGCTACTCGATCTGGTGTCAAATAACATTGACTCCTGGGCCCCCAGCCTGCTCCACCTGGACCCCAACACAATAGAAAACGCCTGTCTGGCCCCCCAATTGACTCAACTATCCAACCTGCTAAACTCACGCCCCCTGCGCAACAGTTCACCTTGCCTGATTCTTGTCGATATGAGCATGGTGCCCGTTGAGGTACTCTGGGAGCAACCAGATCCACCCGGGCCTTTAGATATTAAGATCCAAACTACCGATTCGATCGAGGACCTTCCCTTCCTTTCGGCGTATGAAGAAGCTTTGGGGGAGCTAAGGTCCCCCTTGGATCCTTTCTTCTCCACCGTAATTCTAGGAGAACGATTTCACATATCAAAATTTACTGATGATTTATTTAAAGGGGTGCCTATCTATAAACATTTACCCGATAAGCCATTTCCGTTCGCTAGGCAAGCAACACCTAAACTACCTGGAGTCCAGAAAGCTCCCCACCCACCAGACACACCGGCCTTTTTAGATACCAACCCCCCACAGACGTTTGCCCCATACTCCACAACCAGCCTATACGACGACCCCCCAGCGTATAGAGTTTACACGTGGGTAAACGGCCTGGAAGATGTGGCTTCGGATGACTCAAGTTTTTTTGCAGCCCAAGATGGGAACCTGCCACCCCCTAATCCCCCCTCTCTACCAACTCCCAAAAAATCCCTCCCGCGATCAACTAGAAAGAAACCTACCCCACCTTCAACAACAGCAGCCCCAACACACAGACCCCACAAACCCGTTCGAGACAACACCCGTACCCCAAACACTCCGTCTCAGAGACGCACCAGACGATCTGGGGTCAAACAAACACCCCAACCCAATGCACGAACCGAAGATTTGGATATATCCCCCAGCCAGTCTCCCCCTTTGGAAAGGCCGGTTTTCGAAAAACCCCGTTTAGGGGCGATACTCGACCCGGCCCCAATCGAAGGGGTTCCGCTAGGAGCAAAGGCTCCCCGACCCAGATCTCACGCCTCCCAGGTTCTCCCGCTACCCCGACACCAAGACCGTCAACGACCCGCCGCCAAGGCGGGCATCATAAGAGCTCGCCCCACCACCCCCCCTTCTGACGAGGAGCTTACAAACAGGCTCGCCCATCTGTCAATTGATGATAATCTCCGCAGCGGCGAGCTTCCCCCCATTAGCGGAAGTAACCTTCCATCGACCCCCTTCCATACTTCCAGACCTGACTCCACTACCTCCTATGAGAGTGACTCCAACGAGTCCCATACAACTGTTATTCCCCCCAAACCAACCCCTCGCCGTCCAACCGCCGCACATCCCAACTCCCCCCCTCCATACATCGCATCTTGGAAATCTATCCAAACCTTGTCCCTCTTCCCATCCTCAGAAGATGAATCTTCCTCAACTAGCTCACAGACCCCCACGTCTTCCCTCTGGAAGTCCGCAGACCCGCTTATTGATGAAACATCCGACGAGGAAGACTTCCGTCCGCTAGGTAGACACCGCAAACTCTCCGACTCATCCCAAGACGACGACGCTTACTTTGGCCCCCCGCCTCTCATACCTAATACTATGTTGACCCATCGGTACGTGTCGCGAGAGGGCAAAAGTGCCCTCTCACTATTGATCCAGGCATGTCTTCGGCTTAAACAAGAACTCCGGCAGGCTCGTCGGGCCTTAGTCACCCGAAGCGAACAAGTCATCAACAATTTCTATCACGTTCGCATGCTACTGGGATAATTTAACATTTGAAATAAATACAAAAACTCGGCACATAAAGCTAATGTCTTTATTATAGCGCTGTTATGGGGGGTTCGTAGGAGTCACAAAAAAGGGGGAGAAGGTGCGCCGTAGTCCAAATGTGGGGCGAAGCCATGCGTTGTTAGATTCTCCATAAAACATGGGCTGGCGTTCGAACGTATTTTTTGAGTGAGCGCGACATAGCTGACGCAGGGCACTCGCTTGGCCGCGAAGAAACTCCCGGGCGGCAACATGATTGCCTTCGGGATGATTGTGGTCCGGGGTGAGCTGAGGGGCGGCATTTACCTCAGTGATGAGCTCGCCAAGAGGAAGTTTTTTTACTTCACATGCTTTAATGGTAACAGGCCGATGAAACTGAAGAGACGAAGTCATGGTGGCTATCACAGAAGACGCGGGGCATATGACAGACTTATACGGGAGGTGTCGGTTTAATAGCGGGAACATACCCATAAGACACCGCCCCCCAAAAGATTCCACCAATCAACAACCCACCCACAGGCACGAGCCATGTTTGTTGGCATAAAACCCCAAGCCTTCGCCGGAGGCTTCGAAGATACTCCGTCAACTTGGACGGGGCAGACGGTGGTTGTTGATTATTTCCCATCTCCCGAAGGGCCAGACTTAATTCTTCCTCCGAATCCTGAAGTCGCCGGCGGCGACGATATAAGTCGTGGTCCCTTATAAAAGATTCTCCAGATAGTTTAACTAGCTGTTTCACCCGGTCCTTATTATCGGGCCCCAAAAACCGAAAAGCAATCTGAATATGCGACGTGCGGATGAAAAACATTGCCCCTAGCTGAGCCATCATGGGTCGGGAGTCAACTCCACTGTGAGTCTTAAGACTGTGAATGTCCCGCAGGGAGATCCCAGTAGTTTCGGATGCGGCCAAAGAAACGTTCATCATTCCTCTGGTTGCTGGAATGGTTGGGGTGTCATATGGAGGGTCAAAAAATCCTTCAAACAAGATCGACACGCCTGTATTTTGGATTCGTATATACGGGTTGCACTCCACTGCCGCCCACGCTTTCATGAGGCTCAATACGTATTCTACCAGAAACGTGTCCCCGTCACCTTGAAAGCTATACAGTTGAAATATGCTCTGGGTTGGGAGTTTCGTTGGGGTGTACGTTCCTCCCCCGCATACTCCAGCCTGCATTGTTGTTGGGGCGACAGAACGGATACGATAAAGCAGTCCATCAAAAGTATTTTCCTGCAAAAACGCGTTAGTTTTCTGATAGGAGCTCATAGTTAAGGAGGGTGCTAAGAGAGTAGGTACTATGGATCACCGATAAGTTTCACCCCTTTAAAATTTGATGCAGGTCTAAAAATCGGTTAATGACGGTGGCAAACTTCTCCTTACGTCTCACGAGAAGATCCGTGTGCACACACTGCCGCGAAGATCTGTGCTCAGCCTCCCCACGTCCAGAATCCTTTATATCAGTTCTGTGGGCCAATAAGGAAGCTAGGCGTTGAGTGCGGGATAAGTAATTAAGTTTTGCGTCAGTGGTTGGAAAGGCCACTTCCAGTTCGAGGGGAATCAAATCCTCAAACCAGATCGCCGCCCCATCGTTGGTATCTTGTGAGAGATACCGGGCGGCTAACGCGTCAATCGATTCTGCTAAAAGTACGTGGTCAGGAATCATATCGCGTAGTGTGGGTTTGCCCGAAGGTAAAACAGCAGACATCGTTTATTATGTTTGCTTTAAACCAACCGCTGGAAACGACCTTAGATATGCTCTCGCCCGAACACACCTGGCGAGAAGGCGCCTTTGCGGCCCCATATATTGCCTTCGACTCCAAACTTTTATCGTTTAATGACGACTTGTGCGCCGAGCTGTTAACCGCCTGTCATGTGATTGGGATCCCCCGCCCTGAGGATGAGGGGGTCGATCCCGCCCAGGGAGAAAGTACGCCCTCCGCCAGAACTTCGACCCCTTCTACCAACCCAGGGGGGCCAATGGAGCCTCCCGCTCCAGAAACAGATACAAGTACATATGTTACAGTCGCTGGAGATACCTTTGCTTTGGACCGGCCATGTCTTGTTTGTCGGACGATAGAGCTGTATAGACAAAAATACGGCCTTTCTACACAATGGGTTATTGACTATGCATTTCTATGCGCCAAGTGTCTTAGCGCCCCAGCGTGCGCGGTGAGCATCTTTATCTCTGCGTTTGAGTTTGTGTACATCATGGATCGATATTTCTTAACATCAAAGAATGTTACATTAGTGGGATCGTTTGCCAGATACGCCCTCACAATTAACGATATACATAGGCACTTTTTCCTCCATTGTTGCTTTCGCACAGATGGGGGGGTTCCCCATCGACCCCTAGGCAAGCATAAACCTGAGGACCGAACAACCCAGCCCGATAAGGTCCAGTATTCTAATTATTCGTTTTTGGCCCAGCTCTCCACCCGCGCGCTGCTCAACACGTTGAGCAGCGGTTGGGACGAAACCTCAAACACCAACCCTCATCGCGCCCTGACCACAGCACTTATGAATTGGAAGGACTGCGCCCGTAGGCTGGATTGCACCGAAGGCCGGCGATCTACTACAGAAAATTGTTGCTCTCGAGCCCTTACGCAAAACGCTGAGTTTGAAAAAACAGTTGGAGTCCAGGAAGAGGAAAATGGGTGGGAATATGCTGATCTGATACTTTTACTGTTATCAGAAACTCCAGCGGTCTGGGAACCTAGCCCGCCCACCCAAACCGCGGCCCGCACGCGACACGATGCGGTCGTTCGATCGTGGGCCTCCCATAAAACATCTCGAACCAGAGATATCGCTCCTCGGTTCGATCAGATCAACGTTCCAGGCGCTGGGCCCGATCTGGAGATGGGGCCCCTCATGGGAACAGTGTTAAAACACGGGCGCAGCCGTGGTCGCACGGGCGGAGAATGTCTATTATGCAATTTAATGGTCGTTCGGCCGTACTGGGTGGCTCTGCGTCGCCTAAAGGCCAACATACTTAAATATTCAGATAACAACACGGGATTGTTTGACTGCATCGTACCCGTGATTAATCAGATACACCTGAACGAAGAGCTTTGGCCTATGGACGGTGGTCGGTTTATCACGCTACTTCGAGCCGCGGGCCCCGAAGTTATCTTCAAACACATGTTTTGTGATCCTATGTGTGCAGTTACTGATCTAGAGGTGAACCCACGGCTCCTGTATGGGCACCCCCCCCGTCACCTCGAAGAAGAGCTTAGCTTATTCAAGGCCAAGTTAGCATGCGGAAATACGTTTGAGGGGCGTGTTTGTACGGCCCTGCGAGCCCTGGTGTATACTTTTAAGACGTATCAGGTATTTATACCGAGACCCACCACACTCGCTACATTTGTTCGTGAGGCCGGGGCACTACTCAAACGACATTCCCTCTCTCTGTTATCTCTAGAACACACCCTCAGCACTTATGTATGATCCAAGGTCACCCCCGACGAGCGGGACCTCCAGGTCCCCAGAGCCTACATATCGTCCATATAGTCCGCTAGAGCCCTCTCTCAAACTTGTTCGCCAGAAAAGACGATCTCAGCTTCGCCGGAAATCTACCCATAAGGGGTCTAGAAGGGCCCTCTGGCCCGATGAAGACAGATATCGTGGGATTTTCGCAGCTCTAGCTCACAAACCATCGGAGGAGATTGCTCTGGTGCGTGCAATCTCTGTCCCCCTCATTCAACACATACCGATAAAATTGCCCTATAACTTGGATCAAACGGTCGCCGATAACTGCCTCACCCTTTCGGGCATGGGGTATTACTTAGGGATTGGTGGCTGTTGTCCTGCATGCGCCACAAACGGCAGGAGACCGGCCCCGAGCAGCCGTGAGGCCCTCATCCTCGCATTTGTACAGCAGATCAATACTATCTTTGAACATCGAGCGTTCCTGGCTTCCATTAAGGTTTTAGCCGAAAAACAGCAACTATCACTGCAAACTCTGCTAGAGAGCATCCTAGCCCAGCCAGAGTTATTCTTTGTGCATGCTATTCTACGGGCGGGGGACTCTTCCGACCCCCGCCTTCTCTTCTACCCTGACCCCTTGTACGGGGGACATATGTTATATGTCGTGTTCCCCGGGACCTCTATCCATCTACATCATCACATAATCGACCGAATGCTTACAGCCTGCCCCAGCTACAAATTTATTGCACATGTTTGGCAAACACTGTTCGTGCTTGTTATACGGCGCGGTACAGAAAAACCAACGGACAGCGATATCCCAGCGGTTTCTGCAGCGGACATTTATTGCAAAATGCAGGACATCAATTTTGATGGAGGTTTCCTGTCAGAATATCGAAAGCTGTACATAACCTTTGATGAGTTTCCTCCTCCGTAATACCACACCCGATGGGTTCAAACCCCGCCTTTTTTAATCGATTTACGAGCTCTTCATCTTGATGCCAAACTTCTGGAATAAACCGCTTAAGCAAATTCTCTGTGATCTTTGTATCATTCCCAAACAATGCTTTAAAGGTTACGCAAGCTGCACTTAAAAGGTGAGAAAAATAGTAGTCTGTGTTTAAGGGTACGTTATTAGTTATAACATAGGTGGGATCCTCAGCCAATTCGGAGATGAGTAATTTGCGCCGCTTGGGTTCAGAAGGTTTTCGGCCCGTCGAGACTTTCCCGGTTGGGGTTTTAAGGGGAGCTTTAGGGACATCCCCTCTCAGCCCCATGATCGTCGATGCAAGCTCTTCCACCTCTGGTGTTTGGGCGACTATCACATAAGGGATTCTATCTTTCACGGAGGGTACTTGTTCTCGACGGGCCATCAACTTGTAATATACTGTAAGGTGGGCTAGGCGCTTATTAGTGTATGCGGCCGGGGGGCGGCTTAGCTCAGCTGTCAGTATAAAATCGTTAATGTCCCTGTTCGGGTCAGTTATATACTCATGAGCTTTAATCAGGGCGCTCCCAAACTCCTTAAGCCCCGGAGGGAGGGGTTGTGTCAACCAATCGGCGGCAGGTCGCCCAGCCAACTCTGCCGCGGCACCCGATACGACGTCATTGTAAAACAGCAAATCGACCAGCACCTTTGATGTCCTGTTAATAAAGGCGCAGTTATTCTTGCGAACCAAATCCACACCTCTGATCAACATCTTCCCTCCATGAATGACACCCACGTACTTCTTTTTTGCAATCAATAGCAATTTAGTAAATGTCTTTTCGCACTCAAGCTTGATGGGGGGGGGAAACAGGGCTTGGGAGATTTGATTTGCCATAGCGTCCCCTAAGGCAACCAGCCCTTCGGCCGTCACCCCACAACACTTGACAAAGATTGAGTCAGTGTCCCCATAGATAATTGTCATCGAGAACGGGCCCTCGGTCACCATCGTGGTGGCGGATGGAAAATCGGTTACAAATTGGGAAAATGTTGCCCACCGCGAATGGACGTAAGCTCGTGTTTTTAGTAGCATGTCACGTCCGATCGTGGTGACGGTGGCAGCGACGTGGATGCACGGTAACAGTCCATGTTGAACTCCTGTAAAACCATACACCGAATTGCAGACAACTTTGATGGCGGCTTGCTGTTTATCTAAAAGAACCGCATCTTCGGGCGAACTCTCTGGAATGCGGCGTCGAATTTGTTTGCGCATCGCTAACCAGTCTTTTAAAAGAATACTCAGTAGACTCTCTCGGATGTGCGGTTTGACAAAAAAAAGAACGGTTCCATTCACTTCGATGCGCAAGTAGTCTTTCTGAGGATCCAGATGAGCCACCGCTTCCGATCGTAACGTTAATGTGCTGAAACAAAGGTTATATGCCTGAATGATGCTAGGGTAGAGGCTCGCAAAATCAAACACTACCACCGGATACACATGAAACCCAGCGGTCGGGTCCAACACCTTTGCTCCCTGGTAACCGACTTGTCTGCCGGCCCCACGAACTGGGGCCTGATGGTCCTCCTCATCCACCCCCGCATCCCCATCTTCCGACGCATCATCATCACGATCTTCGTTGTCTCCCGCCTCATTAGGGGGCTTCTGGGGGGTTGAGTCATAGGTGGTAGAATTAAATCTGGTGTTGTTGTCTGGAAGGATAAACCCTTTTTGGCCGGCCAATCGCAATAAACAGGTAAAAACGCGAATCTGCTGACCGTCATAAATGGTCCTCGCTAAACTGATTCCCGCTAGGCGGGCCACGGCGGCCAGTTCTAAGTGTGGATGAAATTTGAAAAACAGCTGACTGACCAGTAAAGAGTCCTGAATACAGTACTCTGCAATAACCCCTCGTTTGTCGGCCCCTGCTGCAAAATACTCTGGAATGTCCCTATAGTTTAGGTCTTTTTTCTTGTCCTGAAGAATCGCTTCCGCCACTGCGTTTAATTTGTAACTGGAGAGTTTTACTTTCTCTGTGATGATGCCATACATGTCGATATTAATTGCCCCATTGACTTTAATTTTGCTGCGCTTCTGAAAACTGCTTTGGCTTACGTCCCATATCTTGAACAGACCCCGTGAGTTAAGTCGCCCATAACCATCCAAGGGGATTTCATAAATATCTGTAAGTTTAGTGACGATGAATGGCCAATCGAAATTAATTATGTTATACCCTGTAATGAACTCAGGTCCATACTGTTTAAAGAAGGTCATGAAAGCCAGTAAAAGTTCAAATTCGCTATCGAACTCCAACACTGTTATGGACGGGAGGTTCCTTGATTTTAGCTCAGTTTGGTAGGCATCAGGGATATCACATGCACCTAATGAAAATAGAAGAATATGCTCGACGTTCCCAGATGGTACGTCGTGCAGGATACATGAGATTTGAATAATCAGGTCTTCCGAATTCGACGCCACTGGGAAGGCCAATTCATCAGCCCCGCCCGCCTTACATTCGATGTCAAAGCATAGAAGTTTGTAATTTGGGAGGTCCTGTCGAGCGATATCAACGGCCAAGTGATCCGCTGTGCAATTGATTTCAATGTCACTCGAAGTGCTGAATGCCGCGGGGGGGCGCTGTTGGGCCCAGCTGTTATTGGGCCCAACCTTCAATCGGTACCATCCAAAGGTAACAAATCCATTATTCAAAATGAATCGCGTCGTGGCGTCCACCCCACATTCAAATTTTTTCAATTGAGGGTGGAAGTTATCACACAGGTACGACAGCGTTCGACCGTTGCGCGTATAAATGCGATAATACTGTGTGGGAAGAGTATCATAATAATAGATATCAGATTTAGTTACCACCTCGATCTCAAATTGGTCCGCTGAAATATTGCGGAATGCCGGGTTGGTGGTTTCCCGTAAGGTGGTGGCTAAGTACTCACACAGGTCCCGAGGGGTCTTACAGTGTAGTTGGCGATCAACATCGTCCTTGGCCATATAAAAATACTGCCGCGTCCCATAAACATGAACGGCGATCCGACGGCCGGATTCCGTTAGCCCAAGTAAGGTTATAATGGTGCCACTGGGGATAATGTGGTTAATAAAAGTGCCATGAATGAGCGAAGCTTTGGGGTTGTGACCATATTCTACTGACTCCACAATGTCGTAAATATGGAACGGCTCCAATCGATCCATGGGGGTCATTGTAGGGGCATTATCTCCCCAATTTTGCGTTCGGCGAGGCCAAAACGCGGTCCCCGAATCCAGAATATCGCGTTCCTCCCCATCGCAGTAAACTTTAGGGGGGCGGTTGACCTGTCCGCGATGCACCCCAGAGCGCTGGTCCGGAGCGGCGTCCTCATCTAATGCCCGTGGGGCAATAAACTTAAACTCGCCACACGTACTATAGTACGTGTGGCGAGTAAATTTTTGTGGCTTACCCGCCGATGCGAAGTGTTGTTTTGTTTGGGGCTTATAAAAATTGCGCCTTACGCATGACGAAGAACCAACGCTCGTCTGTGTCTGTTGGCCCCCCAGTCTAAAAAAATTAGATGCTGCCCGAACCGACTTTAAGGTTGGGTTGGGAGCTAAGGTATTCCTAGAGCTGGCCATCCTCCACCAGATGAGGTAGCCAATGACACGGACAACCCATCTGATGGGTTAAGTCCAAAAGTACACCCGAAGCGCGGCTTTATATGTATTTGTACAAAGTGGGCGGGGCCTCCCCAGAAGTGAGAACGCCCAGCGTTCGCACTTCGTCCTAATAATATATATTATTAGGACGAAGTGCGAACGCTGGGCGTTCTCACTTCTGGGGAGGCCCCGCCCACTTTGTACACGTGGTTGGGGGTTGGGTTACAGACAATGCGTTAGGCGGGGTTGTGTCTGTTCACGTTTCCTCCGCCCTGCTCAAAACCTACAAATAACGCACAAACTCTTCCTCTTTTAGCCACAACATTGCGTCTCTACAAGAGGCCGTGTTTGATGTGGAATCCCCCGTCAAGCTTCAATAAATTTAACCCTAAATTGTGGGGTCCCCAACTTCCAGCGTGAGGCATATCTGCTATTGGCAAGTCGACCCCCCCCACACCCAGGATGGATGCAAAGAAGAAGACCGCAACAACAAAAATACCCCCCGGTCCCTTGGGGTACATTTACATACGCCCCTGCCCCATGGAATGTTTGGCTGAACTCTCCCTTCTTTCTGCCCGCAGCCTCGATTCGGATGTCGCCGTGGCGCCGCTAGTGGGGGGGCTAACCGTAGAACCTTCGTTCAAAACTAACGTGGCGACAATCATCGGAACACGGACAACAGGTTTAGGGGGGAAGACGGTGTCATTAAAGTTAAGCCCCACTCATTACCGGTCGTCGGTGTATATTTTCCATGGGGGGCGCCACCTGACACCCAGCACGAATGCACCTCATCTTTCTAAGCTATGCGCGCGGGCCAGCAAACAGTTCGGGTTTTCGGAATACAATCCAGCGGCAGTTGAGCTGAGCCACGAGACTACGGGTGAGGACTTGTGTAAGCACGTTGGTTTGCCCCCCGAGACAACGATGATTTACCTTGTGGTTACAGAAGGGTTTAAAGAGGCACTGTACATCGGTAATGCTTTCCTGCATACTGGTGGAGTGGAAAAAATTCTCATTGGGGAGGACGAAACGTTTCGTATTCCAATTTACCTGCTCCAGATGTTTATGCCTGATTTTCAACGGGTGATCACGGACCCCTTCAACAAAAACCATCGTGCCATTGGGGAAAATTTTAATTACCCGAAACCGTTTTTTAACCGGCCTCTAATGCAGCTGCTATTTCAAGCTGTCTTTGGACCAACCGCTGTGGCCCTGCGGGTCCGAAATATCGATGAGTTTATTCGCAGCGCCGCGCATTTAACATTTGAAGAAAACTACGAAGGTGCGACACTGTCTCAAGAAATTACATTCACAGCTCTCGATGGGGGGCCGGGCAAACTTTCTCGCAGTGGGGCTTCGAGCAGCTCAAACCTGGGACAGGGAGGCTTCGAGCAGCGCCTCGCCTCGGTCATGGCGGGCGATGCAACTTTAACATTGGAGGCTATCATGTCTGCGGCGATCTTTGACGAACCGCTTACCGACATCACATCGTGGCCTTTGTTATCCGAACAGAACACTTCCCTGGATCGGGCTACTGCTATAGGGTCTTATCTAGGTCGTGTAGCCGGCTTAGTGGGGGCAATGGTGTTCAGCACAAATTCGGCACTACATTTGACAGAGGTTGAAGACACTGGGCCTGTGGATCCTAAGGACGCGACTAAACAATCGTTTTATAGGTTTTTTTTGGTTCCCGGGACCCACGTGGCAGCAAACCCTCAGATTGACCGAGAAGGACGCCCGATCCCTGGTCACGAAAAACGGGCCCTGGCCCCGCTAGCAGGAGGAAATCAGGAGTTTAAAGGGGACCATCTAGCGCTTCTTTGTGGGTTTTCGCCAGCACTTCTGGCCAAGATGCTTTACTACCTGGAAAGGTGTGATAGTGGGGTCATCGTCGGAAGGCAAGAAATGGACGTCGTGCGGTATGTGGCAGAATCGCAACACACAGACGTTCCATGCGATCTCTGTACTTATGATACACGGCACGCGTGTGTTCATACCACTCTAATGCGTCTAAGAGCCCGCCATCCGAAGTTTTCTAACACGACACGGGGGGCGCTAGGAGTGTTTGGGACAATGAACAGTTTATATAGCGACTGTGACATCCTTGGGAACTATGCGGCATTTTCAGCCCTCAAACGGGCCGATGTGCAGGAGACAACAAAGAGCATCATGCAGGAGACCTACCGGGCGGCTGTGGACCGGGTTCTCAACGAGCTAGAAAATCTACAATACATCGACCAGTCGGTGCCCACCGCCCTTGGGAAATTGGACTCCATCATTACTAACCGGGAGACGTTTCATACCGTCGTTAGTAATATAACCCAGGTCGTAAATAACGAAGTTGATCAACTTGTCCACAACTTGATCGAGGGCCGAAATTTTAAAATCAAAGAGAGTCTCTTTGATGCCAACCATACTATGCCTCTGACCCTTGACCCACATGCTTGTGGTCCGTGTCCTATCCTACAGCTCCTCCACCACCGATCCAATTTGGTGGTGTTCCAAGACTTGGCGTTAAGCCAATGTAGCAGCGTCTTTGCGGAACATTCGGTGGAAGGCCGGAACTTTCGAAATCAATTCCAGCCGTTGCTTCGTAAACGGGTTCTGAACCTGTTCAATAACGGGTTCTTAGTAGCGAAGCCACTTACCATCGCGCTGGAGGATGACGTTGTTATTTCAGCCCCGAGTTTATTCGCTGGGCAGGAGGCTCCCGCAGACACGTTTGAGGGGGACATTGCACGTGTGAGTATCGATGTTCCGAAGGAACTTCGCGTCAAAAGTCGAGTGCTATTCTCCAGCGTGGGAACTACCGCCTCTGAATCCGCGCGTGCGCGCGTAGCCAGTCTACAGGCAGCGTACAAGAAGACGGACAAACGGGTTGATATTCTTCTGGGGCCCGTTGGATTCCTGCTTAAACAATTCCATCCAGTCATTTTCCCTAATGGGAAACCCCCAGGCTCAACACAGCCTAACCCACAGTGGTTTTGGACCGCTCTCCAAAGAAATCAGCTACCCGCCCGATTGCTTTCTCCGCCCGATATCGAAACCATAATTTTTGTGAAGAAGTTTTCCATGGAGTATAGCACGAACAACTTTATAAATCTCACCCCAAACAACGTCAGCGAGTTAGCCTTGTATTATATGGCCAATCAGATCTTACGTCAGTGTGACCATAGTGAATTCTTTATCAATACACTGACGGCTATAATATCTGGATCTAGGCGCCCCCCCAATCCATTGACGGTGGCTAGTTGGGCCCCCCAGGGCGGGGCCGCCCTGGAACACGGAGTAAAATCCTTATCCGAGAACATCGACGCCTACCCTGGGGCTTGGTCCTCGATGTTTGTCAGCTGTAATCTGCTCAGGCCCGTTATGGCTACCCGTCCTATGGTTGTTTTGGGATTAAGTATCAGCAAGTATCATGGGATGGCAGGCAATGATCGCGTGTTTCAAGCAGGAAATTGGGCTAACTTAACGGGGGGGAAGAATGTTTGTCCATTGTTGCTTTTCGACCGCACTCGCAAATTTGTTCTAACCTGCCCACGTGCAGGGTTTCTGTGCAGCTCGTCAGTTACCGGGCTGGGGGTGCATGAACATTCGCTGTGTGATCAGTTACGAGCTATTATAATAGAAGGGGGGGCAACCGTCGCCAGCAGTGTGTTTACCACTGTCGTTAAAAGTTTGGGTCCCCGCACACAACAGCTTCAGATCGAAGATTGGTTAGCGTTACTAGGGGATGATTATCTAAGCGAAGAGATGATGGACTTGAACGCCAGAACGCTGGAGCGCGGGAAAGGAGAATGGACTTCCGAAGCCGCTTTTGAAGTCGCCCGTGAAGCGGAAAATTTGTTAAACCAAAGTAATCTGGCTGATGACGAGATGTTCAATTTTGGGGAATATGAAGAGGGGGAGTCGACTCCCCCCGGGTCCTCGGGCCCATCGCTGTTTTCTAGTACCAAAAAACGCCCCGGGGCTATCGAGGATCTGTTTGGCGGAGCGCCCCCTGAGAAAAAAGGGGAACTGACCCTTGACATGTTGTAATTTGTTATTGCCTGTTTACGCGGAGGGCGAAACAGTTTTACCCCGCACTGGGCCCGTTGTACCCTTTAATATAAAGATTATATTCTCTGTTCGGTGTTGACGTTATTATTTACTAGTTTTAATCTTAGGATATGACGTCATATACTAACTGGTGGGAGCGGGGGGCTTATAAACGGGTTCTGTGGTTCTTGTTTGCTTAAAGTTTCATGAGGTGAGGAGGATGGCTGAGGTGGACATCCCTTCCATACTCGAAACTGCTTCTAGAGCGCGCCAGAAACTACTCGTGTTATTGGGACAGCTACAGACATATATTTTTCAAATAGAGCTGCTCAAGCGATGCGACCCTCAAATCGGCACGCAACAGATGGCGAAGCTAAAATTAAATATTTTACAGGTAATGCAACTTAAGTTGCAGTTGGGAGATGGGCTAACCGATCAACAACTTAGACTACTAACGCCATTATCGGTCACGGTCGATTTGCTCCTTGAATACAGTCATCGAGAAGGAGTTAGGGTGCTCCGTGCGTTAGAAGTGTTTAGTGCCACCGGGGACCCAAAACAGTTCTTTGAGTTGTCTATGGGATTGGTCGGCCCCTGTCCATACCACCAGCCCATCCAGTTAGAGACTTATGGTGGAACGATTGACAGCGAAATATGTTTTTTGCATGATGTCGAGAATTTTCTCAAGCAGCTGAACTATTGCCATTTGATAACCTCCCCCATGCGTGCGAACCAAACACTAGCTCAGGTAAAACAGTATTTAACGGTAACTATTGGGTCGGGGCTCATCGTCCCGCCGGAAATAAATGATCCCTCACACCCGTGTTTTGTGTGTTTTGAAGAATTATGTGTCATCGCCAACCAGGGCACAACTGTTGCCAGGAGGCTTGCAGATACTATCTGTAACCATGTGACACAACAAGCAAAGGTACGTATTGATGCAAACGAGCTACAACGGTATCTGCCGCACATCCAAGGGATCTCGGAGCCTGCTCGTACATTGGCAATGGGAGTGATGGACCAGCTGTTAGATCGCTCCGGACATCAGGAGGGGACAAGAGAAAACCCCCAACTAGATTCTATCCACAGTGAGGCGGGGGCGATTCTTGAAGCGCATGATGTTTTCAAAACCGCCACCCCAAGGCTTTATGCTATTAGCGAGATGCGATTTTGGTTGATCTCAGGAAATCGCGAAAGGCAAACGACCATGGAAACGTTTGCGGCTAACCTGAACGAGCTAGCTAAGCGTGAGCTTCACCAAGAGCTCATCACCACCGCGGCCGAGCTTGCCATTTTTAAGCGGCGGGGGGTACGGTTTGACCGGTTTTATGAAGATATTGTTAAGGCGGTCGACATGATCGACGCCCTGATTTTAGGGGGCCAAGCAACGGCGCCGGATGATCAGATTGAGGCGCTTATACGGGCGTGTTACGATCATCACCTAACAACTCCACTGCTACAACGGTTGGTGAACCCGGAGCGGTGTGATGAAGAAGCACTCAGGAAACTTTTAACCCGATCTGAGGCCCCCTCGGGAGGCGATGAGGGAACTTGCGGAGAACCCGACACCAGATCTCCGCAAGCGCGGCTAGACAACAAGGATATGTCGGAGCCCGAAGCGTGGGCTGATGTGGTAGCGCGTGCGATGACAGACGTGCGAGAACGTCGCAGGTTGTATGCGGAAAGATTGACCAAACGATCCTTAAATGCTTTGAGCAGATGTGTTCGAGAGCAGCGTGGGGAGCTAGAAAAAATGTTACGTGTAAGCGTTTATGGTGATGTGCTCCCCGTAATTTTTTCCTCCTTGTTTAATGGGTTTTCTTCGAGAGCCCAATTTGTTCTCAACACCAGCAAAGCGGGGACGGTTATCGATAACAGAACAAATGCAAATATTTTTGATGCGCATCGGTTTATGAGAGCGTCACTGTTACGCCACCATATCGATTCGGCCCTGCTCCCGGCAATCACCCACAAATTCTTTGAGCTGGTCAACGGACCTTTTTTTGACCATTACACTCACAATTTTGCACAACCCCCCAACACCGCGCTGTACTATAGTGTAGAAAACGTGGGGCTGTTGCCCCACCTGAAAGAGGAGCTAGCCCGCTTCATCTTAAGTACGAATGGGGGTGGAGCTTCTTGGGCCATTAGCGACTTTCAAAAGTTTTATTGTTTTGACGATATTTCCGGAATAACCCCCACCCAGAGAGTGGCATGGAAATATATTCGGGAGCTCATTATCGCCACCACTCTCTTCACCGCAGTCTACCGATGTGGAGAAATTGAGCTCCGTCGCCCTGATCACACCTACCCAACACCCGAAGGGCACACTAACTACCCCATCGGCCTTTACATAACGTATGATACGGAGTGCCCTCTTATAGCTCTTGTGGAAAACGATCCCAGTGGGGATATCGGGCCCGCCTCCGTTGTCATCTACGATAAGGACGTATTTTCTATTTTATACTCAATTCTACAATACTTAGCCCCCAAATTGTCGGTCAGTTCAGGTAGTGGTCAGGATCAGAGCCACGGTACACAGTAATATGGCCGTGCACCCCCCACTACGCCCGCGTTTGTGGTTGACTCGTTTTTGGTATATGTTTATTGTCGGTGGGATTCTTGTGGACACCGGAGGAAATGCAAAACCAACCCAACCCCTAAACAAACAGACCCGCTCTCCTGAGAGGGGTTCAGATCCCTCACCTCCACCACCGGATGAGGTGGAACCCCGATTCAACCAAACAGTTGAATCGGGTCACGCCCAGCTCCGTGAACACATCAGAGGTGTGAAGGCGGGAGATGGGGATTCGGAGTTTTATGTTTGCCCGGCCCCCACGGGGGCCACAGTGCTTCAATTTGAGAAACCCCATCCATGCCCTTCGGCCCCCACCGGCGATAATTACACCGAGGGGATTGCTATTATTTTTAAAGAAAACATAGCTCCCTACAAGTTCAAGGCGATGATGTACTATAAAGATGTTACGGTTTCGCATGTTTGGTATGGGAGTTCCTATGCTCAACTTACTGGGTTGTTTGAGGATAGAGCACCAATACCTTTTGCGGAAATTATGGACTTCATAAATGATAAGGGGGTGTGCAAATCTACGGTGAAGTATACACGCCATAACCTCGAAACGACCGCTTTCCATGAAGACTCTGGCGAGAAGGAGATGCCATTGACGCCCGCAAAAATGACGCTTAACACGGCTCGGGGGTGGAACACTGTGGGTTTAAAATATCTCCCGTCATGGACAACGGGGTTTCATCGAGCCGGAACTACAGTGGATTGTGTGGTGGAGGAGGTCGAGGCCCGATCCGTGTACCCTTACAAAGAGTTTGTTCTGGCGACTGGAGATTTTGTCTACATGTCCCCGTTCTACGGGTATAGGGAGGGGGCGCACAAGGAACATATCGCATATTCAACCGATCGATTCAAGCAAGTGGAAAATTTCTATTTGCGGGATCTAACGGATGGGTCCCGCGCAACCAATCCAACAACCAGAAACATGCTGACAACCCCAAAGTTTACCGTCGGATGGGACTGGGTTCCCAAGAAACCATCTGTCTGCACAATGACTAAATGGCAAGAAGTCGATGAGATGCTCCGATCTGAGCATGGTCGTTCTCTCAGGTTTTCCTCGAAGTCCTTATCCACCACCTTCACGACCAACACAACTGAATATCCCTTAGCAAATGTGGATTTGGGGGATTGTGTTCGGAAAGACGCTCGGGCGGCGATCGATTCTATCTTTCGAAAGAAATACAACTCCACCCATCTCCGCGTTGGGGACATTCAGTACTATCTGGCCAATGGAGGCTTTGTTATCGCTTACCAACCTCTCCTCAGCAACAATCTAGCTGATCTCTACCTTCAGGAGATCGTTAAAGAACAGGCCCGCCGAGCGCCCGAACCTAAGCAATCCCCGCCTAATCCTAAAGGTCCCCAAGCGACAAACACCTCAGCGTACCGCATGATCAAGACCACCTCCTCAATTGAATTTGCGAGGCTGCAGTTTACATACGACCATATCCAACAACATGTCAACGAGATGTTGGGAAGAATTGCAATCGCTTGGTGCGAACTGCAAAACCGGGAACTGACCTTGTGGAACGAGGCCCGGAAACTAAACCCATCTGCCATTGCCTCGGCCACCATGGGTTATCGCGTCGGTGCGCGCATGCTTGGGGATGTTATGGCCGTATCGACATGTCGGGCCATCAAAGCAGACAATGTGATCATGCAGAATTCAATGCGGGTGCCCGGAAAACCGGGCACGTGTTACAGTCGCCCTCTCATTAGTTTCAAACAGGATGACAACGGGCCCCTGATAGAAGGCCAGCTCGGCGAGGACAACGAAATACGTCTGGATCGAGACGGTATCGAACAATGTACGGTCGGGCACCGGAGATACTTTACCTTTGGGTCAGGTTATGTGTATTTCGAAGAGTATACTTATTCTCACCATTTGAGCCGGGCCGATATTACGACCGTCAGTACCTTTATTCCCCTGAACATAACCATGATGGAGGATCATGAGTTTGTTCCGTTGGAGGTGTACACGCGGCACGAAATCAAGGACAGCGGGCTTTTAGACTATACGGAAGTTCAGAGGCGGAACCAGTTGCACGCCCTTCGGTTCCACGACATTGATACGATCATACGCCCGGACCAGTACAGTGCTATCTTCTCTGGGCTATACTCGTTTTTTGATGGCCTCGGAGAGATCGGTCGGGCCGTTGGGCGGGTGGTGACGGGAATCGTTGGTGGGGTGGTTGCTGCTGTGGAGGGTGTTGAGTCATTTATGTCGAACCCGTTTGGGGCACTGGCAATCGGGCTTTTGGTCATCGCGGGACTGGTGGCTGCATTTTTCGCGTTTCGGTACGTCCTCCGTCTCCAAAGTAACCCTATGAAGGCCCTGTACCCGCTCACCACCAAAGAATTAAAACATGCGGGCAAGCTGCAGGTATCTGTTGGGGGGGAGGTTAGCCATGGAGGCGGGGAAGAATTTGATGAGACAAAACTAGATGCCGCGCGTGAGATGATTCGCTATATGGCCATGGTTTCCGCTCTTGAGCGGACGAAGCACAAAGCCAGCAAACGGGGCAGCAGCTCCCTCATCAACGCTAATGTTACCGATATGATCCTAAGAAAACGGCGCGCCCCCGCCAAATATTCCCCAATCAACGAAACTGATGACGAAACATAAATAAACACAGCTACAAAATACTCCAATCTATTCTGTTTTTATTTACCGCTATTGTCAAATTAAAAATTTCATCCCGCAAGCAAACTCTTGGGCCCTCTCATCATCTGGGCCCTCTCATCATGTGGGCTACGAACAAGTCAGCATCTCTGTTAGAGTCGATATCTACATGGGCCACGTTACTAGCGTTGACCACGGTGGGGGAGTCTGTAGCAACAGACTCTTGAATCATCATAGGAGCCGGGGGTTGAGGTGTGGGCTGAGCTATCCCCACATTGTTTCTTGGGGGATTGGGGATAGGTGTGCTGGGCAGGTTAGGCCCCGCAGGAGCAGTCAGAGCCCCAATAATAGTCCCGGGTTGGGTTGCGGGCGTTATGGGCTCCCGTGAGATTTCAGGATGGGTCTGGGTTTGAATCATCGGTCGAGCTCGAAGATGGGCGAGCTCTTGTTGAAGGGAGGTGACCGCTCCAACCAAAGCATGAATGGTATCGGGCGGCGGAGTGGACCGTGCGGTCGCATGTACCGGGGGGTGGCGTTTTGGTGGTGCCTCACCCGGGTAATAAGGAACCTCTCGGTCAACTCGATCATACTCCCATGAGCTATATTCAGGGTCGAAACGTTTTCTCTTGGTCGAAGTTCTACCGTCCCCGGTTGGGTATCCTAATTCTGATTTGCGCTCGGCCGCGAGAGCTCCCACCAACGCGGCGATCTGTGTCTCCAACGGACTGGGACCCAAGGCTGTATTTTGATATATAGGCCCTCCATAGTGTGTGTGGGGGTTTGGAGGTAGCTGATTTTGAGGCGTCCATCCCATGGGAACGTGGTGGGGAGTAAATGTGGGCGGTGGGGGCAGCGACTGATTTGCAACAAGCTGGCTATAATGGGCGGCTGGGACCCACAAATAGTTTCCGTCCCCGGGACTTTTTGTTGCAGCAGTGTTGTTCGAGGCCATCTCTATATCGCTTGCTGATATGTTGGTGCCGGCGAGGGAATCGAGTGAGGAGGACGGTATTTGGGTGCTGTGCTCGAGACCAGGTGAGCGCGAAATTGTCGGTGGGTCCTTTTTATATGGGTGTTCGGATCTGCCAGAACGCTCCGCCCCCCAAATCTTGAATTTTTCACTAGCCTGGAGATAGGTGTGTCCAGAGATACCCGCTTGGCGGCGCCTCTCGGCAAGCAGGCTCCACCGATCCCGAACCATCATGTTATTGACAGCAGTAGACAGTAGGGTCCGCGTTATGGCATCGGTCCCTGGACTCCAGGTCCGCCCAACTAGGGTGAGTTCGGCCTCAGCGGCGTCGCGTCTGATCTTTTCCTTAGAGACCGGGGACAAGTTATGAAATGTGTCTAAAACGGAATCCAGGGTCACATCATAGGTCACAATTGTCCCTTCGCGTCGTCCGATCGCACAAAGCGCTACATGCTCAAATTTAACACTATTGTGGGTATCGGGGGAGCCGATATGCCTCGTAGACAGTGAAACGGAGGGAAGGTAGTTTGTAATTAGGTACAATAAGCGTTCTTCACGGGATAGCGGGGGTCCTCGTCGGTCAAAGATCGTATGGCTGGCAGCTTGTTCCAACACCGCCTCGAGTTCTTTACACACCACCAAACCTACAAAAAACGGTCCTCGAGTATCGTTCACAATGGCCAGAACACGACCCACTTCACTGTTATCGTTGTGATCAACATTAATAGGGAGGGGTGTGCTCAGTTGAGTTGCTTCGACAACCTCTGGGGTAAGCTCCAACTCTTTAGCATCTCCACTACCATATAGGGCCAGATACCCTGCGACATAAATCGGCACTGCCGTGCCCGGCATCTGTGAAACGGGGTGGTCACTCGTGAATGGGTCCGGGGCCATAAATCACTCAGATGTTAACCAGACTATTATATACAAGACTTGCGTTGGTTGGTGGCGGACTCAAGACTGGGCGCATAAGGAGAGCCCCGCAACCTTTAAGCCCACTAAGCCTCGGACAGGTATTGGGGAATGAACCCGAGACACAAAAAATACAATAGATCATAATCGCTACTGATCTTAAAGGTGTTTGCTTTTTTTAGGTTAGTGGTAATACTTGAACGCCCTTGTTGGGCCAACAGGCCCAACCCCCGTTCGTATTGAAGTGCCAGTGCGCTGTGGGCATTGATAATGTCCCCAGTGGGTACCGTGGTTCTATTTCGGTTTGTCATTTCGAGAGCGGTCAGGCTGATGATGGCTGTGTGTCGAGGGTCGGGTGCTATATCGACGATTCGTTTATGCGCTCCAGTTGTACGGCCGATGGGGGGGTCTAAACTTAACGCGGATAACCCCGGAAAGATGTAGGTAAGTTCCATGTGAGGTTGCACGTTATACAAAGGAGTAATATAATTCCGGCATAACGCTTCGAAATTGTTATTGCCGCTTTTAATTGTCGTCGAGTCCGCCCCCGATGCACCCCTTGCTATCGCGTCGGATGGAACGGCTCCGGGTAACAACATCCCCAGTTGCATGGAATTGTTCAATCGATCAGTATAGACATTCCCGTTCATGAGCAGGCGCTGGATAACAACCAACCCAGTGATTGTGTTTATTGTTGACCGCAGCAGAGTTTGGGTTTCCCATAAAAAGAGATTCTGCCCGCGACTTAAGAAGGCAGCCGCTGCACGATTAACATCGTCCATGTGGGCCTGCTGGTCTGGGTCAATGTCCGTTGCCGTGTCTTTGGGGACTTCTCCGGGGGCGGCCGGTAAAACCCCGTGGGCCAAGAGTGCCAAGACAACCGTATGAGACGTTAGTGCCGTTCGGTCATAACGCCCACCGGGAGCCGAAAACTGCAATTTTGGCAGCTTGTCCTCCCTGTACCGATAACACGGCCGCCCACCTAGCGCACTGATCGCCTCGTTCATGGTTTCAATATACTGGGGTAGGTTACCAAGTAACTCCTCAAATGTGTTGGGGGGGTTAGCTATGTTGGGGGTCATCGCTCGGTGAAGGAGATACAAACACAGCACCGCGCATTCAAACGCCGTGTACGCGTATGAGCCCACGTAAATGCGCCCACAGGCCTGAAGGGACAATACAAGCGCCGTCATGAAAGTTTTTGAGATTCGGCCATTCCTGAAATCAGCGGTGCGTGTGGTAAGTGGGTGATCTGCGATCAGGCGTTCCTGTAGTGTTCTGTACCAAGCGCCAAACACAACCCCGCTGGACCCACCCGCCGCACGTCCGGCGTACACCATGGAAAGAAAATCAATCGGCAGGTTTGTCTCGTAACGCAAGGGTGGGTCGTTTCTTACTATCTGTACTTCGGTAGGTTGGGCATGTTTTATCGGGACATCTTGGGGGTCTGTCGCTAGCTCGGTATCGGTGCTGTGGGGTTGAGCGGTATGAGTACTCCGAGTTTCGATAACCTCAGTGGCTTCTAAAAACTGCAACGCTTCAGCAATGTTGCCCACGTTATGCTCCAACGGCCTGATGCGTTCGGTAATTTCGTGGGGTAGTTCGGCTGCCTGGGCTAATGCATTCTCTAAGGCCGCAGCGGCCGCCATATGTTGCGCGCGCAAGACCGCGAGCTGTTCCTGTGTGGTCTCCTGCGGAGCTGTGAAGATGGGCTCCGTCCAAAATTCAACTGGGAAAGGGGGCGTAATAAAATTACGGGCATCCGGAATAATAAAATGTTTGTGTTCCCACAGATCTTGGGCATCAAAGGTATAATGAAAATTCATCGTCGTTTAAGCGCGATAATGTAAGACGGGTGGGGGAAAAATCACATCGGCTCTGGGGATGGATGTCACTCGCTTCGAATAAACTAGAGTAGGCTGGGCTCCCAGAGACCAAATTCCATCAATGGCAATGTTATATCTGGGGGGATTCTCTGGCTACATAGGGTTTAATAAAACTTTCCTGTGCTGTACTTACCCAAAAAGAGCGGATATGGTTTGCAGCAGACCACCGCTTGCTGACGAGGAGGGGGTGGGGGGTGGAGCACGAGAGCCACATGCCCGGGTAAATTTGCATCGATGTTTGTGTTTTCGTGGTTTTTTACAACGGGCAGGTTTCGAAGGTACAGTGTAGGTCGATAGGCCCTGTAATGTCCGGGCCAATCCCCCCACATTGCCCTGAATTGTTTTAGGTGGGAGGCGAATCACCTTAAACGCCTTCAAAGTTTTCTGAGAAACAAACACTAGAATAGGACATATGTATAATGGGCTGGTCCCAGGGGGTATGTAGGTGTGAATTAGGGCTAGAGAATCTCTTAACTGTGCGAGCCCGGTGATCTTTTGCTCTCGTTTACTTGCAGACTCCGTTCCAGAAACAAATTTGCATGTTTTGAGTTCTACGATAAAACACGCCCCGGCTATCTGGGTGTTAGGTCCAAATTCACAAATGCAAATACAGTCTGGTCTCCGCCCCTTTAAATCCACCTCATATATAACACGGACGTGTGTCGGGGGATCTGGTGAGAAGGTCTTCACAGAGACTGTAAGCACCTTAAGGAACTTTCCTGCAATCTTGGTGCGATTATATTTACGCACCTCCTCATTAAACACCCTATAGAACCGCGTGTGGCTTCGCACTCCAGCTCGTAACACCTGCCGTCTACCAACCACACCCATGGATTCATCCACAAAGGCACCGATCGATTATTTCCCCTTTATGCGCCCAGGGGCCTGTTTGAAAGCGTATCCTGAGATGGCCGCAGTGCTGCGAATCTATTTAGATGGTCCGCATGGGATAGGGAAAACCACGCTGGGTAGCTCGCTGGCCAAAACTCTGTCTCCTCACACCAGCACCGTTTTCGTCCCGGAGCCTATGGCGTATTGGCGGGCGGTCGGGGGTGTTGATGCGATCGCCAACGTGTATGAGACCCAACGCCGCCGAGACAATAATGAGATTTCAGTCGACGAGGCCAGCCTTATTATGACAAATACCCAGCTTTTAATGAACACGCCATATATGGCGCTGGACCAACAAATGGAGCCGTTGCTTGGATGGGGGGCCAGCCCTTTACCACCCCCGCGTCCCACACAAACGATAATTGTGGACCGCCACCCCATCGCATCTTTGGTATGCTATCCCCTTGCCCGATATCTTATGGGGAGCTTCAACATTCAAACTGCGATGACATTTTTGTCCTTCATCCCTAAGATCCCTCCAGGAACCAACTTGGTGTTGGGTAAGCTGCCCGGAGGAGAAACAGCACAGCGTTTGTATGAACGCAGCCGTCCCGGAGAGGTGATGGATTGGCATATGATTGGGTGTATCCATAATATATATGATCGCCTTCAAAACACTATCTCATATATCCAACAAGGGCATAATTGGCGGGACGAATGGCACACGTTAGTACCCATGACCGCGATGGATATCAGGTTCGAGCCTGTGTCTGGTTGTGAAACCCCATGCATTCGTGACACACTATTTGCAGTGTTTTGCACCCCAGCTCTAGCCCAGCCGACAGGTCGGCTGTCCAACGTGCACGCGGCCGTGTTTGATATTCTGAGCGACCGACTTGGACGGTTCAACATGTTCGTGCTGGACTACAATCGACCTGTGGAAGACTGCCTGAATGACCTTTTGAAACAGTCGCAGGGGATGACTTACACAATTACCTCAAAAGAGGACCTTAAAAAGTTAAATGACGTTATCACGACCTATATACAAACAGAGGGATGAGAACTAGAAAAATAAAAACTTTTATTATACAAACATGTGACTCCTGAGTGGGTTGTTAAATAGCCAGGGTATGTATGTGGGTGCTCACAGTTGGTTGTGTGTGGGGTATGTGGTTATCTATAGCGTTTACACATCAATACAACCTGCGGTCGAGGCAATCATTTGCTTCGTTGGTGCCTTTAGGGATGTTGCTCATATGTAACATCGTCCCTCGAGTAGTTTTTGTGTTTGTCTGTTTGGGGGGTTTTGTGGTAGGCGATGGCGAATATTACACCGAGCGGACCGACGACTGGTTCGACCCCAACAACCCCCACAGCCAGACATATTGGCGTGAGCTAGAGCGCCAGCGTTTATGGCTACCGAATATTCATTCACCACAACAGGGGTTAGCACCCCCAACAACATTAAATCTGTCCACAGCCACGATCCCCCAGCTTAATTGGTATGACCCGGATTTTTGTTTCTTTTTTATTACAAACATGAGTTACCCCCGCGATCCGGGGGTATTGTTGTACCTCTCCAAAGACGACATCCGTGGGATCCTAAGACCGGCCCCAACGATCGCTAGTGAACCACATCCTCGTGCAGAGGCTCCCTTTGGTGATGTCTTCCAACTACCAGGGTTACAGTATACCCCTGCTGTTAGTTCGGTGTTGAGGTCGCGAGCCTATATCTCATATTATCCGTTATTTATTTGGTACGAGCCGGCGTTCCCTCGTGGAAAGGACACTGCCACCCAAGAGTACCCTAACGGCAAAAAACACATCCCCATCACAACGCCTCATTTTAGCAGAGTGTCCCCTACAATAATATCCTTAACTCCGTCCGTTATTATAAATGCGACCACCAGCTGGTTCAATGGAGCTCAATTAGTACGTCCTCCACATCGGCGAGTATATAGGTCCACATCCACAGCCACCTGGCCAACCGTCATATGGGACACTGGATCGTTTACCCTAAAGTGTGATGCTGCGTTGACGCGTGCTCGATACGGTCACAAGTTTATGGGCTTAACAATATCCCTGAGGGATAGTTTTCCTGTCGAGATTATAGTTACTCCCGCGGATGTGCTTGTTTTAGGAATATCGAGCGAGTGGTCTACGACAAAAATACCCCTCCCTGGGCCTCAGGCGGGGCCCAACTATCGGGTGTACTGGGCTGGGCCCATAACCGCCGAAGAGCAACCATCCCACTTCTCAGCGCTGAGCGACATGCTGGCCTACCCCGAGGAAAGTGCTGATTATATCTATCCCATCGCAAAAGCGTACGTAACCATGTTTGAGCATGCGCGATCTGGGGTTCTAACCCCCCCTCAACCAGCCCTTTTTTGGCGCCTATCCGGGCTGCTTGCAACATCTGGGTTTAATTTTATTAACACCGTTCGAGAGTCGGGAGCGATACGAGTCTCGGATTTTCTAAACTACTTTTCCCATGTGCGGATCCTATCAAGGTTTGCAGCACAGGCAGCGGCATGCACCACGCCAACCCCCACCGTCATCACGGAGTTTTTTGAGGGACTGTCGGCCGAGGAACTACATACCAAACTACAGCACCTACTCAGGGAGATCATGGACAATGATGACCAGCGCGCAGCTTATGTGCGCGCGTACCAACTGGCCTTTGTACTCGGAGACTCTGAGGCATATGAACTGGTTGCGGAGAGTGCCCTGCAAACAGTACAGACGTTATATAACAAATTTTTATCGGGCGATTCTTTAACCTCAGTGGCGGCTCGACGGGCGCTTTTTTTTGCTGGGACGGTGCTTTTGATGCCCCTCGGGGATGACAATCCTACGGACGAACAGCGAGAGCGGGCCCGACAAAGCCTAATGCTTCACACATCCATGTGTACCTCTGGTGTCATCGCCCACACCGACGCCACCGTCCAAGCGGCCATGGCCATGCCAGATCCGGACCGTGCCAATTTCTTATGGGACTTTGAACATGCCTCCCCGTGTATGAATTCAATGCGATTCGACACCACGGAGGAGACATTCTTATTCGACACACTTGCCGCGATAACTCATTCAAATATGTCTACTCAAAATATCCTAAAGGAGACGGCGGGGGTGGTTGCAACACTCTCTCCCAGGGCGTACCACCGCGATCTGATTCGGGCATTTATTTCGGAGGCATCTATGCCCTGTCTGGGCCAGAACGCAGACATAGACCTCCAGGTCTTAATTCCAATCACCGCCAACTCGAGTTATATCGTCACCAGAGCTCCTATGGATCGGGGCATCCACTATACTCTTGATGGGGTAGATGTTCGGAAACCTTTGTTCCTCACGTACCTCACGTCGTCGTGCGTAAAACAGACACAGCAGATCGAATCCAAGCGGCGGGTGCGCGTAGAATCTTCTACGGACATTGGGTTAGTTGGAAGTGTCTTCTTGAGGTACACCCCAGCGGGAGAGGTGATGTCGGTTATTTTAGTAGATACTCAGGAGACCCAACGACAACTGGTTGACGATCCCCAAACCACCACTAATATTTTTGGAAGCGACGTACCCTCCACTGCGCTATTGCTATTCCCCAATGGAACGGTCATTCATCTTCTATCGTTTGATACCGTCGAGTTAGCGACTCTGCCCCCCCATGCTATCGCAGCCTCTGTTGTGGGGGTACTGTTAGCCCTGCTTGCTCTATATGGCATAGTACGTGTAATTATTTTGTTGGTACCTATTTTATGTAAACGGGATTAATGATGTGGGGTTCGGGGGGTGGCACAACACTCAATAAACCACACAACTTGTCCTTTATCTACTATTTATTTTTATTTAGGGGGTGGGTTTGCGAGTTATGTTGGCTATTTGGGAGGATAGTAATGCCGCTAGATAATTCACTGCGCGTATACCGGTATCACTTCGAACAACCACCGGGTCTAGTGCAGATACGCGATTGAGGGTGCCTGCCAAAAACACGAGCGATGTTTCCCCGGTTAACCTCGCCACGTAAGTGATGGCCGATAGCCGGCTGTGTCCTGCATATAATGCGTTCAATAGCGCTCCGAGGATGTGAATGTGTTGTGGTTGGATTGAGGGTGGGATAAGTCGGAGGCTAGATGCCGTAAGAGCGCGAGCGCGCTGAAGCACTGCCAAACTATCTAGTTTTATATCATTGCCTATTGCAAACGCGGCATGAGTCCAAGCTTTGCCGCGAATGAGCTGTTCTGCCAACAGCCCGGACAGCAATGCGTCCCGAAATAGGGAGTTTAAAATGTCACCCAATACATATTCGCAGATAGGCGGAACGGAAATCTTACATGCATCAACATATCTGGTAACCAGCTTGACCAAGAGTGGGAATATTTGTCCGCGATGAATCCGCTGGATGAGAAAATAATACGCTGCCATTTTTTGTAATGGAGTAAGTGGGACTTTAGTTTCACCTTGACCAAGCAAAGGTAGATTGTTCCCCAGAAAGGCACGTGGCGAGTTGGGGGTACCAAATAAAAGTGCTGCTTGTTTAACCAACAAAGTCCTTGTGCATTCTTCGGTGGGGGTTAGGTAGGTCGGGGGAGGAGTAGTAAAAAGAGCACGGTCTCCCTCGCAAAAGACAAGCCATAGCTCAGCCAGGGACGGGTATGGAATTTGTCCTAACCCCCTAGCCCGAGAAAATTTCTGGGTCCCAATACGATCGATATGCTTTACTTGGACAAACTCGCTGAACGTTGTTCGCTTGGGCCCACGGGGGTCTGTTAACTCTCCTGGGATCGTACAAGCCATCTGAGGGCCCGTAATCAGAATCTCTGTTCTCCTGGGCGGGTCCGGGTCCTCAGGGGAGGACAAAGGGAACGACTCAAACAATCCATGGAGTAGTTGTGCTAAAACAGGCGGTAACTGCCTAAGGCGCACATGTGCCAAACCGAAGGCATGAGGGGCCGGGGGGTAGACGATGGTGGTCTCCGCATCTGTGATAAGTGGGGGGATTCGAATTTCAAGGATCTTATCCTGCTCTCGAATATGTACACCGATGATCCGTATGTCCTGGTCCCCGGGTTTGGTTGTTAAATAGTCTTTTAAACACTCATCAAAAATATCCACATCTGTGCAGTTGATGATATCAGCTTCAGAGGAAATTGTTGGATTTAAAAAATATACCCGATCCAAAAACACCGCATCTTCAGTAACACAACCCAGAGTTTTAAGATTTCTACGAGTTTCGCTTCGGACATAATTCGCGATTGTTAAATCCTGGGGACGTGTACCGCGGACCACCAACCCAAATTTGACAAGTTCGCTGGGCTGGTCGGGTTGGGGTCGGCCCAGCGAGTATACACAACCCCCGCACACAAAGTACGCTCGCTGCTCATCTTCAGTAAAATAAAGAATCACGTTATTGTGTATGTGTGTTGAAGCGTAGACAATTTCCATTCGTGTGGCGGGTGGTGGGTATTGTGGAGGAACTGGGAGCGCACGAGAACTGCGCTCCCAAATTAGGTATCTAGTTAACCATCTAATAAATAACGGAACCTGGATACCCCTATTCCTTATGAAGTTGACAATACAGCCTGAGGGCGGAAAAATAGAATGTTTTGGATGGGGTTGGGTTGTTGATATATACGGGGTGGTCCATGGGATGATGCTCCTGTTGGGACCCGGAAATGACGCATATAGGAAAGTTGTATTGTAATGGGGATTCTTCAGAACGTTGTACTCATACCGTATGTGGTTCTCTTCAGAACCACACACCCGCGTCCGGGCATCCTATCGATAGACACGATCCGCTGGGTGCCCGTGGTTCCTGAAAACACCAACATATTTGGGTGGAAGGAACAGATAAGAGTAACACCCCAGTGATTCCCTTCCCCCACCCCGACCAGTTGCCTATCATTATGGCGAGCAACTCAGCTGATTATTTGGGGGAGGATCCGCCCTCCGATGGAGGGCTTACTATCGAGGAACATGTGCTCCTGTCGTCCTATGGCCCTCCCGATAGCTGGTTTAATTCTGCTACATGCGAGTCGGTTGGTCTCCACAAACAGCCGGCCTTCTCTAGGCGGGTGGGCCTGTTTTTAGTTTCATTTGGGATTTTCAAACCCCTCCAAATTGCGATACTGTGGTTATACTCCCGGGAATCAAACACAACCGATATGGCCATCTCCATAACAACGCTAATGATTGGATACTACTTATGTTGGGTGGCTCGAGCATTCGCTCTATATGCGAATATTAAAAAGGACCGGCTGCCGCTGTCACCTGTGGGGTTTTGGACGCTGGTGGTCATCTTGTTTACTCTCGCAGCCCTTTCCGCCTTTGTGGCAGCCAGAGAATTATTTGGTGCCGGGCGGATGTTCTCGACCATCACAACGATACAATTGCGGCCCACCACGGACCCCGCACGCATTCGAGGACTGTTTGTGGTCTGTTTAACCGTCTTGTGTCTCTGGACGGTAGTAGCCGATAGTTTTGCGGTTGCTGTCAAATTCTTTTTGGCCCGATTTTGGGTAAGAGCACTTTTAAACGCTCCTGTCTCCTTTTAGGGGGTGGGGTCCGTAGGTATATAAGGCGACCAAACCCCACACCCCCAGTCCTGTCTTGCAACGGCTCTCCATTAGGCCGCCGCATAGCTCGTCGCCCCTCACTTTTATCCCAACACCTTAGAGGCCGGTCGCCATAGGCTATATTTATACCCCTACGGTACCATACTTCGTTTACCTGGCCCCGATATACCATGTGTGATCCTCCGCCTCACCCTCGAGGCGGATATAATCATGCGGCCGCATTAGTACCAAATGGGTCGATTATCGGCGGCATTGAGGATGCCGCGCACCGCCGCCTATTTGATTTTTTCACCACCGTTCGATCTGATGACAACAGCTTATATGATACGCAATTCCAAGCGCTGTTGGGGACGTATTGCAGCACGTTATCGCTGGTGCGGTTTCTTGAACTTGGTTTATCGGTGGCTTGTGTGTGTACCAAGTTCCCGGAACTGGGGTATACGGACGAGGGGATGATTCAGTTTGAGGTACATCAACCCATCATTGCCAGAGACGGACCACAACAAGCCGACCAACCTATCCACCATTATATGACCAAATACTTGACCCGACGGTCGCTCAACACCGCGTTCACTATTGCGGCCGAGGCAATGGCCCTGTTGACAGGCGAATCGTTAGACGGAACCCAAATTAGTGTTTACCGGCGCAAGCGTGCTATTCAACAGTTAGCGCAAAACGTACAGGCCGTCCTAGACGCTTTTGAGCGAGGATCGGCTGATCAGATGTTGGCCGTGTTGTTGGAAAAGGCCCCCCCACTCGCACTATTACTCCCCCTGCAGCGCCATCTAGAAGGGGGGCGGTTATCTAACAGTGTGGCACGAGCAACACTGATCGCTGAGCTTAAAAGAAGTTTCTGCGAAAATAGTTTTTTCCTCGCCAAAACAACCAAACGCCGCGAGGACATAGAACTGTGGCTGATTGGCCTTACCTCAGCCACCCAACCCTCCATAGCGATGCCAAGGTTAACGCATTCCGACACAAAAGGCCGGCCAGTCGATGGGGTGTTAGTCACTACCACCAACATCAAACAGCGGCTCTTACAGTCAATCTTAAAGTTGGCGGACGTTGAGGCTGATGTTCCAGTTACATATGGAGAAATGATAATTAGTGGGAAAAATCTGATCACGGCCCTGGTGATGGGAAAGGCCGTGCGAGGGTTAGATGATGTGGCCCGGTATATTTTAGATATGCAAACAGACCCGCTAGCCGCATCCGAACCGATGATGAGCGATTTTGAGAGCTCCCCCAAAATGACCCGCGTCAAGGCCGACCTAGTGACAATTGGCGACCGGCTGGTGTTTTTAGAGGCGCTAGAGAAACGCATCTACCTGCCCGCACAAGCCGCATACCCGCTTGTCGGGGCGATCGACCTGACATTTGTAATGCCACTGGGATTGTTTAACCCGGTGATGGAGCGATACTCTACACATGCCGGGGATCTGGTTCCAGTCCCGGGCAAACCAGATCCTAGAACATTTCCTCCTCGATCCCTGTACTTTTACAATGTGGACAAACAACTTACCCGGTTGTCCCTGGAAAGCGCGATGGGAACTGTCTGCCATTCATCTTTTATGAACATAGATCCGCCAGTTCGTGAGTTTGATGGGATTGCGATAGAAGCTGTATCTCCCTACGGGGCGTATGTCAGTCGATCAGAGAGGGTTCCCACCAATGAACTCCAGAGACGCTTTCTTAACACCTGGGACCGACCCCTCCTTGGAGGCCCGTTCAGGTGGGTTGTGGAAGGGCATATGACACCAGAACAGTTTCTACAACCCGAAAATACCAACCTGCATTTAGAACTACATCCCGCATTTGACTTTTTTGTTGGGGTCGGGGATGTAGAGCTTCCCGGCCCCGAGAGGCCTCCTGTTGGGCCGGGAGCTATCCATGCCACATGGCGCGTCATCAATGGCAACATTCCCCTTGCCCTTTGTCCCGTTGCGTTCAGAGACGCCCGGGGGGAGGAACTGAGCGCGGGCAGGCGAGCTTTGCGCCCGACAACCATCGCTGCGGTCAGAGGGGCGTTTGAGGATCGCAACTATCCTGTGGTATTCTATCTGCTACAGGCCGCCATTCATGGAAGCGAGTATATATTCTGTTCCATATCCCGTCTTATTTCCCAATGCATCATCAGCTATTGGAACAACACACGCCATGCTGCGTTTGTGAATGATTACACCTTGGTTGTGTTCATCCACACCTACCTAGCGGGGGAGCTGCCAGAAGAATGCATGGCTGTGTATCGGGATCTGGTTGAACATACTGAGGCAATGGGGCAGCTCATCGGAGCATTCACACTTCCGGGGCCTAACTTGGGGGACCAAACACAACCCGAGCTAAACCACCTTATGGCCGACCCTGCGTTGCTCCCCCCCCTGATATGGGACTGCGACAGCATTATGAGGTTTTTAGCGCTCACAGAACACCGCGCAGGCCAGATAACAGCCGAAGGGCGCGCTCCGGACTATGTGGCTCTCGGGACCCTTGAGACGGCAGAGTTTCAACGAACCGGAGGGCAGCTGATCCACAACACAACACCCAGGGCAGAGTCTGCGGTGAATACCGCCCCGTACCGTGGCCCAGAATGGACAGTTAATCAGAAAATTTACTATTTTGTGTTGGTTCCGGCCTTTTCGAGGGGGCGCTGCTGTACGGCCGGGGTTAGATTCGACCGTGTATACACCACTCTTCAAAACATGATTGTCCCCACTATCGGTGATGGAGAAGATTGCCCCGTGGACCCTATAACTGATAACGCCCATCCCTTGAACCCAACCAACCTTGTGGCCAACTCCTTGAACGCCCTATTTCATAATGGCCGGGTGACCGTCGATGGCCCTGCCATGCTCACCCTCCATGTTTTAGCCCAAAATATAATGGAACGCAGCACCGCTATTCTAACCGCGATCGCACCGGATGCTGGATCCAATACCGCCTCCACTGCTACTATGCGCATCTATGATGGGGCCCTCCATGCCGGGATTTTATTAATGGCCCCTCAGCACCTGGACCAGACGGTGGATCTGGCCGATTACTTCTATCCGTTGGCAACACACGCGCTCTTTGCCAGCCCCGAGCACATCACCCACATTCCCCAGTTCCCCGACAACCTCCACGAGGTGGCCCGGGTGGTCGCTTTGGTGCCCCCAAGCCTGGGGGCCAACTACTATTCTTCCATCAGACATCCGGTCGTCCAGTATTTAAGGGAGAGTGCCGCCAACGAGACTGTCCTCACGTACGCCCTGATGGCCAGTTATTTTAAGATCGGTCCGCTGGCATTATACCACCAATTAAAAACAGGGATTCACCCCGGGTTTGGATACACGGTCATACGCCAAGACAGGTTCACAACAGAGAATGTCTTGTTTTCTGAGCGCGCGTCCGAAGGATATTTTCTGGGACAGATCCAAATGGCAAAACAATCCACAGGCGGGGCTACAAAATACGAGCTCACGCAGCCGCGAGGAACGGTGGATCTAGGCCTGGGGTATACGGCCACGGTGGCCAGTGCCCTTATCCGAACGGCGGTCACGGATATGGGAAATTTGCCCCAAAACTTTTATCTGGGACGGAGTGCCCCGCCTTTACTCGATGGGGCTGCTGATAGATATCTCCGATCGGCTATTACAAAAGGAAATCGGCTAGGCCCCGCACGACCCGTCCCCGTCTTCGGGTGCAGTCAGGTGCCCCGACCCGCTGGGTTGGATCACGGACAGAGCTCCGTCTGCGAGTTTATTGCCACACCCATATCGGCCGATATTAACTATTTCCGTCGGCCGTGTAACCCCAGGGGGAGAGCGGCCGGATGGATCTATACGGATGAAAAGGAAGAAGACCTGATAGCGCTGATCTATGATCATACACAAAGCGATCCTTCCTACCCGTCGTTGGCCACGGCCAACCCATGGGCATCCCAGCGCCTGTCGTACGGGGATCTGCTCTACAACGGGGCGTACAACCTCAACGGGGCCTCCCCTGTCCTGAGCCCCGCCTACAAATTTTTTACGAAAAACGAGATTGTTTCCAAGTGCCGAAATCTAAACAAGCTGATCACCGAGGCTGGTTCGGCGGTGTCGACGGCGACCAGCAACAGTCCTATACAATTCAAAAGACCGGAAGGAAGCAAAGAACTTGTGGAGGATCCATGTAGCCTATTTCAAGAGGCGTATCCCATCACATGCGCCACCGATCCGGCATTACTGCGGGAGACCCGGCCCAACGAGACGTATGGCCGGGAGAGTCATTTTATGCAATACCTGGTTCATGACGCCTCCCCCTTACGAGGCGTCAAGTTGTAAATTAAGCACCTTCAGTTGGAAAGTGGGTGAGGTACCCCATCATTTCCCCTTTCCCCTTCAATAAAAAGACACGCATTCTATTTGAGTCTTGAGTTTGTGCGCGGGGGAAGATTGGTGCACGCGCGTCTCTCGTTCGTCCTTTCATCTTGCTGGGTTTCGTATCGGTGGAGGGGACCCGCATATGGATACCTTCGAAGCCGAAATTGCGATTCCTTCGGGCTTGTCTCAGCCGGAACTTGCGGCGCTCCAACGATGTGAAGGACAGGTCGTGTTTCTTCCCACGATCCGCCGCAAACTAGTGCTGCGTGATGTAGCGTATGAGTCGTTTACGAGTGGGGGGGTGGCCCCGGATACGCTTGGACTCATCGTAGCATATAACCGGCGGTTCCCAGCGGTTATTACTCGGGTCTTCCCCACCAAGCTGGTGGTGGTCCCCTTAGATATTGGATTTACCCAAACCGGCTCATTGAACCTTCGCAATACATCGCCAGTGGATCTCTGTAACGGAGATCCAATAAGCCTGCTACCCCCGGTCTTCGATGGAGCATCCACCAAAGTCTACCTCAGCACCCTCAACCTGACTCTCCTCTTTCCCCTGACGCTGCCAACCCCCCTGGCCTTAGAAGTCACCGCTCGCCTGGTTGCCAGGGGAATGTATGCTTTGAACCCCGATCCCGTGGCCCCTCGTGGCCCAGAGGACCTAAACAGTGTTCACTATAACGGGAAACGCCTTGGGCTTGTGGCTGACATCCAGCAACTCGAACCGATAAACGAAATGTTAAAAGCATTGCTTTTAAATATGGTCTATACTATTACTGAAGGAACAAGCCTGGTCCTCGCGTTGATGCCTCGCCTCTTTGCTCTTAGTGCGCAGGATGGTTATGTAAATAGCTTATTACACATGCAAAGCATCACTCGCGAGGCCGCTCAAATAATTCACCCAGAGGCTCCCCGGCTGCTGCAAGATGGTCAGCGGCGGTTTCCCATATATGAGGCAATTGCGGCATGGATAGCCCATGCCGCGCAGCTTGGCAATCTTCTGGCCCTCGCCCCGATTGCGCGGGTCTGTACGTTTGATGGGCCAACAGTTCGCCCGTCAAACGACCTGGTTCCGATTATACGACATCGATAAAATATTATGGAGGCTATTTGATTTGTAAGAATAAAAATTTTTATTAATCGTAAGCCCTGATTTATAAGAGTTTTTGTTTAAGGTGTGGGGATAGGGGTGGTTACTGCCCGGAAAGCGGGACAAATGAGGATCTACTCTGGGGGAGGGCAGCAAGATATGTGGCTAAAATCACTGCCACCATGAGATCGTCGGATCCTCCATTGCGTTTACCGGAATATACACGAGCCTCTGATTGGGCGGTAATAGTCTCGCTCAAATTATTCAACTGGTTAAGTAAATATTCTACAGGGTCGGTGTGCAGGCGGATAGTGACCGAGACAATCTCTTGCGAGGCCATGATGCCACCAGAGTTGAATTTTTTAATAAACGCATCAAATGCGGGGGTTTTTTGCTTATTCAATAGGAAAAAGGGATAAGCTACGTTCCCTCCGGGGGGAATACAGTGGTGGAACAAAATATGCGGCCATCGCTGCATGTTTTCGTCCGAGGCACGAAGTTGGGCCATAGTCGCGTGCATTGCTGTGGTTATAGCAACTGCCGAATCTTGGCTGCTATTGCCCTCAACTGCAACGCATACCTGTTTAAAAACATTCGGGTGAAGCGCTAAGACCTGAGCCAAGCTTTGGGTGGCACATTGGGCGATATCATAGGCCGCTGTTCCTGTCAGCGCAGGTAGGAAGAAATGTTCTACGGCAAAAACAATAAAATCTCCTCGGTATTGACCCACCACCGCAATACCTGTTCCGGACGCACGCGTGTTGGCCGTGAAAGCCGGGTCGATATACATATATAAGTCGTCCGACAGCAACTCTGCATTAGTTGTGGTTGATGGTCGGTACAAAAGAAACCGCTCCCCGGCTGTTTTGGTGAAAACGGGACGATCCGTTCCGGCCGCCGCCGTCTGCCCACCGATTATTTCTTGCATAAATGAGTCGGCCAGGAAAAGGTCTGCCGTGCGTCGAAGGGATCCGTCCATTGTAATAAACACAGGTTTGTTGAGAACGTAACAGGAACAAGCCGTGGTGTGGGTGTGTGTCACGACTTGGTTCATATGTTCATCGCATATATATGTGACAACATTTAAAATTGCATCCACCCCGCTTCGTAGTTTGCACAAAAAGCTTGTGCTGGCCTTTCCCGTGTTGGTCGAAGAGACAAAGATGATCTTGCAATTGGCCTGATTCAGGAACCCCATTATCGTCTGAACGGCATCGGGACGTATAAAGTTCGCCTCATCCACGAAGAGCAGGTTAAAATCTTGGCCGCGGATACCCTAAAAAACACAAAATACAGGGGCCATAAATATAAGATGGATGCACACCTCGCGAATGAGGTACGCTACGATCTTAAAAGGGACGTCGATCATCCCCATCATCTGGTCCATATAATAATATCAAACGGTTGTCTGACCGCAGCGGGGATATCTTTGTCAGTGTTTACGGTCGGCGTTCGATCCCGACCTTCGATTGGCCCCCAACCCACCCAATACACCTCAACGTTCCGAGTGCAGGTTCAAACCCGTCGCCATGGCACAGGGGAATGTACTCCATGGCAGGAAGTTTTTTCCTCCTATAGACCCAAAGATACGATTGGGGAGATCTTGGCCCCCACCATACCCAAACACCCAACCGCCATCCCAAGGACTTCATGTTTTGGGGGGTTGTTTTTGTCAATCCCCATTGAGTGTGATACACAAGGTGTGTACGACCCATATACGTTAGCTGCGGTCCGCATCTCCTGGGGCAAAACGGCTGATTGCGCACATATCCTGTTATTTAGTTACGACGAGCTTCTACCCCAATCCACAAGGTATGCTGCCGACCGGCCCCGGGTACTCCAGCTGTGTCAGCATTTGTGCAATTACATTTACGCCTTGGGCCCCAATGCACCTCAGCAAGCCAAGGAAGCGGCGGCCCACATACTAATGGGCCTAGGGACGCGGGACGAGCTACCCGCTGAGATTCCGGGCCCCTCATCGACCCCTAGTCCTACACCCGAGGTGCTGTCAAGAACAACACCCATCGCCCCGGAGGCTCAGTTAACGACCGTTGGTGGGGACGACAGAAACGCCACCCACACCCCCCCTACTTCCGAGCCCCCAAATGAAATCCTATCTTTGGTGCATAAAGCAATTCAGACGGTGATGCGAGGTGATTCCTCACGCGCGACCTCGTCTGTCCCCGGAAAGGTAGCCTCAGGGTTAAAACAGGGGGTGCGTTGGGCCGGTACAACAAAACCCGAGGCCTCCGAGACATCCGCCGATATGGTGCTATCTGGACTTGAGCCCCCCGGGAGAGGTCGGTTCGGACCCTCACATTTCAACTCGGTGCCTGGCGAGGAAGACCTATTAAACGATGTGCTCACACTTACACCCGGCCACAAAAAGCCATATAGTTTATTGGACTGGTTAGATATCTGCTGGGTGGCTTTGGCGGAGGGAGATCGCTTTGAGTGGAAGTGGAGTCGACGGGCTATCTCTTTGGTGTTGCGACACCATTATGAAACCAAGGGACGATTTGTGGTGGTCTCCTATGAGAATTCGATGGCCTGGGGGGGACAGAACTGCCCCCAGCCAACTCTATCTGCCGAATTATCCACCGCTCTAACGGGGGCATGTGCACGCGAAACCGTTTTGCGACCCTACCAGTTATCCGCTGCCGCCAGAACAGAACTAACCGTACGGTTTCCGATGTTGGCCCCGTTGTTCAGGGGCCAACATCTTGTGTTGGCCCCGTTTGACATTGCAGCAGAGGTGGCGTTTCATACGCAGATGCAAAATATTTGCACCCGCGCCCTAGGAGCTGCCATTCACGCCGCTCTACAGAACGCCCCACACATAACGCAGCGAGTGAAATATGAATTGGCCCCAGCTCAGAACGAGTGGATTGAAAATATATCCCACCGGTTGCCCTATCTGCTTGAGAATGTGTTTAAAAATATAAACTCTCAGGATGTAAAAATTTTTTTCCAAACTGCCTATGGGTTGTCTGTTGTGCGGTTTTTAGGAGAACAGGGTGTCGATGGTCGAAAGTGGCGGCCCTTATCCGAAGATCTGCCCCCCGAGCTGCCAGACCGGGATACAATTTATGCCTTTGACTACTATAGTACCGGTGGGGAAACCCAACGCCTCAACCGCACTCCAATCATAATACAGTTTGATGGTGACATCACCACAACCCAATGTCGGTGTCATCTCGTTTCCCACGATAAAGACGGGACCCTAAAGCGCATTTGCGAGAGGTACCTCCCCGGGGAAAGTTACGCCTACGTGTGTCTAGGATTTAACCGTCGGCTGCAGTTGGTTGTTGTATTTCCTGGAGGGTTTGCCTTTACAGCAAACATCCTCGCCTATCTGGAAGTGCCGACTCGTGCGGCCCAAGCTATCGTTGGTAGATATTGTATACCGGTGAGTTGTGGGGAGCGGTCAGTCGGACTGCGCCAGAGCCGGGTGGAGCTATGGACGTTACCCCCCAGTCATATCACCCCCAAGTGATCGCGCATCCAACCACCACAGATAATGTCCTGGACGGCAAAACCATTTCCTCCCTCACCGCTGCTCTCAAATCTGTCTTTGCCTGGCGTATGGTCCGAGGAGACGATAGACTCAAAGTATTTAAATGTGTAATGGCACTAACACCTGAATTGTGCCGGGTCGCCCTGGCGAATCCAGATCATCAGCGCGCGTTGTTCTGTGAAGCGTTCGTGTATATTATGCGTCCCAAGGCAATGCGTCTCCCAGAAAACACATTTTTTGCGCTGTTTACGTTTAACGGGGAGCGGCGATATTGTGCAGTGACGCCAATTTACCGGATACCCCATCCCCAGACAGAGGATGTTTGCACACTTGAATTTCTTCGACTCAAACCTACGGCCGCCCCACCCGACATGCCTGACCCGACCGCGGAAACCATCCCTACCCACCCGGTAATTTCCGCGCTTGCCGAAGCGTACGCGGTTCCCGCCACCCCTCCAGACACAGCATCCAACTGTTGTCTCCTCAGCCCAGGTGCGTGGTGGCATTACCCAACTGCACAAATATATTGTTGGGCGTTGGACGAGGAGCTGCTCCCGCTCTGCCCCCCTGGATATCAATCACGCACCCTGGGACGTTTGTTGGCCAACATCTCAGGCCACCCCAGCTCGTGTCGAGACTGCGCAACCCCTCATGTGGACTCGGCCAACTCACTTTGGAGCGCCCCTGCGATTGCCGAGGCTTGCCCGTGCAACGCCCCCTGTTCGTGGGTCAAGCTGGCCACCCAAGCATTGGAAATTGAAGGGGACGCGAGTCTCTGCCAGCTCCTCTTTCGTAGTCCGGTAAACAAAATCATGTTACTGGACTCTTACCAAACTCCCCGCATCACTGACCGTTTGGATAACGTGGTGTTGGGGGAGTTTCAAACCCATCACGTCCCCCTTGCTGCCCAAAACTGGAAACTATATGTATTGTCCTCCTATGTCAGTAGAATGTTTTTAACGAGCTGCCCGAACCTTGTCTGTATAATTTCCCATCTTAGTTCGTTGATACCCACCCGACCTCAAATAAACTTCCGCTGAACCTCACGTTTGTCGGTTCTTTTAAAATACTTACATTTGTGTTGTGGCTGGAAGCGAAAACAATGGTGCTATGGGACCCATCGGGAAAGGAAAAGGAGATAGTTTCTCCTTTTACATGATCTACCCTGGTAGGCCCGAACCATCCTCGCAAACATGTGTCTATTTCATCGAATACTGGTTCCGTGGCTTTTCGGATATGAGCCGTGTATCCTATTTTAATGCCTCGGAACGAGGCAAGCGATAACGCGATCAGAGGGACCAAAAACCACGTTTTCCCGTGTCTTCGCGGTACTAAAAAAACCGTTACGCGCTGTCGAAAATGTCTCACGGCGGCGTCGCTAAATAATGGAGTATCAAACACTATCCTCAAAAACGCGTTTACATGATCTGCGTGATCCCCCAGGATCACTGCGGCCAAGAAATACGTAGCGTGCATCAAAATCATTTTTTGAAAAAGTTCCAGTGTCCCTTTGGAAGACACACCCACCGCTACATCCACCTTAGCGCGTTTTTTGGGGGGGGCCGATGAGGTTTCGAGGCTGGTGGCTCGAAAGGAGGTCTCCAATAATTTAGCAAAGTCTCTCACGAAGTTAATGAGTTGCTGAAACGCATCGGATCGTTGGAGAGCCCGAAACGTGTTCAATGTGCTGTAATATGCGTTTTTGTGGGCGATAGCCTCTTCTTGTGGGAATTCCCGGAAATGTAATTGGGAAGCTATCCGCGTGAGCTCGGGGGCCAGGAACTCTAGTTTGGCGGACCGGTCCCCATAAAGGCCACCCCGCTTCAGCTGCTGCGGCACAAGGCTGTTGAACAACCACCTTCTAGATATCGACGAAAACAGCGGTGTGTGCTCACAGCAATCGTGAAGGGTCCCAACGCCCGGGACAACTGTTTGGTGTCTCTGTGGGGTTGCAGTATAGAAGTTTAAAAACGGTAACTGAAGCGTATCACCGGTCCGCGTAGCAGACACATCATCTACCACAACACGATTCTGTCGGCGCTTCTCTAAGCGATCCAGGTACTGTTTCACATCACTTGCAAGCTGAGCCCCAAACATCCTAACAGAGTGCACACCTTTCCCCGTCCACCAAACCCGGGTTTGGTGTCCCCTAAAGAATTATTTTCACACTCGCTTAAGTAGTTGTGTCTAAGCTTCCCCCCCCCCACCCGGGAATGAATTCATCAAGCGCCAGGCGCAGGTTAGCTGAGGCCCATCTGCGGTCTGTGGTATATCGGGACCAGACCCTTCAGCTTAGCCGAGAGGGCGTGGGCCCCCAAAACCCCAAATTTGTTAATGCGTTTATGGAGGCAAAGAAGGCCCAATTAGAGCTGGAGGCGCGGTTGGGCGCATGCGCACGCGCGGAGCTATTAAAACAGAACATCGCCCGAGTCAAGGCCCGTGTAGAAGAGCAGGAGGCGCGCCGCAAATTTTTACTTTCACACCGACGGTACTTGGATCCGGTTCTTCCCGAACAATTGGACGAAATAGACGATCGTCTTGCGGACCAGGAAGATCAGTTAGAAGAGGCTACAAACTCTCTCCTGCCGGTGCGCGGGGGAGAGCTTTTGGACGGATGGATGAGCCAGGACGATCGCGACCTCCTGACAACATGGCAACTGAATTCGGTCCCCGGGGTACAGATAAGCGCTCCATCCGGGAATGGTTCCTTTCACATGTACGATCGTTTAGTAAAAAATCAGCTAAGCGAGGACAATCGTGTTCTCCCTGCAGGCCTTCGGGTCACCAACCCCATTTCCGGACCCGACCTAGAACAGGGTTGTTTAAATGGCGCACCAACCGATCTGCCGCTAAAATAACCGCAACACCGGCCCAAATACCAACCCAAAAACGGCGTGCCTCGGGGAAACGACAAATAAAAAGACTCGTTTCCCCTCCACCAACCCCAACGTATATTTTTGAGTTGTTGGATCGTACCAAAACATGCCGCCCTATTTTCAGGATCAACCCCGCGCTCCCATATACATCCATACGGATCCCAGGGGAACGAAGTTTCGGCGGTGTCGGGGGATACGGGGATGTCGAGCTTATAAAAAAACACAATCTCGCCGTCAAGACAATCAGGGATGCTGACTGGTATAACATGGAGCTGATTACAACCTTGCTGATAGGGCAATATACGATATCCTCCCTGCGCCCGTTCAACGTGTATGGGTTCCTCATCCCATTGGGGTTTTCCGTACAACGTAAACAACTACTTTTCCCCGCATATGACATGGACTTCAGTAAATACATCGCACGGGTAATGGCAGCAGATCCAATCCCTTTGGGGGTCGCCCAGACAACCCATCGGTGTTTTGTGGAGATGGCATACGCCGTGGTGTTTTTAAATACCGTGTGTGGGCTTAGTCATCTCGATATCAAGGGGGCGAACATTCTTGTTCGCCTGCAACCCAACTCCCTAGCCCTCCATCATACGGTCCTGGCGGATTTTAGCCTGGTCACCCTCAACTCCAATTCATTGGTCTCCCGTGCCCAGTTACGGGTACCGGACCCCAGTTCGGACAACATTCAGATATTCGATGTACCCCCCATCCTATCTCGGGTCAACGCGTACACACTCATCGGGTATGGCTACAATCACCCGCCTGAACTATTGCTGAAATATATTAACTGTGATTGGGGAACAGAAAAAAAATGCCCCCTCCGATGCGAACTCGGTCTCGCCGTGGATCTGTACGCTCTGGGGCAGGCCCTGCTAGAACTGGTCGTTACGGCTTACGTATCCCCCGCCATTGGTGTCCCAGTAACTCGAATCCCAGGCTACCGTTATTTTGACAGCAGCCTAAACCCTGACTACATTCTTGCTCTCATGGCATATCGCTGCGTGTTGTACCCGGCGTTGTTTGGCTCCGCCCTTCAACATACGCCTTTTGGACCGGCGTATGACGTCGAAGGTACCATTGCCCAAACAATACGTCCTTCGAAAGCACGCCGCGCGTTTGGGGCCCAGTGTATAAATTATCGCCGAACACATGGGGCTTTACTTGCAGACATCTCTTTGCCCTCGGAGGCTACGTCTTTAGTGACTTTGGTGGCAAACCTTTGCCATTTCAACCCAGAGGCGCGTTATAGATACTGGGGGGACGGGATCTACTACCCCGCACCGTTAGACCTTGGGCATCCACCTTCAGGGTCCACGGCCACCCACCAAACCACCCAACCAACTCGATAACAACAATGCCTCTGCAAAAGCGAGAATCCACCAGCCCCATCGATGACATCATAAGTCATGTTCCCCCAAAGGTACTTATCTTTATCAGCTCCGCGTTCCCCCCGTCACCCGGGTCACCACCAGGAACCCCGGACCCGCAGCCCAACAGCCAATCTCCAGACTCACCCGTATCTGAAGAAGACGTCGAAGAAGGTTCTAATACTTTACCATCATCCGACTCAGAGCTGACTGTATCTGTTGAGCAGGCCGGGGAGGACTTGTCTTGGTCTGCTTCCATCATTCCCGATACACTTGCTCCACATATCACCGCGGCAACGTTTGACCGGCATTTACGTGAATTGATAGCAGGTGTGCGTGCCCCTAACGAAATCAGTCCTCTTGGCGCCCGTGCGAACTATCTGTACGAATTGGCCACGCAATTGGAAGACATGGGCCTGATTAGCTGTGGAATTAGCAAACGGTTGTGCAGTCTTTCCAAACATACTCCAACGATGCCCCTCCCGTTAAATATAAACCCCAAACCTTTAATGCAGTTTTTCGAAGCCGCCACCCAAAACCAGATAGAATGTCACTTATGGGCCCTTTTGCGAAACGGACTAACTACTGCTTCCACCCTCAAATGGGATGCCCGTGGACCCTGCTTCTCCCCTCAATGGCTGCAACAAAATACCAACGTGACGCGAGAAGCCCAAGCCCCAGCTGTAATATTTGGTCGCACTAACGAACCCACCGCCCGGACGCTGCTTTTCAAATATTATATTGGCCGCGTCGATGCACTGGAGGACATCCGTGAACAAAATTTTATTTTCCATCAACCCACGGATCTTTCAGAGGAACATGTCCACGCTTGCGGTGTCCTAATGGATGCGCATACTGGCATGGTCGGGGCATCCTTGGATATTTTGGTCTGTCCGCGCGACAAACACGGACTTTTGGCCCCTCCGCCTAACTTCCCACTTTCTTTTTATGAAATTAAATGCCGGGCAAAGTATGCGTTCGACCCTATGGATTCAGCAAAACCAATTGTGGGCGCGTACTACAACCTATTGTCTGCTCGGACCCCAGCGTCATTTCGGGCGTTTATGCAGGCCATAAATAAGCCAGGGGTACAATACATGGCGCCCGACACGATGTCGGGACCAGAGGAAGCGTTACTGACAATGGCCAACCAATGGAGGCCGCTCGACGGTCGCGTCACCAAGAGACGGCCCACCGCCTTGGACAAGCGGCTGCTGGAGCTAAATAAGACAGTGGTGTCTGACATTTTACTATTTGGTCCTCCGGATACTCAGACCCAGACCATCCGGCCCATTCCTTGGAGCTCTGGGAATTTTGTATATAAGAGCCCCATTTTTGCGAACCCACGCCATTCCAACTTTAAGCAGATTTTAGTTCAGGCGTACGTACTTTCGAGCCATTTTACACCTCGCCCCATCTACCCGCACCTAGTCACATTCATCGGGCGCTATCGCACCCCCGCGGAAGAAGGTCTAACTTTTCAGTTGGAGACGAGACCGCTCGCTGGGGCCTCCAACGCTAGCCAAGGCGAGGCGGGGGTCTGCAGCCCACTTCAAGCTACAATCACCCCCGATCAAGCGATCCCCGTTGCCCTGCTTATCACTCCCATACACGTGGACCCGAGCGTTTACACGCTTTTGCAAGACAACAGCCAATCAGCGTTTGCCAACACCGTAGAACAGTTATGGGACTCATCCCGTCTGCGTGCCGAGACGCCTGCAACAAAAACACCATAGTTACCGACAGCGGGGAAGTGGTCGCTTTGACGGCGGAAGAGTTTGACTCTGTAGATATAGACACAGAACTAGAGTCTAATTTCTACGCCCCCCATCCTTTACAACCTATTATCTCCTACCAACCGCGCCGCTGGAATAGTGGGGGCCCAAACTCCCAACCCACCAAACTTAATTATATAAAACAAAACAAATGAATAAAACCTTGCAGAAACAGATTGTTTGGACAAGTCTTTATTTTATAAATTGTGAATAATAACATGACCACAGGGGATAGAACTGGGGGAACAATATTGGGGCGCTCCACGAAAGCTTTCACCAGGCACCAATATTTTCATAAATTGGTGCCTGGTGTTGGGGTGTTTTTATTTGTGCATAGACAATCTCCTCGGGATCGCTCGCGACTTCGTCATAGATGGGCTCTTCATTAGTGTCATATCCATCCATGTCAGACTCCCCGGCAAATTGAAGGTCCGCATAAATGGGCTCTTGGACTTCAGTCTGTGGGTAAGTTTCACGGGTGGCCATGCCTCCTTTTTTACCTCTGCGTCGCCGCGACAGCACATCATGCGCCCGTTGTTTGGTCGCTTTCATGCTGCGGTAGAACCTTGTGTGGTGGTGTCGGTGATAAAGGTACGCTCTCACGAGTCTAGCTATAAACATACCCAAAATAAATACCGCCGTAAGGGCCAAGGCCACCCGAATCCATGGTTGGACGCCTGGACGCTGGGCTTCCGAGACAACCGATGCATTCTGGTAATAATGTTCTGTCGCCATCCCAATAAGTCCAGTCGCAGTTATGGCTCCGATATAGGGGCCAATTAGTACATGGACATAGTTAGAAAGGACAAACTCCACGTTCAAGAGCAGCGTCACAAGTATGACGTCAAATAGAACGACTGTGCAGATCAGAACCCCGGGTGCGGTTAGGGTGAAATTGACGGCCACAATGGTCTGAATTGAAACCGCAGCCGCAGCTGTTGCCATTAGAGCTCCAAATAGCAACCCATTTATAAGCACAGATCGAACCGGCCCAACTACCCGATGATGTGTTGGTGCCACCTCAACAAGACTATGGACCTGCCGTATATAGGTCCGCGCAAACAACCCCCGAGTGCAGAAATGATAGGTGAAGTAGATTAAGAATACAAAATGTATTGCATACGAGAGGGTTGCCAACATTATAACACGATGGGAAAACAGAAGAACTGCGATCTGTAGCAACCACGGGCATATATTTCCGATAATCAGGGTAGCTTGCGGGATAACCATATAGGCCGCAGCAACACGATGTTTAATGTCAAGTTTGGCAGAATAGTTTGAGGTAACCGCCCCAACGATCACGTAAACTGCAGCAGCCGCTAATATAATTGCGGTGATGACATACGTGCCCACAATTCCGTGTGGGTGTAGCCTAAGGGCAACGGCCATCCCTCCCTGCACTTCCGGTGGATTGGTTGGTTTATATGCAATGGGCTCGGCATAGAAGCAGGGAAACCCCGCTTCTAGAAAATACGCCAAGATTAGAAGACATACTAAACAGGCAACCGCCGTGACAAAGGCTCCAAGCTGAATGCACCAGATTCGCCAGGAGGTCCGTTTAGACACAATGCCCCCCGACCGCGGACCCGTATCGGTACCAGCGCCATCCCTTCGACCCATCACCGCGCACGAACAGGAACAATATGCGTCAAGTGTGTCGTTGGCACGGATGCTTTATGGGGGGGATCTGGCCGAATGGATCCCGACCGCCCACTCAAAAGTCACTTTGGATGTTCAAAGTCACGGCCCGGTATCGTTTCCCGATGCTAGCTCGGCAACTTCGAGATGTGTTACAATTGTCCGCGCACCGATGGGGTCGGGGAAAACTACTGCCCTGATACGGTGGTTGAAGGAAGCGCTCCACTCTCCAGACACAAGTGTCCTGGTTGTCTCCTGTCGCCGGAGTTTTACCCAAACTTTGGCCGCGCGGTTTGCTGCGTCAGGACTGGATGATTTTGTCACCTACCTATCAGCGCCCCAGTACATCATGAATGACAGGCCCTTCCATCGGTTGATAGTTCAAATTGAAAGCCTACACCGTATCGGACCAAATTTATCGAACAACTACGACGTCTTGGTGCTGGACGAAATCATGTCTACTTTCGGACAGCTTTACTCTCCCACAATGCAACAACTAAGCCGTGTAGACACTCAAATGATGAGTTTATTGCAAACCTGTCCGCGTATCATCGCCATGGACGCAACCGCAAATGCCCAGCTTGTAGATTTTTTTTGTAGTCTCCGTGGGGATAAAAATATTCACGTAGTTATGGGCGAGTATGCGATGCCTGGATTCTCAAACAGACAGTGCACCTTCGTTCCCCACCTCGGGCACGATATTCTACGGGCAACATTAAAACCGGGCGGGGAAGAGTCTGGTCACGCCCAAGACAGCACACATGGGCACTCCAAGAATTCTGTGAACCCGTGCTCTTCGACAGAAGGGTCATTTTTTTCGGAACTTAAATCAAGATTGGATGCTGGCAGAAACATCTGCATATTTTCATCGACCGTGTCCTTTTCGGAGATTGTCTTTAAGTTCTGCCAACACCTGACGGACAGGGCCCTACTCCTCAACTCATTTACCCCCCCTAGCGACGTCTCGACATGGGACCAATATAGAGTTGTGATTTATACGACCGTAGTAACGGTCGGGTTAAGCTTCGACCGCTTACATTTTGATAGCATGTTTGCGTATGTTAAACCTATGAATTATGGGCCAGATATGGTGTCTGTATACCAGTCTCTTGGCCGAGTACGAACGCTTCGTAATAACGAAATGTTTATATACATGGATGGCTCAGGGGCCCGCTCAGAACCAATATTCACCCCAATGCTGTTGAACCACTTGGTGCATACGTGCGGGCGATGGCCGGCGCAGTTTTCTCAAGTTGCAAACATACTATGTCGGAAGTTTAAAGACAAATGTGATACGTCTATGCGACATGATCCGGGGCTTCAGGGGTCACGTTTATATGCGAAGTTCAGATACAAACATTATTTTGAAAGATGCACCCTCGCATGTTTGGCGGACAGCCTAAATATTTTACATATGTTACTAACGCTAAACTGTATGCCGGTGCAGTTTAGGGGATACACGGACATCACTGCGCAAGAGTTTTGTGCATTTCTTAGAACCACCCATTTTGATGCCCTTAAGGCACAGCGCGATCTCCGAGGATTGCGCGGGGAGGGGGCGTGTGTGTCTCTCCAGGCCCAAATTACTGAGACGGAAGAGGTATGTATGTTCGTGGGGAAATACATGCGCCCGGAGGTTTGCCCTACGGACATTCTGGCCCTCATGCGCGCGCTCAACAGCGTGGTGAACCGCACCAGATTTATCCATCTAGTGGTATTGGAAGCCTGCCTTCGGGTTCCAATGGCCACCCAAAGCAGCGCCATTTTTCGCCGTTTATATGATCATTATGCGACAGGCGTGATTCCAACTATAGGGGCCGAAGGGACTATAGAATTAGTTGCCCTACATCCCACCCTACAGATCTCCAGGGTATATGAATTATTTTGTCTGTGTAGCGATATAGCATCGCATATAAAGTGGGATTCTTCAGCGGGGGGATCTGCGGTAGCCTGTTCCCCGGATGACATCCTCACCTTGTTACGACCGCATTACGATCGGTACATTCAGTTAATATTTGAAATTGGACACTATAACATCACAGACACTAGTCTTTTATCAGAAGACGCCGTCAAAAAGGTGGCTGATGCATTAAGAGGATGCCCGCCCCGGGGATCTGTAACCGAAACGGAACATGCGACCACCCTCTTTAAACTTTTATGGGGCGAGTTGTTCGGGGTTCAGATGACCAAAAGCACCCAAACCTTTCCTGGAGCGAGTCGAGTGAAAAATCTTACAAAACAAGCTATAATTGACCTACTGGATACACATGATATCGATCATCGCGCACATACTACATATCGCCAGCTGTACGCACTGCTTATGCAACACAAACAAAGGTTTTCCAACACACGATTTAAACTCAGGGCCCCCACCTGGGGGAAATACATCCGCACCCATTCGACCAATAACCCCCTAAATGCGGATCTCATTTTGGAGGCGGCGCTTGCTGAACTTCCATCTGACGCATGGCCTATGATGCATGGCGCGCTTAACTTTGGGGATTTATAACTCGGGCAGTCCTCAGATGGTATGTTTTTCCAGTCGAGTATGGTTACCCGTCCTACCGGCTCTTAGTCTTTTCAATTTGCTAAACTTCACACAGACACGGTGAATCCAGTATGGCAAAACCGCATCTGGTGTGTTATGAGGAATATATTACCTCGGTTACAATCTATGCCGTTTGGGACACACCTCGCCCTCGCGACCAACTCCACGTTCTATTTTACTTAATCGCCCGAAATCTGGAGGGGTCCGGTTGCAACGCAAGATTTTCTGAGGTAAACATCCCACTGCAGCGCGTCCGAGATGCCTGCGGGGGCGCTCCTCTAACTGCTGGGGGCATTTGTGAGATAGCCAGTTTAGCGGCCAATCCGACCAGAAGTCCCCTGGCGGCCATAAAAAACACGCATATGTGGCGGGCTATATATGCGTGTTTTTTTGACGAACTGGAGCGAACCGTTGGATCCATTGGCTTATTTAGCCCGTCCATCGTAACTGTGGACACGAGAACTAATCTCATCACACAGATTACTCGGATCTCCGGCACGCGAGAATCGGCCCGGGGGGCAATTCTATCCATCAGTGCGAAGATTCCTGTGGAACCGGCCGCCATTGAGGCCCGAGCTGCCGAAGGGTCGACTCACAGTGTGGCCTGGGCGCGGCTGGCCGCGCTTCAGGACAACCCCAGCGCCGCATCAGACGCTTCTCTTGAGGTTTCCATGACAACAAAAACGGCCCAAGTTACGCGAACCTACTTATCCCTCCAAGCCCCCCCTGTGGTTAAAACCGGTCTGATTCAAGATATCTTTACAGTCGCAGACTTTATTTTGGAGATTTCAAACCCACGACAGCCTATCCAAGTCCGTGTTCTTCTCCCGACGAATTTTGACTACTTTGCTGTGGATAATAATACATTTTCCGCCCCGGCAATTTTAGCATTATTCCGCCAATGGCATGCCGCGATCTATTCTACCACCAGTTTAATAAAACCCATCTTTGTATTTTTGGGTCCTGAGTTTGAGCCAGAAAGAGAAAGTATCGATCATCTTGCCGTCTTGGGATTCCCAGGCTGGCCTGTAATCCGTGTCGATTCTCAACCCCGGCCAGGTTCGCGGCTACAAACGGTGCTCGCCACACATGTAGGGTTCGATGGGCTGTGGCCAAATACCGGAATCTATGCAATCCTAACTCCCACCGGGGCCGCACAGATAACATCCTATGTCACCCAAAACCTTCCCCGGCATATTATGGTAGAGATTTCCCGATGGAGCTCAACAACACCAAATCCCCATCTACTAGACCCCCCGGCAGCTATAGGCCCGGTTATCCTAACACATTTTCGCTTTAAAACCATTCGGGGGGCCTTGTTAGCTATCCTTCTGGATGGGGCAGGGCGTCAACAACCCTCAGGTGCCTTAATACCTAACAGTTTGCCCCGGTTGCAACGGCTGTTGGCCGAGGCAAAACTTCATCCGTGGGCCGAGGATATAATAGAGCTAATTATGGATGAAGTCTATATAGCCTACCCGCCTGTTCGTCAAATTATTGAAGGGTTGTTGTTTATCATCGGAACGCAATTCGAGTCTATTGCTAATGCGGTCCAATTCGCAATGTGTGGAGGCACGATGTCTTCATTCTGGGGACTGTTTGATCTTCCAAATAATGATCTAGACTTTGTTAATAAAACTACCCGAACGGCATGCATATTTATGGAGCTAGAGACCCATAAATTTTTGTTGAGCATTTTCGATATTGAGGACTCGTCCGTCTTACCATCCCTTACACTAGTAAATAACTACACACACGCTGTGCTTTGGGACCATGAGGGGTATTGGTTTTGGAATCAGAACACCGAGGCGGAACATCTAACGGGGTTCCCACTCTTAGGGGTGGTGTACTCCGAAGCGGCCCAGATGGTCAAAGAGACTCTTCGAGTCATTAGTCCTTTATTTGCCATGTCGGATGTAAACATCTCCGATGTTGTCTCAACCATGGAGGAAGCATGTGAGACCTTTTTATGTAAAGCGTTTGAGAACCGAACCAATCCCGAGTACTGGATCAGCCAAACCTCCGAGGCTCTCACTACACCTATACCATCTGCTGCGTTTCACGGAGGATCGTTGTTAGACAATGCAAAGGCAACAAAAAAGATCGTCTTCGTTGGGTCGTGTGAGGGAGGCTCTGTTGGAGTTCATGTCGATTTATTTCCTAAACCTCGTGTCCTTCCCCCGATAGACTGTTCTAGGCATCTTAAACCCATATTACAGATTGTGGGGAAAGTATTCACGGGGGTATTACGCGGGATTGATGATGATGCGGCCCCTTTCATATATGCCTTTGAGGAAAAAATGGCATTTCTATTTACAGGGTAAATAGAATGTAAGGTTATCCTTCCCCAGCGACGCAAAGTTAAAAACGGTACAAGCACTAATGGATTTGAGCCAATTTATTTGAATTATTAATAAACTTTGTAGAACAAATTATCTGTGGTTTGGTGGTGTGTTGTGTGTAACCACCAATACATAAGCGATTGTTTAAATCCTTCACTCCTCCAAATGGGACCTAATACTCCATCGGCTGTACTCACGACACATTCTGTGCGCAGGTTTGAGGTTGGGAGTTTGAAAGCCTGGGCGGGGTCCGGATGAAACAGCGCAGCGATGATGGAGGGGGGATTATCCACCAGGAGCTGTTTTGCCATAAACCAGTGGGGCAAAACACGTTGTTTGTCAAAGGGGGTGAGACTAACCATATGCATTAAAGTATTCAGGATCCACCGACAGCTACGAAGGAGCAGGCTTCTCATTCGATGTGCAGGTGGAGTGCGGCGCTCGATGGCCCCCAGCCATGCAGAAATCTTCACAAAGGTCGAACTGGTGGCGTGGGGGGCTGGGCAGTTTTCTAAATACATAAGCATTATCGCCAGCTCTAAATCTAGTAGCTCGGAGGGATAAAACAAACAGAATCTATGCTGCAGAAGCATTGGAGGGATGGAAAGGTCATACACCCGGTCCTCGGTCGCCGTTATTACGGCAAAGGCCATCCCTTGATATGCGGGTTGTTTTTTGCATTGTTGCAAATATTCTTTTGAAGAGACGGTAACGTCTTTTATTCCACCCCCCAAAGTTAATCTTAATTCCAAGCATGGGGTGATGTGAACGTGAATTATATTCGAGGCAGAGAACCGCGGGGTATGCGCGGCTATTTGATGGATTTCACAAGCTAGTCTTAAAAGTGTTTGACTACTAATTAGCTCCGCAACATCGGCCAAACATCTATTTCCATGCAACGCTTGCTTCAGTACAGTTATGGCCGTCTCATCGTCGTCTGGGGGGTGCGGGTCCATAGGAACGGGTCTGTTGCCTTAATGGATTTGGTTCCAAAGCTCGATTGGGAGGGCTGACTGGCGACCTTGACCGTGTCCGGTCTTTATAAGGGGGGGATTGGTGTAGGTTGTTGATATGAACTGACGCGCGGCGAACGTCAGCGACAAATAACGCGGCAAGGTCAACCAAATAGGGATGGAGGCGGGTTTTATGAAAGATAGAGTCCCATAACTCTTCCTCCCCCAACACTACGTCCGCACCGGTGATCGGGGCACCAACGTCCGGCATCTGCAGCACCGAGGTAAAGTATGGGACCACAAACAACTCTATTGCCCCACTCGAATACGATATTGAGGTTTCTTGACCTTGGTTGTTCGTCTGGCGGCTAATTTTAAAACAGCGCAAAAGCTCATGTTCCCATAAGGTGGAGAGGCGATCAAGGTCTTTGCTATATGTTGGAACGTAAGGATGTTGGAAACTGTTCGCCACGTACATATCATCGTCCATCTTTTTACTGACATCAATAACTTCATAATCCAGTATGGGGGTAGAGCTTTGTGGTCGAAATGCTCGGGGGGCCCCCAGCTCCACTGTGTTAGCATCTGCTGCGTGCTGAGCTTTATTGAGGCATGTGATTTTTGTTTCGTGCAGCTCACGTTCTTTATCATCTAGTTTAGTGGCTAGTTCGGCATTGGTCTCCCGTAGTCGTTCAATGGTGCCAAACAAATTATTTATATAGCCCTCTAACATGCCGTTAATATTATTAACCAAAGATGTCTGGAACGCTTGCTGTAATTGAGGTTGTCGGGACCCGGGCCCTTGGGACGCTTGGCCCCCACGTCCGAATCCGGGGAGAGAGGGGTCAATTACATTTGTATCTATCAGGTGTCCCCCGGTCTCATCCAAATATGAACGGATTGTGTCATTAATATCCCCCACATGTCGCATACTTTTCATGTTAATAATAAGCCGCACCAAACGGGACGCTGCGGATCCAGCTTTGCTGTCATCGTCCTCCCCCAATGCTTTCCGCACCGCATGCACGGCCCCAGCGGGTCCGCGTTCATTGTCAGGTTTGCGCCCCAAAAGCACCTTAATTGGTGCGGTGTTTAACAGCCGGCAAATTTGAGAATGTTCTCGAAGCGAATGACAGGAGGCCACCTCGTGAAATAGGCGCTGAAGCGGGGAGTCGAAGATGATTTGTTCGGATCGCCATAAGGGAGGCCAGAGCACCAAACAATCTCCGAATTTCCCAGTCACGAGATCCTGCACGACGTATTCATCGCGGACAAAATTATACAAAATTCTAACACGATCATAGTCCGCTATGTGGCTGGCGTCTATTGCCGCCGCAAAGGTGTGCAAAACAGGCGCGATGCGACTCACCACCCCAGCTACAATCGTGAGTTGGTTGGGGAGGGCGTGTTGTTCTAAGAATGTCCTTAGACGTTGCGTTGTAGGTCCTTCCCTCCGCATACGTAACACCGGAACAATCCCCAGGCAAACAATCCAATCTATATATTTTGAAAAGCTGGTTGGGCTGCTGGGATTCCCTAGAGACAGGCATCTACTCACACCGCGGGCGAAGTCCAACAAAGTCGCCTGCAGCGTCCGGCGCCATGTCTCAAAGATCCGTTCTGCAATTCCGACCACATTCGCCCCTTCGGCCGCATAATATCTGACGATCAGACGATCAGGCTCCAACCGGCGGGTTTTAAGGTGTGTATGCCAATCGACTTCAAGGTCCTGATATGCGATGGCGTTTAGCAGGACACTAAACACCGTGGCCTGAAGTTGGCGTGTCGCCGCTTCGCTGGAACGGACAACATTATACACACCTTGCCCTTCGGTGTACCCAAACTCGCCAAGTAGGACCTCGCGAAATAATAAAGTGGTGGTCGTTGGGTGTATTTTGATCCACCGATCATCCACCCCCCCAATACAAAACGGATCGAAACCGGCTATCTCGCGCCTAGGTCGCGTATTTTTGGGCGGCATGTCATTTGGGGATTCTCCACCAATAATGGAAGAGCAGCGAGAGCTAAGCGATGCCGATGGAGATCCCTCTCAATTTAACAATCACACCTTTTTAAACTTCACCTCAATGCATGAGATTCAACCAATCGTGAAACGTGTACAACAGTTGGCAGATTATCAACTGGACCCTCAACGCCTGCCGCGTTTAAAGTGGTTTAGAGATATAGCCGACTCCACCACGCCTGCGCAATTGCCGCTACAAGAGTTTCCTTTTGCGGTTTATCTGATAAGTGGAAATGCTGGGTCTGGGAAAAGTACGTGCATACAAACTCTTAATGAGGCCCTAAACTGTATTGTCACCGGGGCTACCCGTGTGGCCTCCCAAAATATGTACATGAAGCTGTCCGGGGCGTTTTTAAGCCGACCAATCAACACAATCTTTCACGAATTCGGTTTTAAGGGAAATCATGTTCAGGCACAACTGGGACAGCACCCGTACGCGCTATCGAGTAGCCCGGCAACGCTGGAAGATTTACAGAGACGGGATCTCACTTACTATTGGGAGGTTCTCGTGGACATCACCCGCCGGGTAATGGGGGAGGGGGAAAACACCCACAATGAGTTCCGAGCGTTGGAAACACTGGAAAGGGACCTGGGGCTGGACGAGGGATCCCTGACACAGATGGCCATGTTCACCCATGCATCCCTCCCATCATTCGCGGGGAGCAATATTATTATTATTGATGAAGCGGGACTTTTGGGACGGCACATATTAACCGTTGTTGTCTATTGTTGGTGGATGGTGAACGCGCTCTACAATACCCCCTTGTATACCGCCAGACTGCGCCCAGTCATCGTCTGTGTGGGCTCTCCAACCCAAACCGAATCGTTAGAATCCACCTTCGAGCACCAAACACTTCGATGTTCGATTCGGCAAAGTGAAAATGTGCTCACCTATCTCATATGTAATCGCACACTACGAGATTACGTCAATCTGCCCCAAAATTGGGCCATTTTTATTAACAACAAGCGATGTGTTGAACATGAATTTGGAAACCTTATGAAGGTGCTAGAATATGGTCTGCCGATAACAGAAGAACATATGCAGTTCGTTGATCGGTTCATTGTGCCCGAAACATATATCACGAATCCGGCCAACCTCCCCGGATGGACACGATTGTTTTCCTCCCACAAAGAAGTCAGCTCGTACATGGCTCGCTTACATGCGCATTTAAAGGTGACTCAGGAAGCCCAGTTTGTTGTGTTTACCCTCCCAAGTTTAACCTTTGTATCTATGCAGGAATTTGAAAAATATAAGCAGTTGACCTATCAACCAAATTTGTCCATCGAAAAATGGATCACCGCCAATGCTAGTCGCATCACAAACTACTCCCAAAGTCAAGATCAGGACGCCGGTCGGATGCGTTGCACAGTGAATACCGAACAACAGACCGTTGTCGTCAAAAACGATATTACCTATGTCCTCAATAGCCAAATCGCTGTGACAACGCGCTTGCGTAAAATGGTATTTGGGTTTACCGGAACATTTAAACTATTTGAAGCCATGTTACGGGACGATAGCTTTGTTAAAACCCAAGGGGAGCTTTTGATTGAGTTTGCCTATCAATTCTTATCTAAACTTATTTTTGGAGGTCTAATTCACTTTTATGCTTTTTTAGCCCAATCAAACCTGGATGATGAGAAGTGCAAGTTAGCCTACCAACGCTTGGGGGAACTAACCACAGAATTGTTGTCGTTAAAACACACAACAAAACCACAAACCCCTACTCCCCCTAACACCTGTAGCCCGGAACGTGCCTTTAACTTCACCAGCCTAGAGGATCCTTCAACAGACCCTCTTGATGAACAAGATGTAGTCTTTGCCAATATGGTTGGCGAGATTGATTGGTTCTATTGCCATTATGACCTGGCCCCTGCTGATACAACGGCAGCGGTACACACTCAGTTCAGTCTGTTAAAAAGGGCGTTCTTAGGAAGGTATGCTATCCTACAAGAACTCTTTGGGGAGGCATTTGAAAATGCCCCCTTCAGCACGTATATTGATAATGTTATCTTTAGAGGTTGTGAAATGGTAACGAGTTCGATAGGGGGTGGATTTATGTCAGTAGCGCTCCAGACCGACAACTACACACTGATGGGATACACCTATGCGCGAGTGTTTCCATTCACCGAAGACTTGCGCAGACGCCATGGGAAATCAAATGTCTCGGAACTGTTAGAGGACTCGCCGATGCCCTATGTGGTCCTTCTGGACCAGTATGGTTTTGTCTCTGTTATCAACACAAACATCAGCGATTTTGTAGAATCGGTTGACACACAGGAGTTAGCGATGGCGGTCAATGCTGATTATGGTATGAGTTCAAAGCTTGCAATGACAATTACTCGTTCCCAAGGCCTAAGCCTCGATAAGGTGGCTATTTGTTTTTCTCCCAACACCCTTAGGCTCAACAGCGCTTATGTGGCCATGTCTCGCACTACCTCCTCGGACTTTTTATGTATGAATTTAAACCCTTTACGCGCCAGACACGAACGTGACGATATAATCAGTGAACATATCTTATCGGCCCTTCGAGACCCTAATGTGCTAATTGTCTATTAAACTCCAGCGCTGTCTCAATCTACCTCTGATCATATTTTCCCCAACCCTATCGCAATAAACTTTCTATACTTCAAAAGAACTCCAATCTTTTTACTGGGTGCACATTGGTCTGGGTCCCCACATTTTAGGATGTTTAAGATCGAGAGCCACCACGCATATCTAGGATCGCCATAAATAATAGAGACAAGTATGAAGGTTCGAGTAATACAATTTATTGATTAATAGACTCCACCGAAGTGTCTAAAGACCAGTCGATAGGGGGGAGGGAAAGAGACTCCAAATATTGGTTTGCTGCCTTAAAATGGTTACAGGTAGCAAATGATACTTTAGAGAGGGGGGATGGATGGGTAAATTTCAAGACGAGGTGCCGTCTCGGATCTGGCTTTATGGCATTTTGAGCGTGCGTTCCCCAAAGCATGAAAACGAGATGGGGTTGTTGGGCCGCTAACCGAGAAACGACATTCCGCACGAGACGATCCCATCCTAGTTTGGCATGCGATCCGGCATCTCCACGCTTGACGGTCAGGGTCGTGTTGAGGAGCAGAACGCCCTGTTGGGCCCATTTTCCTAAATATCCATGAGAGCCAAGGTTTACATCGGGGTAACAGCTTTTGACCGCCCGAAAGATATTTTTTAAACTGGGGGGGACCAAAACTCCAGGCCGGACGCTAAAGGCCAGACCATGGGCCTGGCCTGGCTGGTGATAAGGATCCTGTCCGATGATGACTACCTTTACGGTATCTGGAGTGGTTAGTCTAGTCCAAGAAAAAATATCTTTAGGAGGAGGAAATACCTCTTCTATCGATGTACGGTAAACATATTCTCCAATAACATATTGGATGGCCGGAGACTTTATTTCTGGTTTTAAAATCATATCCCAGGCATCGGCAACTCCAAACATTTGTTTGAACATGTCCCATGAAATATGACTTGGGGTCGGTCTTATTGAACCGTTGGAAGGCGACCTCGTTTCTGGGCTAGCAGTGGTGCGAAATATGACGTCCGCTGGACATCCTCGTGGACGTTTTCTGGGTGGTGGGGGGGCTTCATCGGTGTCCTGGTGATTGGGGTCATCCCGGTTGGAGACGATTGGCATACCGGTCGGTTTGAGAGCCATCCGAAGATAATGTTGCTTCTCTTTAAGGGCTGGATGTGGAGTTTGGTGCGGGGGCAACAGGAGCTTCTAGATTTGATTTTGGAGAGCTCCTTTTAGGTACTGGGTTTCGTGGCGGGTACGTACAATCTCGCGTACGCGAGAAATCGTAAGGCACACACCCAAACCGGCTTGCTCGCTCCGTGAAGTATGTCCTACGAAGGTCGTTCCGCTCTTTTATCATCCTATAAAGGTGGTAGGCGGGAGTTGTGAAAGTGTGCCACCTGAATTCATTATTATGACGTAGATCCCTTAAAAAGCCGTCAACAAACACCGCAGGATTAACCCAATAAGCTCTCTGTGCTGTCTTATCCCATATGATCGTGTCGAACAGGGGACAATGATATCGTATAAAAACACCATCTATCTTAGTGTAGTCAACAATTGGGGGAACTTCGAACCGCCAGACAACACCAAATGGGGGGTGGTGTAAACATGGGGAAGCTAGTATATCTCCGACCGCGCTAGCATGTATACTTGGCACTATATACTCTGTTGCCTGGACATTTATCCACACCACACCAACGAAGACAACCCATAAATATGGACCGTAGATCCTCCCCATAATTCAAATCTTCAACCTCCCAATCACTAATGTGCCCGAGCCGAAAACTGCCCTCTTTATGCCCCCCCGTGTCCCGTCCGGGCCCGTCCCCTTTTTCTTTCCCCCCCCCCATTCTTCTCCCATCGTCATGCGCGGCTCAGGGGCGCGCCGGGAGGGGGGGAAAGAGATGGGTGCGGCGGACGGTTGCGCACAGGCGAAAACCGAGACCACGATCAAGAGAGGCTTAGGTTCGCATCCCAGATTTACTTTTTTTATCATCATCACCATCATCATTATTGTTCCAGCAATTCTTGTCAGTTTTTTGAACAAACGAGGGCGAAGGGTGTTGGGAAGGAGGGGGGGGGGGAAGGTGAAGAAAAAAATACTTGGGAAGGGGTGAGGGTAAGGAGAGAAAGGGGGCGGCAAATCACGGGTCCCACGGGTGGAGCTGGACTCCGCCGAAGGGGCTCTGCCTCCCGTACAGGGTCCCGTCCCGACGGAAGAGAAGCGTTCCCCTCGAGGTCGACCAGAGTCTGAAGGGGGAGCCGGGGCGCTCCCGAGGGACGTCGGAGCCCGTCGCACCCCTCGGGTTGGTGAGGGGCAGGCTCGTGTCGTCGAGCCACGTCGACCGCGCCTCCGCGAGGGCTCGGGCCATGTTGCAGTCCTGGTGGGTCAGCACCACGTACGCCCCGATCTCCCCGCTCTCCAGATCGACGATGGGCAGGCAGTCCCCGGTGACCGTCTTGTTGAGGAACGGGGCCATGGCCACGGCGCTCGAGAGGCCAACGAGCGGCCGGTACTGCAGGAAGGACCCCTCCACCGGGCGCTCCGCGGCTAGGGCGGAGCGGTGATGAGTTTTTCTGACACATTTGCGGCAGGGCTGATCTCTCCCAGCTCGAGGGTCCGAAGGCGTCGGTCCCTCTCCATCCTCCTCCTCACCCTCCTCCGCCGCGCCCGAGGTCCCCGGACGCGGGTCCGCCGCGGGCCTCCCTCGGGTATCTGGGGAAGAGGCGCGGTTCTCCGTGGCCAGCCTTCGTTTGCGTACCGGGGCAGGAGCCGGGACAGAGGATGCCCCGGCGGGAGTTTCTTCCGGGACGGTCGATGAGTGCACGGGAGTGGCGTCGGGGCTCGCCGTCGGAGTCCGTTGGGGCTCCTCGGTCCTGGCGATATTGCACAACACCTCCACCCGGACCCGGGTCGCTCGGGGTCCCTCTAGCCCCGAGGTGCCAGTCTCGCTGGTCCAGAGAGTCCGCGGTTGGGGCGTTACCGTGGCATGCGGGCGCGGGGCAGGAGCCGGGGCAGGAGCCGGGGCAGGAGCCGGGGCAGGAGCCGGGGCAGGAGCCGGGGCAGGAGCCGGGGCAGGAGCCGGGGCAGGAGCCGGGGCAGGAGCCGGGGCAGGAGCCGGGGCAGGAGCCCCATCGTCCTCATCATCGTCTATGACGATGGGATCCGCGCGTGGGGAGACTTGGTTCGAACGACGGCGCCTTCGGGGCCGTCCCACCGGTCTGGTGGGCCTGTTGGCACCTAGGAAACAAACAGACGGGGGCTCCGTTAGGCGAGCGGGTCGCGCGTAAAGGGACAAGACCACAAGGGGGCGCACATACACCAGGGACCCCACCAACCCCGGGGCTCCGGCTCACCGTCGCTCGAACCGATGGACCGGCGGGGCGACCGGGCCCGCACCGTGTAGCCACCCGCGGACACCGACGCTGGGGCCTGCCGTGCGGCCCCGGTCCAGATGAAATCGACCGCCGTACCCGCCCGTACGGCGGCCGCGGGCTCCCCGTACAGATCTTGCTGCCGCACCACCGGGATGGTGGAGAAGGTTCCGTCGGGCCGGACGTCCACGATCAGGTAGGAGACCGATAGGTTGCAGAGCGGGCAGCGGTTGTGCTGAGGCAGCCAGGTCTTCAGGCAGGCCACACAGAAGTTGTGCAGGCAGGGAAACGTGGTGGCTCGGACGGCGTCGGTGAAGGGGGTTGGTGCAGATCGGACACAGGTCCGCTTCCTCCGGACCACCCGGCTGCGGAGACTGAGGTCTCCGGTTCCCGGACCCGGAGACCTCCTCGCATTCGTTAGACCGGTCGGTCGGATCGGGGGCCTCCGAGGCCGTGTCCGTATCCGAATCGGTGTCGCTCTCGGGAGGGGGATGGAAGGACTCGTCGCTGGCATCCGACTGCGCGTCCGTCGCGTCGTCGGCGGACGCGAGGCTCTCCTCCTCGACCTCCGACGCCGAAGCTTCGGCGTCGGAGGTGTTGTCGCGGAACAGCCGCTCGAAGACACTTCTGTGTCGCTCGTAGAGGGCAGGAAGGTCGTCGGGGCCCGGTTCCGCGACGGGGGTCTACGGCACGTCGAGAAGGAAAGAAAAAGGAGGGGAGAAAGTTCCAGAGGTAAGTCTCTCTTTGAGTGATTTTTTTTTTAAAAAAGAAAAAAGGGGCTTCCTCCCACAACGCCCAAAACCATTCTCTGCATCCTGGGGCAAACTCCCACCGGAGAGTAGTTCTTCGGGCGTTCCCCTCCTCCCCTCCCCGCTCCCATCTGTTGCTCAAACCCCAGGTCCCTGGGGAAGGCATCTATCCGGCTACCCTAGAAGCTTCTTGCTCACCTGAGGACGTTCCATTTCGAGTCCGGGCAGCCTTCGGAGCGCTAGTCTTCAGGAGCTAATAGGAGCTGGTAGAAGTTGTGTGGTTGGCGACCAACTACCCTACTGAGCCGGTTTGCTGCGGGGTAGTTATATGGCTCGGAAAGGACGATCCCCCAAAGTGACGATGAGAGGCGGCCCCAAACAGCAAGCCCCCGGACCCCTCATCGACCAGTCAGATTTGGTGAAATTTCTACATTACCATAAATTTGGTCCTACCTAGGAAGTGGGGGAATCGCGGCAACCTATCGCATCGAAAAGGGGATTTTCATTTGCATATCTTCCGCATTCACACCTGAACTCCTTCCTATTAAAGTTTTTTCATTTGCATAAGAGAACTTCCACCCCGGAAAAAGGAACCGTAACACCGGCCAATCGAAATAGATATAAAAGATTCATTTTTGCATGGTTTTTTACACATTATGAATTTTTCATTTACATATCTTCCGCGTTCACACCTGAACTCCTTCCTATTAAAGTTTTTTCATTTGCATAAGAGAACTTCCACCCCGGAAAAAGGAACCGTAACACCGGCCGATCGAAATAAAAACGAATTTGGGTCGTGGGTCTTCCCCCATTATTTATGAGCCGGCCACATAGGGGCCCCTCCCTGTACATAATCCCCACGTACAAAAAAAAGGTGATGGGAATCACCCTCGGTTGCATCTTGTTATTATTTAAACGCACCACACAGAAGGGGGGGTAAAGATGTACGGGGACACGGGCCAACGAGTATCGTACCCAGATTGGGTGGGGTGGGGGGATGTCTAGTCTCGACAAGGTTTTAATCTCCACCCACCCCAGCTCACACAAAATCGGGTAGCCGCCCACCTCCGTTCCAGCGCATCCGTTGTTGGGCCATCCCGGACGGACCCTCCTCCTCTGTCGGACCGACACCCCCTTTCCCTAGACACACCCTTTTAAACCCTAACCGAGTAAGATTAATCGCACCCCCTTCCCCCAGCCACAAAAAAACGCCCTGCTTCGTTTTCCTTAAAACGGAACAAAAGATGCACACAATGATCATATACTCTGGTTTTTTAAAAAATATTTCTCTTTCCGCCTCGCCGAAACGTAAACCCGACCGGGGAAGGGAGAGGGGGGGTGGACGCGTAAATACAAAACGGAAGCGGGGTCCCCAACAAGTCCTCACGAGTTCCCAGTCCACCCACAAACACAGGTAACATTTTCAAATTTTCTTTTTTTAAATCGTGCGAACGGATAACGAAAACTCTGGTGGAGTAATCGGGGGCCGGGGCCAAATGGGCCCCGGCCCCCATCTAATTATGGACCAGGAACAGAGACCCCCCTGCGGAGCCGTAATCCGAAGGGGGGGTCGAAGCCCAACACGCTTCGTACCGAGCACGTGTTCCGCACGCGCAAGGAAACAGGGTTGTCGGTCGGGAACCTCCCCCGTGTGGCAATGTGCCCAGATCCAGTCTAATAACCGATAAGGACGCTCTGGCTTAAACTGCAGTTCGATTATACGCCCGCACTCCTCGCCTCCCTCTCCGCTCCCCACTTCTATCCCACCAACCATAAAATCACCCCCCCCATAAGCAGCTCTTTTGCCCCCCAACTCTGGCCCAAGGTGCTTCCAAAGAAGCTCAGCGTTCTATCAGCTGGAGTGCACGGACGGGGTCTGGGCCCCATGTCCCCCAAAAAGTGAATGAAATTGGCCATAGTTGGTTTCCTTTCCCCCCCCCCCCTACCCCTACATACCGATGCTGCGTGGGGCGACGGCACTACAACACACGATAACTTTGCAGAGGCTGAAATTTTTATTTAAACCCCCCCCCCATTAAACTCAGTCCAGCCCCATGAAGACTTTCGCGCGATGGTCCGCAGTTATTCTCTTGTCGCATCTTCGCAGCGGGGACTAATGTGCCCCCCCCCCCGCATTCCAGTATCCTCAGTATGCTGGGTTTGCGGAAGTGCTTGTTTCCTCTCCTTATGGGGGGAAAAGAAGGGCGGGAGTCCCCTTGGGTTACTGTGGTAAGAACACGCAGGACAACGAGAAGCCTCTTTCCAATAAGAGTTGGCAAAAGCCCAGGGGTGCCTTTAAAGAAGGCATTCTCAGTGCCCCCGACCCATTAAGTTAACAGGGGTCGAAACCCGGGGTGGGGGGGCGGGCGAACTTCCAGTGGAAACACCCTCCCGATCGATCTTGGTCTGATAAATTAAGAGGACTAAAAATATTGTCTTATTTGTGGCAAAGAAGATTTATGAATTATAGTCAAATATAGATGAAAATGAAGCGGGGGCATCTCAGAGTACTATAATGAATGGTGTGGGGAAATCCATTAACCCCGGATGAGGTTAGGCTGGAGGCGCCGAAACGGCTCGGAGCAAGCTCCGAACATACCCCATCAGCAAATATCGACCGTGCTCCATCAGCGGTCTGCTCAGAACAAACGGATCGATGCTGTTGCGGTTCCATTAGCCAGCAGAGCTGATAATGCATGTAATGTTATCCCCCGCCCTGGAACTGTTCCTCGCCTTTGGAAACACCGGCTAATGTTAGCTCAGTAACAGCATAATTGTAAAGACATCTACATAAAATTATCAACGGGGAACCCCGTTGCAATAGCTCCTATCAGCATCAACTCAATATGAGCCGGGGTGACGATAATAACATCTTTTTTTTTTACCCAACAAACACCCATCGTAACAGTACGTTCTTGGCGGGGGTGCACCGGTTGCCAGGAGTATGCATGCAAATGTGTTGTCGACCGAACAGCCTATCGGCTGCTTAGAATAGCCTTGGTGATGTGCATATTTATTTCGGCCCCAAATCACCATAAGTAAGAGGTAGGTTTAGGAGCATAAAAGATTCCCTTTTCCGTACCGAGTGATCAGCCGAATGGAAGACTATTAGGCATATCCGTCCGCGCTAAATAGTCCCGTTTGGCGGCAAGACAGTGAGAAAGTCTGGTGGGAAGCAGAGCGGGTTCCTCCAGGCATTCGGCCACACAGGCCCGGATATGCGGTTGGAGACTGGGGCCGAGGAGCACCTCTAGCTCTCGGACCCGGCGGTCGAATCGCATGCGATCTGCTAGGTGATGCTCCCAAGACCCCCGTCGCGCTAGGCGGGCGGCGGTATTCCAGACAACCAGCGGGTGCACTCGAACGGTGGTGGCGAACCGGACTATCGAGTGAGGTGGGTCCGAGAGAAGCTTGGGGCTCCCGGAAGGGGCGCGCCGGGGGACGACTCGTTGGCGGAGGTGGTGAGTTAAGGATGGGGGGAGCTGAGCGCGAAAGAGGGTGTGCAGATTGTTGTAAAAAACTGCGGAAGGGCGGTGAGGCTGTAGAGGATCGAACCAGATAAAGAACCGAAACGGTGATGGAGCTTGGTGGTGCGTGTTCATTTTGAAAGGCGGGGTTTGTGGCAGTTGTAGGCAAGAGTCTGAGGGATGAGAGGGAGGAAATGAGAGCCTTCTCCTAAATTTATAGGAGATGGAGATAGGAACGCCCCGCAGTCCCGCGCGCCGCCCGGCCGGAAAAATTTTTCGCCGCGCGCCGCGCGCCGCGGGAGGGCTCAGGCTCCCGAGCTCGCCTTCGGGCGGGGTCCGCGGAACGGGGGGGGGTGGTTTGGGGGGGGGGGCGCGAATCTGCGCTCGCGAGGGGTGGGCCCACGCTTCTCCGGCCCCGGGGCCGGCCCCGTGAGACCCCGGAGGAGCGCAGCTCGGGCTCGGTCGCTCAAGATCACGTGACCCACAACGGCCCGGCCGCCCGGGACCCGTTAGGGGCCTCATGGTCCTGAGCGGCCGGGCCGCCCGCGGCCGCGCCGAGGGGCGGGACTGCGGGGTGGGGGAGGGCGGGCCTGCCGCAGCATCCTCCCCCTCCCCCACCCCGCAGTCCCGCGCGCCGCCCGGCCGGAAAAATTTTTCGCCGCGCGCCGCGCGCCGCGGGAGGGCTCAGGCTCCCCGAGCTCGCCTTCGGGCGGGGTCCGCGGAGCCTGAGCCCACCCCCTACACCGCCAACTCCATCTTCAGGGCCGAGTGCGGCCGGTACCCTTCCAACACGAAGTCCTCGCTCCTAAAGTCATCGATTGAGGTGACGGCTCGAATAATTTTGAGCTGGGGGAACGGTCGGGGCTCTCGTTGCAGCTGGATCCGGAGCCGCTCGATGTGGTTCAGGTAGATATGCGCATCCCCCAACGTATGCACCAGCTCCCCAGGAACCAACCCCACGACATGAGCGATCATGTACGTGAGCAGAGCGTAACTAGCAATGTTGAACGGCACCCCTAACCCCATGTCTCCCGATCGTTGATAGAGCTGGCAGGACAGCTCCCCATTCGCGACGTAGAATTGGCAGAGGGTGTGGCACGGGGGGAGCGCCATCAGAGGGAGATCCTTCGGGTTCCACGCGCACATCACGATCCTTCTGTCATCAGGGTTCCGCTTCAAGGTGTCGATCACGTACTGCAGCTGGTCCGCTCCCTGTCCCGAATAGTCCGCTTCGCTCCCCCGATACTCCGCCCCAAAGTGTCTCCACTGGAACCCGTAGACCGGGCCCAAGTCGCCCTCCTCCCGAGATGGGAACCCCCGCTTGTCCAGAAAGTCTCGAGACCCGTGAGCGTCCCAGATCTTCACCCCCCGGGACGAGAGCTCCTTGGTGTTCGTGGCCCCCCTCACGAACCACAGCAGCTCCTCGACCACGCCCTTCCAGTACACACGTTTCGTCGTCAGCAGCGGAAATTCGCCCCGAAGGTTGTATCGGGCCTGTGTGCCGAACACGGAGAGGGTCCCCGTCCCGGTCCGGTCCCCCTTCCGGTAGCCCTCCCTGAGGATCCGCGCCACCTGATACAGATACTGCCACTCCCCATGCGGTTGAGAGTGGGGGCCCGCATCGGGGGGCGGTTGGAGAAATCCGCCCCACCCTTCACTCTGTCGACCTTCCGCATTTTTGGTGGACATGGGGAGGGGGGGGGGGGAAAAAGAAAGAAATGATGAAAGCTCAGTCAGAAGGGGCCGAGGGTGAGACGGGGGAAAGGCGGGCTGATTTCTAACGGATGACGTCTCTGATCTCTGCTCTCTTCCTTGAGACCGTGTGTAGGGGGGTTGAATATGCACCTCTTATATAATAAAAGAGATGGGGGGGGGAAGAGAATGAAGAACCCCCCCTTACTTAATCCTCTACGTTTCCTCCCGCCCTTTAACACCTCTCTTTTTATTTTCTTTTTAGGCCCACCCCCACCAGAAGCTCACACCGTCTCCCGGATCTGAGTCAGAAACACCACCAATCACCCGGAGGAAGCTTTATGAGTCAAAAATAAATTTATTCTCATATTGCTATACATGACTTTGTTTCCTTTGTACAAAAACCATCACACATAAAAATACAAAGTTACTTTATACACATATCCCCATCAGCACCAAAGCGGTGCTGATGGGGATGGGGGAGGAAAATAAACTGCTGGGTGTCAACACATATCATCGGAAGACCCATCCACCTCTACGTCCACCGGGCGGCTGACGCCAGCCGCCCGGTTCAGCGGTTGCTCCCCGGAGGGCGCGGGGATGGATATATCGTCCCCTCCAACCCTCAACACGGTGGTCATTCGCCCGGTGGGCGAAGACCAACAGATTCCGGGGAGAGGGGGGAGATGGCGGTCATGTTCTATGAGGACGGGGCGGGCGGCGGGATCGGGCTCCAGGATCGCCCTCGCGCAGAAGTCCTTCAGGTCCTGTGGGACCGCCTCCGGCCCCGCTCTCGCTGCCCCGCGGGGCAGCGAGAGGTAGATGGGTCTCAGAGCCGCCTTCAACCCCCAGCGGAGACAGGCGCGATGCGAGTAGCTTTCCCACTCCTCAAAGTCCGGGGCCCCGGGCCCCATGGCCTTCCCGATGCTTGAGGCCGCAGCGCGGCTGTCCAGCGCAGGTAGAACGGCGCGGCGGTATTCCTTAGGGGGCAGAGGCACCAACAGATTGTCACCCACGTGCGTATGGATCCTGTATCGAACGTTGCTGCCCCGGCACAACCTGAGCGGGGGTAGCTGAGGGTAGAGTTTGGCGAAGGCCTCCTCCGCCATCGCGAACACCTTGGGGCCGAACACCCGCGAGGAGGTGAGGACCGCCCGCGAGAGCTGCGTCGCCCGGGGCCACCGCAAGAAACATTGGGCCGTGGCCAGCACCCCGCACGGGAAATAGGTGTGTCGCTGGGAGATGGTCGGGCCATCCTCGGGCCACTCGCTCGGCTGTATCGTATTGATGATGATCAGCCGCCGATCGGACGTACTGGCCTCCAGGCATAGGAACTCCACCGCCCCCGTGAAGCCCAGGTCGTCCGTCGATAGCAGGAGCACGCCCTGCGCGTTGAGGGCGGAGATGTCGGGGGCGGCCTCCCAGTTGCCCGCCCAGGCGGCAGTTTCCGGTCCGCACAAGCGATTGGAGAGCGCGGCCAACAGAAAAGAGAGGCCCCCCTGCCTCTTCGGATCCCATTGGGGGCGGGAGAGGCCCACCCGCCATAGGGATTCGTTTGGGTGGGGGGAGTACAGGATGAGGACTCGCACATCCTCTGGTTCGGGGATCTGCCGCATCCACGCGGTCATGCGACGCAGCGGGCCCGACACCCCTAAAGGTCCGATGATCTGGTCGGGCCCCGTCGGGGGGTCGTGTCGGGCGGCCAAGGAAGCTAGGGCCTTGGGGTCGAACAGAAGAGCGGTCCGCCAGGGTTCCGGGAACAGTTCGTGGGCGGTGAGCGCTTCCGCCATACTGGGCGGGCAGTACGTGTCCAGGGCCGAGGGGCTCAATCCCGGGGTGAAGCTCGGGCCGGGTGGTTGGCGGCGCCAACCACCCGAGGGGTGGGCGCCTTCCGGTGGCCGGACCGTCAGGACCGCGGTACGGGGCGAGAGCCGAGGCACCTTTTTGGCTGGCGGGTCGGTGGGCTGAGGGGCGGCCCGGGCCGCCTTCCGCTTCATGTCAGGGGGGGCCAAAGGGGCGCTCCGGGACTGCAGGCGGCCGGCGGTGGTGGCGACCTGTTTGTGGGTGGAGGGAGGGCGCCCGCGCTTCCTGGGGGGCGGGGTGCGAGGGCGGGAGGGCGGACTGACGGGCGCGGGTTCAGAGGCGTCCCCCGGGGCCTTCAGGAGGCCCCGGACGCTCTGGTTCTGGAAGAGGAGGTTGGTCGCCCGGTCGGCTCGGGACCGTAGCTGTGATGGTGTACGAGACATCCCGGGGCCGATCGCGCCAGCGACGATGCAGATCGCGCGGATGGCAGCAACTGTGGCCTCCCCGCCACCGGGCACATGCAGGTCGCCTCGGATTCGCATGAGCGTTACGGCGTCACGGATCAGACGCAGCTCGCGCAGCCACACCCGTAGGCGCTGCTCGTCCGCGTGCGGCGGCAGGCAGGGTGAAGTCTCCTCAACGGCCTGGAAGGGGTTGTAGGCCCTCGCGGTGAGCAGACTGGGCACGGCGGCCAGATCGCCGTCGAAGCCCTCCCCGAGGCTCTCCAGGATGGCGCGGCAGGCGCAGAGGCAGTCGACCACCAGCTGCTCGGTGTCGACAGTGTCGTGCGCGTCCGGGTTCTGGGTGGGGGTGGGGGGTGCAGTGGCGATCCGCTTCTGCGCCTCGATTATGCCCGCCGCCCCGTAGCCCGGAGGGCTGCTGTACTGGAGCATCTCGGACCGTTCCTTCGAGGGCTCGACCGCCGGGGTTGGGGCGCCGGCGAAGAAGGCGTTCTCCTTCGCCACCAGAGAGGCGTACGCGCGCCGGAGGCTGGTGAGCAGGAACCCCTTCTGCGGGCGGTCGTAGCGGCGGCTCATAGCAACCGCCGCCGCGATGTGGGCCAGCCCCCAGCTGAACCGCCCGGCCGCCATGGCGTACCCAAGATGAGGGACAGATTTTGCCACCGCGCCGGTGATGATGGAGCCGCTCTGCTTCAGCAGGCCGGCCGAGGCGAAGCAGATCTTGTCCAGGTGATGGTCCTCCGGGGACACTTTAGGGCTCTGCAGGATGCTCATCACCTCCAGGTTGTGGGTGAAGATGAGGCGGGTGAGGAGGGCGTACTGGCGCTCCGGGTCCCCGAGTTCGGGGACCCATACCGGTACGGGGGAGGTCGCGGCCTCGAACCGGCGGCGGGCCTCCTGCACTTCCGGACGATCCCAGAGTCCGGGGCGGTGATCGCCCATCGCCCCGAAGGGCACGCGCCCTCGTGGGGATAAGCTGGCGCCCGGCCAGGGCTCACCGGCCACAAACCCGTCGCGGTACTTAGCGTAGAAGAGCCCACTGGTCACGTCCTCATCCACCACTATGGGGGGGAGCGGGGCGGGAATGAACCGGCCGTCCCGATCGCGGCCGGCCACCGCCGCGATCACCCGGCGGCGCTCGCGCCGCCCCACGTGCGCGCGTGTTCTGCGTCGGCGGCGTCCCTCGGGATGAGAGGTGGGTGGTTCGGGGCTGGAGTCACCCTCGCGGGCTCGCTTCTGGTGAGTCCTCTTCTTCTTCCTTCTCCGCCTCTTCCCATCGTCCCTCTCGGCCTCCTCTTCATCGGACGAGGAGGCCGAGGAGGAGGACGATGATGAGGAGGATGATGATGAGGAGGATGATGAGCTGGAAGAGGAGGCCGAAGAAGACCGGGAGGAGGCCGACGCGCGACGTTTGCGCTGCTGCGTAGGCCGGGTAGGGCTGGGTGGGCGGACGGCTAGCGGCTCGTGGGGGCTGGGATATGACCCTCGAAGACTGGCTTCCGAGACGGGAGATCCGGGTGGGGTCGGAGGCCGGTGGGCCGAGGGGCCGGGATCCGGAGACTCTGGCGAATCCCTGGTCGCCACATCTGCACATTCGCTCGCCCTACCGGTACCCGGGGTTGACGGTGGTCCCCGGGGAGAGCCGGCCAACAGGGGTAGCTCTGCGAAATCCTCGTCCGGAACCGGGGGGTCCTCATCTGAGGACCCGCGGATGGCCGGGGTGGGCGGTGGGCTCAGGCTGACGGACCAGCCGCGGTGTGGCTGGTCCGACGAAGATGCGGGCGGCGGGCAGCTGAGGTCCGCCCGCGGGGTCGCTTCGGCGACCAGAGAGGCGAGCAGGGCTAGCTGCTCCAGCGAGACGGCCTGCTGAGCTGCGGCGTGCAGAGCTCGGTCATCGCCTAGGACCGAGAACTGCCCCTCAGCCGTCTCCGGGGTCGCCATCCTCATCGACGATCTGGGGTTCGGGGTCGAGCCGAAGAAGGAAAAATCAGAAAGAGTCCCCAGAGCCAACCCGAGGCCTTCGTTCTCTGGAAGAGCGGCCCCTGTTAGAGACTCGGTCGTCGTCTGGTCGAAGCTGACGATGATAGTAGCATGCGCGTTCGAAGATGGGCGAGATTCGGAGGCGCGAGCGCGACGGCTGAAGCCGAGGGGGGAAAGGGGTTGTCGGTCTTTTGTCCGGAGGGAGAGGAGAAACAACGAGGAGCGGGGGTCGGTCCTGTTGTCTGTTCCGCTCCGTCTGAACGATGAGAGCGGCCCCGCGCGTTATATACAGCCTCGAAGACCGGAAAGGGAGGCCCTGTTATCGCCAGATCCGTCCAAAACCCCCCGCCTCTTTGGGGCGGAAAGGGGCGGTTCGTCCACCCACACCCCCCTCTACTGACCACCCTACCGGGGGAGCTCGCCCAATCCCCAAACGAGAGGGTGCCCGGGAACCTATCGCGAGCACCCGGAAAATTTTTAATTATGCAGAACCGCCCCCATCGCGCCGGTTGGAACATGGGTGATGGGGGCGTCGAAAAAGCTCATTATGCATAACATGGCGTCCTACGAAGGCGGTACCGGATGGGGCGCTCATTTGGGGTGAAGTGCGCATGTTCCTAAAAACTCATTACGAATGCACATCGGCGCCATCTTCTACATAATGAAGTTCCCGGGATCGTTGCCGATTGGCCCCGGTCGTTAATAAGTTTCCTGGCGCCTGCGCCCTGGAATCGATGGGCGTGTGTTCGGTCGAAACCCGCCATGTTTTTATTCATTAGATTCGGGCCGCATGCGCAGAACCGGTCACCGGTTCCGGCCTCGGATAATGAGATGCATGAGAGGTCTGTACACGCTAGATGATTGGTGGGACCGGAGGTTAGGCCACGGTTGTGGGCGGGGACTAGTAAGAGAAGTGAGAACGCCCAGCGTTCGCACTTTGTGCTAATAATATATATTATTAGCACAAAGTGCGAACGCTGGCGTTGGGCCAAGGGTCTGTTGAATGGGCGGGACTTAGAGACTGCATAAAAGCGGGCACCGAGCCGTCCTGGCACCTCAGACGCTCGTCTCTCTTCGGCCTCCTCCAGGGATCGAGCACAGCAGGGGTACCACTGCTTATTCTGCCTCTCCGAACTCCTTCAGGCGGGCCCCTCAGCCTCCCTTCGACAGACCTCTCCTCTCCTCTTCCTCCTGAGTCCCGGCGCGTCGTCGAGCGGAGGCCGCTCCCGCTAGACCCAGGACCTCTCCTCCTCCTCTCGCTGCTCGAACCTCGTCGGTGGGTGTCCCTCTCCATACCCCCGTCTCCTTTTTATCCTTTCCCGACCCACCAACGGCTTCGCGCCCCCGTCCCTCGGCCTCCCTTGCCGACCGTCGCCTCACCGATCTCCTCCTTTCTTCTTTCCTTCCCTTCCCTCTCCCGACAGGTGGTTAGGGGACCGCGGGCATGAGTCCTCGGTGTTCCGTGCGGCCGCACGAGTCGGTGGAGGCGCTGCTCGAACCGGGCGCGGTCCGCCCGAGCTGGTTTAATGACATGGTGGAACAGATTTGGACGGGAACGATCCTTATCGACATAGAACCGCGAGCATCCTTAACATCGCTTCTATCAGTGTTTATCCGGCCAATCCAATATTTGATTGTGAAAATAGCTCATATCTCAGAAATTGTCGACGCGATCCATCAGGATTTCCAATCTTTTTGTGGGTCGGATCCCGATAAGTGTTACATCGACGAGTTTCACCCATTCGCCATATATCTGATTTTTCAAGTCGCCACAGATGTGGCTCTCCATTATGGAGCAAGCCAAACCCGAACGCTGTCAGAGCTGGTAGACATTTTTTCTCTTCAAGGGGCTGTCCAGCTGCCCACATTACCTTGGATCTCGCCCCCAAGTCGCTATTCCCAAAGTCGTCGGAGCAATAGAGGCAAGGGGACCCGAACAACTAATCCACCTCGCACCAACCAACATCTCCCGTGGTTCCCAGAACCCAAGGAGGCTAGTGAGGTGTGGTATCCGAAAAATCCACGAGGGCAGAGACAACCGAGAGAACCCCGCTACCCTAGAACACCACGGACACCGAGAGAGCAACAGCCACCAGCGTGTCGCCCTGTAAGGGACCCACCAACGGCTCAGGAGCGAGGGGGGGCGCCAGAATATCAGTCCCAACCAAACCGTAGGGGACCTAAAACCCAGTATAGGGAGTCGGGCCCTTCTCCCAAAAATGCCGGTGACCCAAACAAGCAGCGCTATTTTCGCCCCCCGCGAATGCTTAAACCACCTCGAGCGCCTAGACTCCAAAGAATGCCTGGGATCTCTAAAGAGGACCCGGAGGACCAGGGAAACGAATGGGTTGCTGGAATTAATTCATACACCCTCAAAGACCTGCAGCAAGCGGAAGCAGAAGCATATCAGCAACACACCGAGACCACCAAACAGGCAAAAGGTGGTTGTAACTCTGAAGAGGAGGACGAGCCCTTTTTGCCTTCCCAAGAGATACAGGATTTTGGGAAGCCCGCACCAGAACCTCCCCTACCCACCGAGGATGTGTCGTCCTCTGACGATGATGTGGTAGACTGCAGCACGAGTCCCAAAGCGGACTCCAAAACCAAGGAGGCTACAGACGAGTGGGGCCAAACCGCTGCACCACCAGCTCCCCGCTCTCTCCATACTTTCTTTTAATAACTAACTCATTTATATTTTCAATAAACGATTTCTTGAACGTGATCTGTTTCGAAGTTTTTACTTTACCCAAGATAATCAGGTCGGATGTTCGACCCAAGCAAGCTGTTAGGGTTGTGATGGGGAGGTTGTAATTTCGGGGCGGGGTTTTAGGTGAGGCCTCAAGTGAGGCGGTTGAAGGGGCGGTCCTTAGGGGTATATAAAGCTCTACCATCTGTTTTTTCAGGCCACACAGCACCATAGGCTTATTAAAGGGTTGGAGCAGAGGATTAAGCTCAGATAACTGAGCGGGCCCTACCACATCGGTTTCCAGGTAAACATTGGTTCTAAATATAAGGCTGGGACGGACCGGGTCGATTGGCCTCCCCTAACTCTTTCCCCCTATCGACCTAGGGACCCGAGCGTTAGGATGTTTGCGTGCCCATCGTTCGCGCTGCCTTCTCGCGCTGAGATTGAAACATTTCCTGAACCACCCTTGTTCGCTGAGGTGGTATCATTATTACGCATTGGACACGAGATACCGGTGTGGCTCGGCACTCTTATACTTCAGGTTTTGGAAAAGCAGCTCCCGACCGACCCATCACCAGTTCCATTAGAAGACCTAATTTCTGTCTTTAAATATCAAGTACAGCATTTTATCCTCCAGGCGGCCGGGGTCGATTTTGTAGTAAAGAAACTCAAACCCCCCCGAGAACCGTTATTGGTGTGGCGCTTAACCTCCCCCCAATTTACTCTAAGTGTTTTATTTTATATTATTAAAACGGTGGCCATCAGTTATGGAAAATTGCCCGCCACCACTGGGGCCCGGCTGTTAGACATTTTTTTCCCTGACAAAGACACGTTCAACCTGGTCATAAGCCTCAATAATTTCCGCGGTAACGCTGAAAGGACTCGCAGTCCCCCAAGGGAGGATGAAGCCTCCCCTCCCGATATAGATTTGAACAGGGTCTCGAGTTTGCCCGGTACCAAACAAACTGTTCCCAAAGAGTCCGATAAGTCGAAAGCGCGAAGCGTTGCCAAGTCCTCTAAATTCCCAAGGGGGACCTTTAGCGCCCACCTCTTTAAAAACGCACATGGTTCTCGACCCACAATGACCAGCTCCCAAACCACCACACATAAACCCGTTTGGGTGTATGAGGTGATCGATCCCAAGGAAGTGGGGGACCCCTATAATCAAAACAGTTTGAGTGCCACCAAGGTACCCTCTGATCCAGGGGACTCGGTGGTAACAAACAAACCTGATTCGAGATACGATGTGAATGATCTAAGCGAAACTGACGTTCCCTCACCCCGAGAGGATCAGAGTGAAGCTGATAGCAGCAGCGAGGCAGGCGCCCCACCACCACGACGCAGACCCAAAGGCTACCAAGCTACACGCCGGATCCCAGAACGACGTCGGAGGGCAGCTAGTACTTCTGATAGCGACAGCTGAGCCTCTGGCCTACCTCCCCAGTCATATCTGTTGTATTGTGATGGCCCTTAACCGGTACGAACAGATACAAATAAAGAATCTGTGATGTCTCATATCTATGGGGGTTTTAGATGTTATTTTTTGTGTGCAAAGGGGAGTTTGACGACACACCTCGAGCCCTTACGTAGGTTCCGGCTCTTAAAAAATCAACGGAGCGAGGGCCCGTGCTGCCAGACACACAACGGGCCCTCCTCTTCCTAAGGGCGTGTAGAAGTGGGCAGGTCGTACCATAAGTGGTAGGTGGGGCGAATGCTAGACAAAAAGCCTATATAACGTAGTGTAAACCCTCAATTCAGCCAAGCCGCCAACACGGACGGGAAGATTCGATAGCTGATAGTCAGACTTCAGGTATTGGGGGGTTGATAACCTTTCCCCGCCCAGTAGGGACGGGAGCCGCACGATTTTAATCGACACATCGTGAAAACTGAACCTGAACCGCGATCCTTATTTAAAGAGGATGGCCAATATTGGAACCACTCTATCTTTACGCCGAGACCTCTATTCTTGTTTAGAGCTTCCTGAGTTCACTGAGGTGGTATCCATGTTATGTGAGGACCAAATGGTGCCCCCGTGGCTTGAGAATATTATCTTGGTCGCTCTACAAAAAGATGTTTTGGCCCACATACCTCCGGTCGATGTCCCCGTGAAAGCTATTCTCCAACCGTTTAAGTACCCTGTTAAATATTTCATCGTACAGATGGTTGCTATCGATTTCGCGCTGGACAAACTGCACTACCCGCAAACCCCTTTGGATATATGTCGTCTCACATCGCCTATCCTCATCCTCAATATCTTGTTTTACATTATTAACATACTCTCTATCAAATATGCGTTGGTTCCTGTTGTGACCAGGAACCAAATCCTCGCTGCCTTTTCCCTCGAGCAGGGCGACCGACATCTAAGGCTGGAAAATTGCCCTCCCCGGGAAACCCCGACTGTCGCATCAAATGAGAAGAAACCTCCCGGTCGTGGTCGTCAGAGGGGGAACAAGATCTCTAAGCCACCCCAAGGAAGGACTCGGTGCCCCAATAACACATAACGTCTCAGATTCGATGTCGTGCCACCTCCCCATACTCCATTAAACGTCTAGTGTGCCTTAACTAGTGTTTCTTTGTGTTCATGAAACCTCAAAATTCGAAGTCGCCTTGATCCCTGGTGGCTTATAGGAACATTAGGTTGATGCCCATCCCGCGAATCTTTGATCCTATGGGGAAATGAGGGGTGAACAAACAACATGCAAACCATAAAATTTGTCAATCCATGTACAGTTTATTGTTTAGGGGGCTGTTTCGACAGCCATAGAATAAGAGCGCCCATGCCGGCGGCACCGACTGCCGCAAGCAACCCGCAAACAATGGCCCCGCATATAAGCAACCGCCGCCTCCGTTTTTTTTCTCCATGTTGGTACCATGGGCTGATGAAAGAAAGTCTTCGGCTGATTGTTCCTCAATTAAACTGTAGTATACGGGCAGAGCCCATCCCGGGCTATCGGCGGGATGGGCCGGGAGGGGGAATGTACGGTAGGACGCGGACATATCTAAAATCGATTTCCACAGATAGTCGGTTCTTTTGTTGAGGGTCGCCCTGTAGGGTTGATGTGCCGTTTGAGGGCCGAGGTTTAAATAGACCACATCCACATTATCCCCCACGTGTCCATGACGTTAGATCACGCCAAATTACCCAGAGGACAGCTCCCCGGGCGGCTGATGACTGTAGCCAGGAGTATGTTAGTTGTGCCGACGCATACGCACGAGGGTCTACGGGCCACAACACCTCATATAGTGTGATGGGAGTGAGAGGTAGCATTGAGTTTGAGTTCTGGGGTGGCGCAACAATGTACATAGAAGATAGGTTGGGGCCGGATGGTAAGGGGGCCAATTTTAATATGATCGATACTTGGACGGTCTGGCTGTTCTAGGACCCCCTCGTTTAGAGCCCAATCGTTGTGTATGCTGCGTGCGGCCGGCAGTCAGGTAAATAGCCGGGGTGTTGGGTGTTGCTAGAGTTCGTTCTTGGGGTTGTGGGACCGAATCTACATTAGGGACCGCATACCTCCGGCCCACTCCTGTTGTATTCTGTTCAAACTCGCTATCGGAGCTTTCGATCTCATCCAACTCCTCTTCTCGGGCCACTCTGACGTAGTGAGGGTTCGACCAAGACTTTTTCTTTGTCTGTGCGGAGAACGTGCGTCGGGACCGGGAACGTAAGCATACTCCCGCGAGAATACATACCACAGTCAGACCAACTCCAACTCCTAATAGGTAAAATAGGGGACGCAGAGCTCTAGAGGTCCTGGGGGATGAGGGGGATCCTATCTTTCGGGGGGGGGACGATAGGGGGGGCGGTTCGGTTCCCGCTGGTAATTGGGCAACAGGCAAATTGGGCTCGACGACGACATTGCGGTATTGTTCTGCGGTGCTTATAACAATATACCCCCAGGCAGAAACATGCTCGTCGATGTACACCACGCACAAATAAACACCGCTTGCTGACCTTGAGGCGTTTGTAAACTGAAGGTTGATACTGTGGTCTAGCCATGTCAATCCGGGGGTGGTGTGGAACTTTGATGTGGAGGGGCAGTTGGGTGGGGTGTCATCCGCAGAGCATCCCATATACTGTTTGATCCCTAAAATATTCGATATGGTACCAATGGAGCACGCCGCGTTGGCCGGGTACATGCATTCCGGGAGATGGGGGTGATGCAGGCAACTTTCATAGATGTGCATCTCTCCGCACCGAGGGTCCATAGGGTGGTAAGCCCAGACAATGTCGAGTGAGTATTCTTGGGTGTCGTGGGCTGCCGGGTAGATGTTCACGTCTGTGTGGAACGACGAGCCCTCCCTGAAAAGCAGCGAGTTGGGAGTGACCAAGGAGACCGTAACGCCGTAGGTATGCTGGCTGTTTAATGTCTCTTCGGTGGGGGTGGGATGGGGCCCGTGATAGCCGGATTCGTTTTGGGGCCCCGGTCCAGACTCCAGGTCACTTGGAATGAGGGGCTGGGGGATGGAGTCTGGGGGCACCACGTGCAAAAATATGGATTCTTCATGCGCGCGAGTAGGGTCGGTTGTTGATATTAAAGTATACAAGCCAGTATCGCTGGCTTGTATATTCTTCAAAGAAATCGCATCGTCTTCAAATGTGATGCGATTATGATGGACAGTAACGGTAGGGTTGTCTCTTGTCAAATCGGTATACTGCACCATCAAGGCCGTCGGGGGTTCGACACATTTTGAGGACAGAGTCATATCTAGAAGATTGTGCCTAGGGCGAATAGAAACCCATTGCGGGTGGTGAAGCGCGCACCGATTGAGTGGGATAAAACTCAATACGCGCTTCTCTTCAGGCTGGCTCATGGACTGATGCGGGAACAACAACACTGTCTCGCCTTGGCCTGCGGTCCTCCACTCGGTGCGGGGTGCTGCACATATGGCGATCGGAGGCCATGCAAATAAAACGACAACAAAACACAACCTCCTCATCGTGGTGATAACCGAAGGTCTGTGGGATCACCTAGAGGAGACGCAGGGTGTTCGACTCCAACACTAGATGAACACAGACAACCTTGGCGCGCCTTAAATTGGGTCGTAGGTCCATATGAACTCCTCCCACCACGGATGGCTTCCCTCCCACAGACACAACACAGAATCGAGGCTAAAGGTTTTATTGATGTTCCTCTAACCGGGAACAAATTATGGAGGATATTTACGATGCAAGAATGACGTGCGATTCTTCGGGGATAGTTGCAAACGATGGGTCTCGGGTATGGGATAGACATTTGGGGCGAGCGCTTACTTGACCTGGCACAGTACACAACTCCCGGCTTAACCGGGCCAATGCAATCTCGTTGGCAGCGGAAAATTCAACCCTGGGGGGTGGGTTGTAGATAGGACTTCGGGACCGCTGCCGGCGACCGTGACAGCGGATCAAACAACATACACAACTCCCCAAAAGAACACACACCAGCAACGAGACCGGGATTGCGATCTGGACAATCTGTAGTGTTGAGAGGTTATAGAACGTCGACAGGACCAGCCCTGGCGAGCCCCCGATGGTGATGTTCTGATTCCCCAGGAAGGTACCGGTTGTATTGAGTGACATTTCCGGATCTTCAACCAGGTCCTCGTCCTCAAATACGATGGGTGGTGTTATGCCACCCACACCATCATCTTGGCTGGATAATCTGGCATCCGTTACGGTGGGGTCTGGTGCGTCAGCTAACATAGACGGTGTATTGACCTTCGGGAAGTTGGTGTCTGGAGCCGCGGTGGTTGTTTGTTGTTTGGGAGGTTTTGGGGAAGACTGGGCGGTTGTGATATCAGGGGAGCCGGAATGGGGTTGATTTGGGGATTGAGGTAATGTTGGGTCGGGGCTATGTGGAGGTTGGGGACCTGATAACGTGTCCCCAACCTCGTGTATGTGGTGAGCCCCATCAAGCTGGGGGGGTTGGTGGGCATTCTTTTCATCCGCGGGAACATACACTTGGGTCGAATTCTGGCGAACCGGGGTCCCAACAGAACATGTTACAAGTGGAGGGTTGTTCATCGGTAATAGTGCGCCTTTTGGAAGGATGGTAAACCTTACCCAAAAAAGACTAGATTTGGCGGCACCATCGATCCAGACTCTCAGTGAGTAAGCGCCCGAGTATTCTAGGGGGGCTTGCCGTAAACGCAAACGAATGTCATCACCAACACTCACTGTTAATCTAGGATATGCGGGGCTTTGAACCGTGTGAGCGGAGCGGCATAAAGTAAACACGCCCGCGTTTCGGCGGGGGCAATGAGACCAAGTGCCTATGTAGACGATACGGGGGCACGAACCATCGTCAGGATGATGAGTAATTTCTAGGCTCCCGCCATAAAATGTTGTCCTTGGGACTTGGTTACCGAAAAAATACAGAGTGTTTGAGACTATTAGGTCGGCCGGGCCAGCAAAGCTGTCCAATGGCTGCGGGGCGGGCCATGTAGCCCCGGGATCGGCGAACCCGACATCCATCGTAGTGTCTGTGATCATGCTAACAGTCGGACCGCGGATAATCAGACCCGTGGTCTGTAGCACAACGCTGGCGAGCAAAAGGTAGAGAGAGGTGGTTGGCATGTTGGAGGCTGTGTCGGTGCGACCGATGACAACTTGGGGCGCCTAACGTTCCGATCAGCACGCGTATCCGCTCGCTAGCGAAGTAACTTGTTTGTGCCGGGCGATTCTTTATCAGTAGTTGCGGTCCCACCCCTTAGTCCATCTCCCCTCCCCTCCTTTCCCCCTGGTCATGCTAACAAAGGGTTTTCAACGTCGTTGCCGATATCCCGGATGTGAGGCAAGCCAACACGGCGACCGCGCCGGCGCTTAGCTCTCCTCCTCACAATGTACGCCACCGCAACCAGCGCCAACAGCACGATGATTCCTGCTCCGACCCCACCAGCTATGGTCCCCCAGGGGGTTTTTGAGTCCGGATTGGGATTGGTGTGCGGGAACTCATAAATCTTGGGAGCATGCCAGTTTGGTGGGACCTTAGGAACAACGGTCGCCGCCAAGGCGGGCACCTCGTGTTCGGGGTCGTCCTCATCCTCTTCATCATAGTCTTGGGCGACAAAGACGTCAGGTGTGCTACGATTCGTGGCGTAGAGTTCGGGAGGTAACAAAGAGCTGGTGGCTGGGGGCTTGGGGCCCGTCCATCCCACCAACATGAGGCTGTACACAGCCACGGTCCTTTGATTCTCGGGGATGTATCTAGGAAGCATCCCCACAGCATCCACCGTGATTCCTTTTTTGTATTCTTCTGCGGTGCGACATGCCGCTGGGGGAACGAATAAAGGAATGCTCTGCCGACACGCTTCCCTGGTACGTTGTTCAAACACAAACTGTGTAATTTCAACCCAATCGTTGATCTGGATCAAACGGGTGTAGGTACCGGTAGCTTCGTAAGGTGGGGCGTGCATTAGAAACCCAAGATTATCCTCACTGGTGGCGCTAAAGGAATCGTAGTACTGCCATCGGGGCATGGTGCGGATTGGGCAAAATCCCATGGACTGGTTATAAGAACACTCTGTATATTCCATAACAACAAGGGGGATTGCACACTCGCCGCTGCTTCGGTACCAGGCGATCGTCAAGTTGTACGTTTTATTGTGGTCCTCATCCGTGGCCCCGCGCAAGATTTGCGCGGCTTCGGTCGGACCCGACAATAACACACTTCCGCACGGACGATCTAACACAGCATAAAATACCGACACGGGGGTACTGGGTGTTTGGAACGGATCGGCTATGGTTTCTTGAATATGATAAACACGTTTAACTCCAGGGGGATCAGTTCGTTGTGGGATGTTTGCTAAATGGGTCCCCCTAAACTTCTCTGGAGACACCATAATTAACGATGGATCTGCCGCCTCGTACCCCCAGACCGTTAGAAGGGGTATTCCAAACAACACAATCACAACGCTATACAGAGACGGCATTGTAGACTGGGAATGTTCCCCAACTCACGAGCTCGCTGGGGTCCAAGGTATGGTGTTAACTCCCAGCCCAACTCGGCTTTAAATCCTCTGAGGCTAGACCCAAAGACCCGCCCATATATTGTGCAAACAGCTCAGTCCTATAATGTTGGTGTGAGGTTGGTATGGAAATAAACATGTTATTTGGCCATACAAAAAAAATATTTATTTACAATTCACAAAAAGTTTATATACCATGAGAGTATTTATGCATAGGGTGAATCTATATCGACCCGAGTGTATTGTTTTTTTGGAAAATGCGTGGGTATGTGCGTAAATGCACAGACATACCAACCCAACGATTACTGCGTAGATTAGAAGCCCTCCAAGAAAAAATATATCAACCAGGCGCGCTGTCTCCAATTGCGGAAAGGTTGGGGTGGTTGGGGAAACATCGCGGGGGTAGGTTGGGGCAGATGTTTCGTGCGCGGGTTCTGTGGGGTTTGGATAGTGGTAGCTAGAATATCTATAGGAACTATGGTTTCCCAAACTAAGTTCGGAAGAATCATGCACCGGTTCTGTTCCCAAAAGGTTCAGGTCTTCTGTGTCTTCTAAATAGTCATCATCCACGGTAGTGCCGGGGTCCCAAGAGGGACCATCAGGAACGGGGAGGAATACCCGGGACCCCTCACCTGAAGGGTTGGGGGACGTTGCGACCCGAGCCGAGCTAGCCACGACCACACCCACTGTCTGGTCCGAGACCCCAATCTGGTCGGTTACCGGCAAAAGCGCCTCCTCAGGTATATCTGGTGACTGAGTGGGGGTTTCTTGGTTAAGCTGAGTTGGGGGTGTCGGGTCTCCGGAAGGCCCGAAGCTTGGGGTGTTGGTTTTTGTCAGCTGTGTGCTGCCCGGTAAAAACACTGTGACTGCGTCGGGTCGTTTTAGTTGGTCCTGGTCAAATGTGTCCACGTCCCCTAACCCCGGGTAACCATCAAGGTTATTTTCAAGGGTAGTATTTGGGGGCGAGCCAGAACCGGGCTCAAGTACTGCCATGGGTTCTTCCGTTAAAATGGGGATAGAGAGCAGCTTTCGACGACCTGAGAAGATACGGTCTCCCCGAATATTAGGAAATCGGACAAAATTCCCTTTTCGTTTCTTAGTCCCTACTTCGTTGGAATCCTCGCTAAAGGTGTTGTAGAGAATCTGTAGTAGCTGTTGGTTTGTGCGGCCGATTAATAGGTCTTGGGAGGAGTACGCAACATAAGGGAAATTGACGATAGTTGCGGGGGTCTGGACGCACGCGGGGGAGGGATCAGGTGACCGCGCATGTACAATATTAACATCGGCGATAAGCCTAGGAGATATTCTCCGCCAAGCCGATTTGTTCGGTCTTGCGGGCACACAGATATCATCGGGTCCAACTGGTATGTGCGGTGGAGGTTTGGGCACACACCGAGCAGATGAGTTGGTGGCCACAATCCATTGACCGCGATGAAGTTCAGACCCAAGAATGATCTCGTACTCATAGATCTGGGGGGAGGCATCCACCACCGGGGCCAAGAGTGCCATGTCAACCAAGGCATATCGGTTAGGAGGTGTCCCACGATGATAGGTATAGCTCACCAACTGGCAGGTTTCGGGGGAGGGTAGATCCATCGGCTCGCATTCGTGGTATTGACGGAAGAGAAGCGGGCGTCGGCAACCAGATCACACACTGTAGTATGTTATCTGCGCGGAATATAATTCCGAAAGATCTGGTGGTTGTATTGGGGGGGTAAACAACTGTAGCCCGCATGTCGGCACTGTTTGTGCGACAGGGAGATGTGTAATCGAATTGCGGGGCGTAACTGTCAATGGGTCTCCTGCTGGCCCAGCAGGGCCACACCGCGCGGTCCTGGGGGCTGCATAACAGTATTCTGATTGAGCTTGGGATCCATGGTCGTAAGATCCCAAAGAATTAACTTCCTTAGGTAGGGGGTCCAGCGACACATCTTCCGCTGCTCGTGTTGACCGCAGACACGCTAAAAGGAGGAAGGTAAAATGATATCCACCCGAGGACCGGGTCATGGTGAATCAGTGGGGGAAACTTAAGGAACCTAGTCTTTTGTAGCTGGGCCAATAGGTGACCACGCCCCGTTTTGACGACACCCTAGCCCTGACATAGAGGAAATTGGAGGAGTTCCGTGGCGGTGGGTCGGCACGTTCCATCGAAGGTGAGGGCCCGGCAAACCACATACTCTACGTCCAAAGGAAGATGATAATGTCGGGTCCAGGCCGGACGGGTGTATGGTTTGCGGGTGTTGTTAACCGCGCGCCATCTGTGTTTCATGGCGAGCCTCGACCCTGCATGTCGGGGGAACTCATCCACATGAATCTGGGATTGTCGGATGATACGCGCGATTTGATTTTCATAGGGGGGACCTTCCTCGTTGGGTGGTTTTAAAAACAACGCCGTGTCCTGAACGGCTACCTCGAAGATGACTAGGCCGATGCTCCAAATATCCGCAGATGGGGAGTATGGGTCCCCCGATAATACCTCCGGTGCGTTCGTCTCTATGGTTCCTGCGATTCCATAATGGAAAGCTGTGGCCCATGGCCCACGCACCACACACGCAGCTCCAAAATCCCCCAAATACACATGTGGAATCGCGCCTAGAAAAATATTTTCTGTCTTAATATCTCGATGGATAATCCCCTCCTTATGAATATACTCAACCGCACCCAAAAGTTGTTTTGTGATCGCCTTGACATCGTCCAAGGTAAATGGGTTGTCATGTAGGGCCATGAAACTGTAAAGATCGGTCTGGTACTTTGGCAACACTAGACAGGTCACATCGTCTGTTTGACAGGATTCAATCAGTGAGACGATGCTAGGGTGTTCGAGGCGTCGGAGGAATTCAGCCTCATACTTGGTACTGAGGAACCCACCTGCCTTAACGATGATCCGTTGTGTGTAGTTGGGATGGCTGCTAACGAAGACACAACCCTCGGCACCGGGGGTGAGGGCCTCATGAATTTTGAACCCCAGATCAGTTACTATACGCTGAAGCTGGGATGGGCTCTTGCGCCGGCATCGTACTGTTTTTGAACCGATCTTATTAACTGCGCCCCCCTCGTCCAGTGGTGATCTGGTACGTCTGGGGCGCCGATCGGGGGATATCCGCGCCGACGAGTGTTTCTCCGCACCGACCCTACCCGCTGACCGTAGACTGGGGGATTTATCCATAGAGCTTGCTGACCCGATAGATGTGGGGTCAGAATCTGTGGTGTCAGTCGATATATCACTCAACCCGCTCTGTCGAAGCAGCGAGGATGTCTGTAACTCTCCTGGGGAGGAGTCGGCGGATGGCCTACGGTAGTTCTGGGGCGCAAGAACCTTATGAATTGTCCGAAACGCGGAAGCTTCTGCATAAAGGTTGGCCGCCTGATGATGAGGGTGGATGATTGGTCTGGGGGTCACGGCGTAGCCCCGCCCAAAGGTCTCGTGACTTAAATCTGCCACATCATCAGAGTCGCGTGCTCGTTTTGCCGGTTCCGCGCGCATATATGGGGTGCGGATCTTCGCTTCTGCCATACTCACGGTTAAACTCTTTAACATACAGAGACTTCCTGTGATCTGAAACGATAAACACGTCCCGTGTGGTGTTAATAAAACCGCACACCAGCAAGAGCTTTTTTACCACGCCTCTTCGCGGTAAGGTTGGCCACGATCTATTCGTTTCTACTGATTCCGGCGCACTCATCGCCCCAAGTGTGTGTTTTGTGCAGGAGCACATCTAATATACGACCATGAGTGTTGTCATGGTTACGTTAATGACCCTCACCGACAAATACGATGCGTTGCCTCGGACGACTGCGGACGCCCACCCACTTCTTTGGAATTATTTAATACGCCAATGCCGCGTCTTGTCACAAGATCCGTTGGGCATCCCCGTTATCGTGCGTGCAGCCAACATGCGTAAAGTATCCGCACCACTTATGGACCTGCCTAAAGCATATCGTCCGATAATTCGCACCCATAAAGGTTTCGCCGCATCGGACCTCTTCCCTGAAGACCAACCATCTGAGAGTTTAGAGCTTGCTGACGCAACTATGTGTTTTCATTTTTACCACAACTGCGACGCCAAAAAGCTATATCATATGTGGGTTATAGGTGCGGCTGACATATGCGATCCCTTTTTAAGTTGTCTTCAACAAAAGGCCGCCGGAGTTCGCTTTATCACGATCAAGATGGACTTCATATGGGAGGGGGCGGCCTGGCTTCCTCCACCCAGGATGTGTCCGAAGAAGACTGTCCCTTGGGTCCCCTGTCCGATATCACAGGACCCAGCACTAGAACAGCTCCTATCTAACTGCTCCTATGAGTACGGGGTGGTGGGACCACCACCCCGTCCACGAGGATGTCTTGCTCGCGTGTCCGCCTGGTTTAAACAATCGCGTCCCCGGCGTAATTCTGCGATGTTGGTTCCATCATGGCAGATGGAACCAATGGAGTTAGACCAGCCACCCACTAAGGACCGAATGAAAGGATCTTCCCTCCAAGCCAACGTGGCGGATCAACCCTCCATACGCCCAATCAGGGACATAACCGCCCCATTAAATGGCCGGATTCAACTCCCCCATATCTGTTTCCCCCAACCCATAGTAAATAATTAACCATAATAAAGAAATGTTTTTAAGAACGACAAAAGAAAAGTATTCTGTCTACTTTAACTTTATTTATACACACATTCCCTCAAATCCCACTTTTAGGTTACCGACGGGGGGCAGGAAATTGTATCTCGCAACAGCCTTTCGTGTCTTTAAAGACTGGGAATGTTTGTCCGGTGCTTTGGCTCCAAAGGTCGGTTGAATCGGTATCAGCTACTACCATCGAAGGCCAGGGTTGGGTAGCCATGCTGGGCGAAGCATCGAGCTCCCCCCGACGTGGGGAGTCCCTCAACGGACTCCCCACGCGAGTTTCTTCATCCAGGCGCGCCGCATTTCCAGAGGTCTTCCATCTACCCTTGGTGTTCACCACAACCGTTGATGCATCAGAATCTATGTCGCTTGTTTCAGGAACACCCCCGCTACCACATTGCCCATATGATTTGCCCGCTAGGGGCCTCAATGAGTCGGTAGGCCCGGGAACTCCAACTAGGCACTCCACCCCTCCAATATCGTCGCGGACAGCGTCCGTTCGATGCCCTGTAGTCTGTAATAAGACCCCCCATCCCGTTGGGTCGAGTCGTCGTCGCTCATATCCCATCAGATATATGTCAATCACAACATCCCGTAGACGGTCGATCCGACCACGGCCGTTGGGTTTATCCCGCAGAAACCGAAACAGCTGATTTATATTTTGTTGCAGTTCAGACCAAGTCGGGTTCCGCTTAACTGGTCTTCGACCAGATGCCCCGGGTTCTCCAGGTTGGTTATCTGGCCCCGAGACGATCTGGCGGCCCTCAGATGTGGCGCTTCGCTGTGAGGCAATATTCCCTTCGCCGTCAACTTGACGGCGAAGGCGTTTTAATAGTTTCCGGGGCTTGGATGTGGATTCGGGCTCGTCAGAATCTTCATCTGATTCTGACGAGCTTTCGACCACGTGCCATTTTTTGCGCTTGTGTCTAAAGCCTACCAATTCTTCACAGATAGACTCGTCTTCTGAGATTTCCCTATTAGAGCGAGACTCACCTTTGTTGGCGGGGTGTTCTGGTACATCAGATAACAGATCGGGGAGTTTTGAATCACTAGGACCACAGCCTAGAGCATCTTTATGGTCCTCTTCGCTAACCCCCTCATCACTGTCCTCTTCACTAAAAACCTCATATCTATCATAATAGTCATCTTCACAACCATACTCAGGTGAGCCGCCTCCCACTTCTATGGCTTCTAAATCTAAAAATTCCAAGACCGCAGTCTTAGTTGACTGTCGTCTCGTTCTTCCACGCCTATCGTCCTCATCTGAGCTCTCTTCACCGTCTGAAAATTCTTCATCGGAAAGTTCAGAATTCTCTTCTGAACTATCCTCTTCTGAACTTTCTCCCCCCTCGGATTGTTCCTCGTCTGAGTCTACTTCTTCAGCATCTGAGGTCTCCTGGACCGCGCCCGGTTCGAGCAGCGCCTCCACCGACTCGTGCGGCCGCACGGAACACCGAGGACTCATGCCCGCGGTCCCCTAACCACCTGTCGGGAGAGGGAAGGGAAGGAAAGAAGAAAGGAGGAGATCGGTGAGGCGACGGTCGGCAAGGGAGGCCGAGGGACGGGGGCGCGAAGCCGTTGGTGGGTCGGGAAAGGATAAAAAGGAGACGGGGGTATGGAGAGGGACACCCACCGACGAGGTTCGAGCAGCGAGAGGAGGAGGAGAGGTCCTGGGTCTAGCGGGAGCGGCCTCCGCTCGACGACGCGCCGGGACTCAGGAGGAAGAGGAGAGGAGAGGTCTGTCGAAGGGAGGCTGAGGGGCCCGCCTGAAGGAGTTCGGAGAGGCAGAATAAGCAGTGGTACCCCTGCTGTGCTCGATCCCTGGAGGAGGCCGAAGAGAGACGAGCGTCTGAGGTGCCAGGACGGCTCGGTGCCCGCTTTTATGCAGTCTCTAAGTCCCGCCCATTCAACAGACCCTTGGCCCAACGCCAGCGTTCGCACTTTGTGCTAATAATATATATTATTAGCACAAAGTGCGAACGCTGGGCGTTCTCACTTCTCTTACTAGTCCCCGCCCACAACCGTGGCCTAACCTCCGGTCCCACCAATCATCTAGCGTGTACAGACCTCTCATGCATCTCATTATCCGAGGCCGGAACCGGTGACCGGTTCTGCGCATGCGGCCCGAATCTAATGAATAAAAACATGGCGGGTTTCGACCGAACACACGCCCATCGATTCCAGGGCGCAGGCGCCAGGAAACTTATTAACGACCGGGGCCAATCGGCAACGATCCCGGGAACTTCATTATGTAGAAGATGGCGCCGATGTGCATTCGTAATGAGTTTTTAGGAACATGCGCACTTCACCCCAAATGAGCGCCCCATCCGGTACCGCCTTCGTAGGACGCCATGTTATGCATAATGAGCTTTTTCGACGCCCCCATCACCCATGTTCCAACCGGCGCGATGGGGGCGGTTCTGCATAATTAAAAATTTTCCGGGTGCTCGCGATAGGTTCCCGGGCACCCTCTCGTTTGGGGATTGGGCGAGCTCCCCCGGTAGGGTGGTCAGTAGAGGGGGGTGTGGGTGGACGAACCGCCCCTTTCCGCCCCAAAGAGGCGGGGGGTTTTGGACGGATCTGGCGATAACAGGGCCTCCCTTTCCGGTCTTCGAGGCTGTATATAACGCGCGGGGCCGCTCTCATCGTTCAGACGGAGCGGAACAGACAACAGGACCGACCCCCGCTCCTCGTTGTTTCTCCTCTCCCTCCGGACAAAAGACCGACAACCCCTTTCCCCCCTCGGCTTCAGCCGTCGCGCTCGCGCCTCCGAATCTCGCCCATCTTCGAACGCGCATGCTACTATCATCGTCAGCTTCGACCAGACGACGACCGAGTCTCTAACAGGGGCCGCTCTTCCAGAGAACGAAGGCCTCGGGTTGGCTCTGGGGACTCTTTCTGATTTTTCCTTCTTCGGCTCGACCCCGAACCCCAGATCGTCGATGAGGATGGCGACCCCGGAGACGGCTGAGGGGCAGTTCTCGGTCCTAGGCGATGACCGAGCTCTGCACGCCGCAGCTCAGCAGGCCGTCTCGCTGGAGCAGCTAGCCCTGCTCGCCTCTCTGGTCGCCGAAGCGACCCCGCGGGCGGACCTCAGCTGCCCGCCGCCCGCATCTTCGTCGGACCAGCCACACCGCGGCTGGTCCGTCAGCCTGAGCCCACCGCCCACCCCGGCCATCCGCGGGTCCTCAGATGAGGACCCCCCGGTTCCGGACGAGGATTTCGCAGAGCTACCCCTGTTGGCCGGCTCTCCCCGGGGACCACCGTCAACCCCGGGTACCGGTAGGGCGAGCGAATGTGCAGATGTGGCGACCAGGGATTCGCCAGAGTCTCCGGATCCCGGCCCCTCGGCCCACCGGCCTCCGACCCCACCCGGATCTCCCGTCTCGGAAGCCAGTCTTCGAGGGTCATATCCCAGCCCCCACGAGCCGCTAGCCGTCCGCCCACCCAGCCCTACCCGGCCTACGCAGCAGCGCAAACGTCGCGCGTCGGCCTCCTCCCGGTCTTCTTCGGCCTCCTCTTCCAGCTCATCATCCTCCTCATCATCATCCTCCTCATCATCGTCCTCCTCCTCGGCCTCCTCGTCCGATGAAGAGGAGGCCGAGAGGGACGATGGGAAGAGGCGGAGAAGGAAGAAGAAGAGGACTCACCAGAAGCGAGCCCGCGAGGGTGACTCCAGCCCCGAACCACCCACCTCTCATCCCGAGGGACGCCGCCGACGCAGAACACGCGCGCACGTGGGGCGGCGCGAGCGCCGCCGGGTGATCGCGGCGGTGGCCGGCCGCGATCGGGACGGCCGGTTCATTCCCGCCCCGCTCCCCCCCATAGTGGTGGATGAGGACGTGACCAGTGGGCTCTTCTACGCTAAGTACCGCGACGGGTTTGTGGCCGGTGAGCCCTGGCCGGGCGCCAGCTTATCCCCACGAGGGCGCGTGCCCTTCGGGGCGATGGGCGATCACCGCCCCGGACTCTGGGATCGTCCGGAAGTGCAGGAGGCCCGCCGCCGGTTCGAGGCCGCGACCTCCCCCGTACCGGTATGGGTCCCCGAACTCGGGGACCCGGAGCGCCAGTACGCCCTCCTCACCCGCCTCATCTTCACCCACAACCTGGAGGTGATGAGCATCCTGCAGAGCCCTAAAGTGTCCCCGGAGGACCATCACCTGGACAAGATCTGCTTCGCCTCGGCCGGCCTGCTGAAGCAGAGCGGCTCCATCATCACCGGCGCGGTGGCAAAATCTGTCCCTCATCTTGGGTACGCCATGGCGGCCGGGCGGTTCAGCTGGGGGCTGGCCCACATCGCGGCGGCGGTTGCTATGAGCCGCCGCTACGACCGCCCGCAGAAGGGGTTCCTGCTCACCAGCCTCCGGCGCGCGTACGCCTCTCTGGTGGCGAAGGAGAACGCCTTCTTCGCCGGCGCCCCAACCCCGGCGGTCGAGCCCTCGAAGGAACGGTCCGAGATGCTCCAGTACAGCAGCCCTCCGGGCTACGGGGCGGCGGGCATAATCGAGGCGCAGAAGCGGATCGCCACTGCACCCCCCACCCCCACCCAGAACCCGGACGCGCACGACACTGTCGACACCGAGCAGCTGGTGGTCGACTGCCTCTGCGCCTGCCGCGCCATCCTGGAGAGCCTCGGGGAGGGCTTCGACGGCGATCTGGCCGCCGTGCCCAGTCTGCTCACCGCGAGGGCCTACAACCCCTTCCAGGCCGTTGAGGAGACTTCACCCTGCCTGCCGCCGCACGCGGACGAGCAGCGCCTACGGGTGTGGCTGCGCGAGCTGCGTCTGATCCGTGACGCCGTAACGCTCATGCGAATCCGAGGCGACCTGCATGTGCCCGGTGGCGGGGAGGCCACAGTTGCTGCCATCCGCGCGATCTGCATCGTCGCTGGCGCGATCGGCCCCGGGATGTCTCGTACACCATCACAGCTACGGTCCCGAGCCGACCGGGCGACCAACCTCCTCTTCCAGAACCAGAGCGTCCGGGGCCTCCTGAAGGCCCCGGGGGACGCCTCTGAACCCGCGCCCGTCAGTCCGCCCTCCCGCCCTCGCACCCCGCCCCCCAGGAAGCGCGGGCGCCCTCCCTCCACCCACAAACAGGTCGCCACCACCGCCGGCCGCCTGCAGTCCCGGAGCGCCCCTTTGGCCCCCCCTGACATGAAGCGGAAGGCGGCCCGGGCCGCCCCTCAGCCCACCGACCCGCCAGCCAAAAAGGTGCCTCGGCTCTCGCCCCGTACCGCGGTCCTGACGGTCCGGCCACCGGAAGGCGCCCACCCCTCGGGTGGTTGGCGCCGCCAACCACCCGGCCCGAGCTTCACCCCGGGATTGAGCCCCTCGGCCCTGGACACGTACTGCCCGCCCAGTATGGCGGAAGCGCTCACCGCCCACGAACTGTTCCCGGAACCCTGGCGGACCGCTCTTCTGTTCGACCCCAAGGCCCTAGCTTCCTTGGCCGCCCGACACGACCCCCCGACGGGGCCCGACCAGATCATCGGACCTTTAGGGGTGTCGGGCCCGCTGCGTCGCATGACCGCGTGGATGCGGCAGATCCCCGAACCAGAGGATGTGCGAGTCCTCATCCTGTACTCCCCCCACCCAAACGAATCCCTATGGCGGGTGGGCCTCTCCCGCCCCCAATGGGATCCGAAGAGGCAGGGGGGCCTCTCTTTTCTGTTGGCCGCGCTCTCCAATCGCTTGTGCGGACCGGAAACTGCCGCCTGGGCGGGCAACTGGGAGGCCGCCCCCGACATCTCCGCCCTCAACGCGCAGGGCGTGCTCCTGCTATCGACGGACGACCTGGGCTTCACGGGGGCGGTGGAGTTCCTATGCCTGGAGGCCAGTACGTCCGATCGGCGGCTGATCATCATCAATACGATACAGCCGAGCGAGTGGCCCGAGGATGGCCCGACCATCTCCCAGCGACACACCTATTTCCCGTGCGGGGTGCTGGCCACGGCCCAATGTTTCTTGCGGTGGCCCCGGGCGACGCAGCTCTCGCGGGCGGTCCTCACCTCCTCGCGGGTGTTCGGCCCCAAGGTGTTCGCGATGGCGGAGGAGGCCTTCGCCAAACTCTACCCTCAGCTACCCCCGCTCAGGTTGTGCCGGGGCAGCAACGTTCGATACAGGATCCATACGCACGTGGGTGACAATCTGTTGGTGCCTCTGCCCCCTAAGGAATACCGCCGCGCCGTTCTACCTGCGCTGGACAGCCGCGCTGCGGCCTCAAGCATCGGGAAGGCCATGGGGCCCGGGGCCCCGGACTTTGAGGAGTGGGAAAGCTACTCGCATCGCGCCTGTCTCCGCTGGGGGTTGAAGGCGGCTCTGAGACCCATCTACCTCTCGCTGCCCCGCGGGGCAGCGAGAGCGGGGCCGGAGGCGGTCCCACAGGACCTGAAGGACTTCTGCGCGAGGGCGATCCTGGAGCCCGATCCCGCCGCCCGCCCCGTCCTCATAGAACATGACCGCCATCTCCCCCCTCTCCCCGGAATCTGTTGGTCTTCGCCCACCGGGCGAATGACCACCGTGTTGAGGGTTGGAGGGGACGATATATCCATCCCCGCGCCCTCCGGGGAGCAACCGCTGAACCGGGCGGCTGGCGTCAGCCGCCCGGTGGACGTAGAGGTGGATGGGTCTTCCGATGATATGTGTTGACACCCAGCAGTTTATTTTCCTCCCCCATCCCCATCAGCACCGCTTTGGTGCTGATGGGGATATGTGTATAAAGTAACTTTGTATTTTTATGTGTGATGGTTTTTGTACAAAGGAAACAAAGTCATGTATAGCAATATGAGAATAAATTTATTTTTGACTCATAAAGCTTCCTCCGGGTGATTGGTGGTGTTTCTGACTCAGATCCGGGAGACGGTGTGAGCTTCTGGTGGGGGTGGGCCTAAAAAGAAAATAAAAAGAGAGGTGTTAAAGGGCGGGAGGAAACGTAGAGGATTAAGTAAGGGGGGGTTCTTCATTCTCTTCCCCCCCCCATCTCTTTTATTATATAAGAGGTGCATATTCAACCCCCCTACACACGGTCTCAAGGAAGAGAGCAGAGATCAGAGACGTCATCCGTTAGAAATCAGCCCGCCTTTCCCCCGTCTCACCCTCGGCCCCTTCTGACTGAGCTTTCATCATTTCTTTCTTTTTCCCCCCCCCCCCTCCCCATGTCCACCAAAAATGCGGAAGGTCGACAGAGTGAAGGGTGGGGCGGATTTCTCCAACCGCCCCCCGATGCGGGCCCCCACTCTCAACCGCATGGGGAGTGGCAGTATCTGTATCAGGTGGCGCGGATCCTCAGGGAGGGCTACCGGAAGGGGGACCGGACCGGGACGGGGACCCTCTCCGTGTTCGGCACACAGGCCCGATACAACCTTCGGGGCGAATTTCCGCTGCTGACGACGAAACGTGTGTACTGGAAGGGCGTGGTCGAGGAGCTGCTGTGGTTCGTGAGGGGGGCCACGAACACCAAGGAGCTCTCGTCCCGGGGGGTGAAGATCTGGGACGCTCACGGGTCTCGAGACTTTCTGGACAAGCGGGGGTTCCCATCTCGGGAGGAGGGCGACTTGGGCCCGGTCTACGGGTTCCAGTGGAGACACTTTGGGGCGGAGTATCGGGGGAGCGAAGCGGACTATTCGGGACAGGGAGCGGACCAGCTGCAGTACGTGATCGACACCTTGAAGCGGAACCCTGATGACAGAAGGATCGTGATGTGCGCGTGGAACCCGAAGGATCTCCCTCTGATGGCGCTCCCCCCGTGCCACACCCTCTGCCAATTCTACGTCGCGAATGGGGAGCTGTCCTGCCAGCTCTATCAACGATCGGGAGACATGGGGTTAGGGGTGCCGTTCAACATTGCTAGTTACGCTCTGCTCACGTACATGATCGCTCATGTCGTGGGGTTGGTTCCTGGGGAGCTGGTGCATACGTTGGGGGATGCGCATATCTACCTGAACCACATCGAGCGGCTCCGGATCCAGCTGCAACGAGAGCCCCGACCGTTCCCCCAGCTCAAAATTATTCGAGCCGTCACCTCAATCGATGACTTTAGGAGCGAGGACTTCGTGTTGGAAGGGTACCGGCCGCACTCGGCCCTGAAGATGGAGTTGGCGGTGTAGGGGGTGGGCTCAGGCTCCGCGGACCCCGCCCGAAGGCGAGCTCGGGGAGCCTGAGCCCTCCCGCGGCGCGCGGCGCGCGGCGAAAAATTTTTCCGGCCGGGCGGCGCGCGGGACTGCGGGGTGGGGGAGGGGGAGGATGCTGCGGCAGGCCCGCCCTCCCCCACCCCGCAGTCCCGCCCCTCGGCGCGGCCGCGGGCGGCCCGGCCGCTCAGGACCATGAGGCCCCTAACGGGTCCCGGGCGGCCGGGCCGTTGTGGGTCACGTGATCTTGAGCGACCGAGCCCGAGCTGCGCTCCTCCGGGGTCTCACGGGGCCGGCCCCGGGGCCGGAGAAGCGTGGGCCCACCCCTCGCGAGCGCAGATTCGCGCCCCCCCCCCCAAACCACCCCCCCCCGTTCCGCGGACCCCGCCCGAAGGCGAGCTCGGGAGCCTGAGCCCTCCCGCGGCGCGCGGCGCGCGGCGAAAAATTTTTCCGGCCGGGCGGCGCGCGGGACTGCGGGGCGTTCCTATCTCCATCTCCTATAAATTTAGGAGAAGGCTCTCATTTCCTCCCTCTCATCCCTCAGACTCTTGCCTACAACTGCCACAAACCCCGCCTTTCAAAATGAACACGCACCACCAAGCTCCATCACCGTTTCGGTTCTTTATCTGGTTCGATCCTCTACAGCCTCACCGCCCTTCCGCAGTTTTTTACAACAATCTGCACACCCTCTTTCGCGCTCAGCTCCCCCCATCCTTAACTCACCACCTCCGCCAACGAGTCGTCCCCCGGCGCGCCCCTTCCGGGAGCCCCAAGCTTCTCTCGGACCCACCTCACTCGATAGTCCGGTTCGCCACCACCGTTCGAGTGCACCCGCTGGTTGTCTGGAATACCGCCGCCCGCCTAGCGCGACGGGGGTCTTGGGAGCATCACCTAGCAGATCGCATGCGATTCGACCGCCGGGTCCGAGAGCTAGAGGTGCTCCTCGGCCCCAGTCTCCAACCGCATATCCGGGCCTGTGTGGCCGAATGCCTGGAGGAACCCGCTCTGCTTCCCACCAGACTTTCTCACTGTCTTGCCGCCAAACGGGACTATTTAGCGCGGACGGATATGCCTAATAGTCTTCCATTCGGCTGATCACTCGGTACGGAAAAGGGAATCTTTTATGCTCCTAAACCTACCTCTTACTTATGGTGATTTGGGGCCGAAATAAATATGCACATCACCAAGGCTATTCTAAGCAGCCGATAGGCTGTTCGGTCGACAACACATTTGCATGCATACTCCTGGCAACCGGTGCACCCCCGCCAAGAACGTACTGTTACGATGGGTGTTTGTTGGGTAAAAAAAAAAGATGTTATTATCGTCACCCCGGCTCATATTGAGTTGATGCTGATAGGAGCTATTGCAACGGGGTTCCCCGTTGATAATTTTATGTAGATGTCTTTACAATTATGCTGTTACTGAGCTAACATTAGCCGGTGTTTCCAAAGGCGAGGAACAGTTCCAGGGCGGGGGATAACATTACATGCATTATCAGCTCTGCTGGCTAATGGAACCGCAACAGCATCGATCCGTTTGTTCTGAGCAGACCGCTGATGGAGCACGGTCGATATTTGCTGATGGGGTATGTTCGGAGCTTGCTCCGAGCCGTTTCGGCGCCTCCAGCCTAACCTCATCCGGGGTTAATGGATTTCCCCACACCATTCATTATAGTACTCTGAGATGCCCCCGCTTCATTTTCATCTATATTTGACTATAATTCATAAATCTTCTTTGCCACAAATAAGACAATATTTTTAGTCCTCTTAATTTATCAGACCAAGATCGATCGGGAGGGTGTTTCCACTGGAAGTTCGCCCGCCCCCCCACCCCGGGTTTCGACCCCTGTTAACTTAATGGGTCGGGGGCACTGAGAATGCCTTCTTTAAAGGCACCCCTGGGCTTTTGCCAACTCTTATTGGAAAGAGGCTTCTCGTTGTCCTGCGTGTTCTTACCACAGTAACCCAAGGGGACTCCCGCCCTTCTTTTCCCCCCATAAGGAGAGGAAACAAGCACTTCCGCAAACCCAGCATACTGAGGATACTGGAATGCGGGGGGGGGGGCACATTAGTCCCCGCTGCGAAGATGCGACAAGAGAATAACTGCGGACCATCGCGCGAAAGTCTTCATGGGGCTGGACTGAGTTTAATGGGGGGGGGGTTTAAATAAAAATTTCAGCCTCTGCAAAGTTATCGTGTGTTGTAGTGCCGTCGCCCCACGCAGCATCGGTATGTAGGGGTAGGGGGGGGGGGGAAAGGAAACCAACTATGGCCAATTTCATTCACTTTTTGGGGGACATGGGGCCCAGACCCCGTCCGTGCACTCCAGCTGATAGAACGCTGAGCTTCTTTGGAAGCACCTTGGGCCAGAGTTGGGGGGCAAAAGAGCTGCTTATGGGGGGGGTGATTTTATGGTTGGTGGGATAGAAGTGGGGAGCGGAGAGGGAGGCGAGGAGTGCGGGCGTATAATCGAACTGCAGTTTAAGCCAGAGCGTCCTTATCGGTTATTAGACTGGATCTGGGCACATTGCCACACGGGGGAGGTTCCCGACCGACAACCCTGTTTCCTTGCGCGTGCGGAACACGTGCTCGGTACGAAGCGTGTTGGGCTTCGACCCCCCCTTCGGATTACGGCTCCGCAGGGGGGTCTCTGTTCCTGGTCCATAATTAGATGGGGGCCGGGGCCCATTTGGCCCCGGCCCCCGATTACTCCACCAGAGTTTTCGTTATCCGTTCGCACGATTTAAAAAAAGAAAATTTGAAAATGTTACCTGTGTTTGTGGGTGGACTGGGAACTCGTGAGGACTTGTTGGGGACCCCGCTTCCGTTTTGTATTTACGCGTCCACCCCCCCTCTCCCTTCCCCGGTCGGGTTTACGTTTCGGCGAGGCGGAAAGAGAAATATTTTTTAAAAAACCAGAGTATATGATCATTGTGTGCATCTTTTGTTCCGTTTTAAGGAAAACGAAGCAGGGCGTTTTTTTGTGGCTGGGGGAAGGGGGTGCGATTAATCTTACTCGGTTAGGGTTTAAAAGGGTGTGTCTAGGGAAAGGGGGTGTCGGTCCGACAGAGGAGGAGGGTCCGTCCGGGATGGCCCAACAACGGATGCGCTGGAACGGAGGTGGGCGGCTACCCGATTTTGTGTGAGCTGGGGTGGGTGGAGATTAAAACCTTGTCGAGACTAGACATCCCCCCACCCCACCCAATCTGGGTACGATACTCGTTGGCCCGTGTCCCCGTACATCTTTACCCCCCCTTCTGTGTGGTGCGTTTAAATAATAACAAGATGCAACCGAGGGTGATTCCCATCACCTTTTTTTTGTACGTGGGGATTATGTACAGGGAGGGGCCCCTATGTGGCCGGCTCATAAATAATGGGGGAAGACCCACGACCCAAATTCGTTTTTATTTCGATCGGCCGGTGTTACGGTTCCTTTTTCCGGGGTGGAAGTTCTCTTATGCAAATGAAAAAACTTTAATAGGAAGGAGTTCAGGTGTGAACGCGGAAGATATGTAAATGAAAAATTCATAATGTGTAAAAAACCATGCAAAAATGAATCTTTTATATCTATTTCGATTGGCCGGTGTTACGGTTCCTTTTTCCGGGGTGGAAGTTCTCTTATGCAAATGAAAAAACTTTAATAGGAAGGAGTTCAGGTGTGAATGCGGAAGATATGCAAATGAAAATCCCCTTTTCGATGCGATAGGTTGCCGCGATTCCCCCACTTCCTAGGTAGGACCAAATTTATGGTAATGTAGAAATTTCACCAAATCTGACTGGTCGATGAGGGGTCCGGGGGCTTGCTGTTTGGGGCCGCCTCTCATCGTCACTTTGGGGGATCGTCCTTTCCGAGCCATATAACTACCCCGCAGCAAACCGGCTCAGTAGGGTAGTTGGTCGCCAACCACACAACTTCTACCAGCTCCTATTAGCTCCTGAAGACTAGCGCTCCGAAGGCTGCCCGGACTCGAAATGGAACGTCCTCAGGTGAGCAAGAAGCTTCTAGGGTAGCCGGATAGATGCCTTCCCCAGGGACCTGGGGTTTGAGCAACAGATGGGAGCGGGGAGGGGAGGAGGGGAACGCCCGAAGAACTACTCTCCGGTGGGAGTTTGCCCCAGGATGCAGAGAATGGTTTTGGGCGTTGTGGGAGGAAGCCCCTTTTTTCTTTTTTAAAAAAAAAATCACTCAAAGAGAGACTTACCTCTGGAACTTTCTCCCCTCCTTTTTCTTTCCTTCTCGACGTGCCGTAGACCCCCGTCGCGGAACCGGGCCCCGACGACCTTCCTGCCCTCTACGAGCGACACAGAAGTGTCTTCGAGCGGCTGTTCCGCGACAACACCTCCGACGCCGAAGCTTCGGCGTCGGAGGTCGAGGAGGAGAGCCTCGCGTCCGCCGACGACGCGACGGACGCGCAGTCGGATGCCAGCGACGAGTCCTTCCATCCCCCTCCCGAGAGCGACACCGATTCGGATACGGACACGGCCTCGGAGGCCCCCGATCCGACCGACCGGTCTAACGAATGCGAGGAGGTCTCCGGGTCCGGGAACCGGAGACCTCAGTCTCCGCAGCCGGGTGGTCCGGAGGAAGCGGACCTGTGTCCGATCTGCACCAACCCCCTTCACCGACGCCGTCCGAGCCACCACGTTTCCCTGCCTGCACAACTTCTGTGTGGCCTGCCTGAAGACCTGGCTGCCTCAGCACAACCGCTGCCCGCTCTGCAACCTATCGGTCTCCTACCTGATCGTGGACGTCCGGCCCGACGGAACCTTCTCCACCATCCCGGTGGTGCGGCAGCAAGATCTGTACGGGGAGCCCGCGGCCGCCGTACGGGCGGGTACGGCGGTCGATTTCATCTGGACCGGGGCCGCACGGCAGGCCCCAGCGTCGGTGTCCGCGGGTGGCTACACGGTGCGGGCCCGGTCGCCCCGCCGGTCCATCGGTTCGAGCGACGGTGAGCCGGAGCCCCGGGGTTGGTGGGGTCCCTGGTGTATGTGCGCCCCCTTGTGGTCTTGTCCCTTTACGCGCGACCCGCTCGCCTAACGGAGCCCCCGTCTGTTTGTTTCCTAGGTGCCAACAGGCCCACCAGACCGGTGGGACGGCCCCGAAGGCGCCGTCGTTCGAACCAAGTCTCCCCACGCGCGGATCCCATCGTCATAGACGATGATGAGGACGATGGGGCTCCTGCCCCGGCTCCTGCCCCGGCTCCTGCCCCGGCTCCTGCCCCGGCTCCTGCCCCGGCTCCTGCCCCGGCTCCTGCCCCGGCTCCTGCCCCGGCTCCTGCCCCGGCTCCTGCCCCGGCTCCTGCCCCGCGCCCGCATGCCACGGTAACGCCCCAACCGCGGACTCTCTGGACCAGCGAGACTGGCACCTCGGGGCTAGAGGGACCCCGAGCGACCCGGGTCCGGGTGGAGGTGTTGTGCAATATCGCCAGGACCGAGGAGCCCCAACGGACTCCGACGGCGAGCCCCGACGCCACTCCCGTGCACTCATCGACCGTCCCGGAAGAAACTCCCGCCGGGGCATCCTCTGTCCCGGCTCCTGCCCCGGTACGCAAACGAAGGCTGGCCACGGAGAACCGCGCCTCTTCCCCAGATACCCGAGGGAGGCCCGCGGCGGACCCGCGTCCGGGGACCTCGGGCGCGGCGGAGGAGGGTGAGGAGGAGGATGGAGAGGGACCGACGCCTTCGGACCCTCGAGCTGGGAGAGATCAGCCCTGCCGCAAATGTGTCAGAAAAACTCATCACCGCTCCGCCCTAGCCGCGGAGCGCCCGGTGGAGGGGTCCTTCCTGCAGTACCGGCCGCTCGTTGGCCTCTCGAGCGCCGTGGCCATGGCCCCGTTCCTCAACAAGACGGTCACCGGGGACTGCCTGCCCATCGTCGATCTGGAGAGCGGGGAGATCGGGGCGTACGTGGTGCTGACCCACCAGGACTGCAACATGGCCCGAGCCCTCGCGGAGGCGCGGTCGACGTGGCTCGACGACACGAGCCTGCCCCTCACCAACCCGAGGGGTGCGACGGGCTCCGACGTCCCTCGGGAGCGCCCCGGCTCCCCCTTCAGACTCTGGTCGACCTCGAGGGGAACGCTTCTCTTCCGTCGGGACGGGACCCTGTACGGGAGGCAGAGCCCCTTCGGCGGAGTCCAGCTCCACCCGTGGGACCCGTGATTTGCCGCCCCCTTTCTCTCCTTACCCTCACCCCTTCCCAAGTATTTTTTTCTTCACCTTCCCCCCCCCCCTCCTTCCCAACACCCTTCGCCCTCGTTTGTTCAAAAAACTGACAAGAATTGCTGGAACAATAATGATGATGGTGATGATGATAAAAAAAGTAAATCTGGGATGCGAACCTAAGCCTCTCTTGATCGTGGTCTCGGTT